GAATCAGTTCTTTGGGGTAAAGTTACAGTAGCTAAATTAACAGTATTGGATAAGATTATACGTGGAATGGAAAATGGTGCTAATATTGAGCATTGTTTAGTATTATCTAATATCTATAAGAACCTATGCAATTAAAATCTATACTTGATAAGTATGATGTTATAGAGGCACAAGTACTCTATAATAAGGCAGTAGAGCTATTACAGCTCATTAGTGATGAAGAACTAGAGGAGATATTTACTAAATATCCAGCATTGTTCTCTAAGATTACTAATGTTCACCTTACCCATGAACAGCTACTAAGGGATAAGCAATCTATTAAAGATGCTATTGATGTATTTATAGAGACTATTGAATCACGAAACCTTACTAAGGATGAATTTGATGCAATGACTCTAGATGATATTAAGGATTATATGAATAGCATTATTACAACTAAACTCCCTTGTTTACATAGAATTATTAATGAACTAGAGGATAAAGTAAATGATTCCAGAAATCAGGCAAATTAAAATGAGCTTAACTCTCTTCGAGCAAGGCTTAGAAGAGTTTATGAAGAAGGCTGAGCAAGTTAAGAATGATAATATAGAACTAGCTAAAGAGAATGATAAGTTAAAAGCCAAGATTCTTGAGCTAGAAAATAAATTGAAGGGCTAATGACTATTAACGAAATTGAATTATATGATGTAGAGGCTGTTGATGAAGTATTATCACACCTATCTAATGGAGATGCAAATGTAATACAAGAAGCAATATCTTCTTTATGTGGAATGGTCACTATTAGAGATAAATACATCAAAGAGCTAAAAGAAAAGATATTGCAGGCTGGTAATATCCTAGATGCAAAGACTATTACAGAATATGAAACCAAACGTATTCCAGGTTGTATCCAAGATATTGCTCCCAACAAAAGATGGTCAAATACTTTTGGAGGATGATATACTACAGAGACAGAATGTGCTATATAGTCCTTAAAGAAGGGGAATATATGGTGCAGATTGCTTATACAGTTCCAACTGACCCGAAAGTTGCAGAGGAATTATTACATATGAATGTATCAAAAGCCCATGAACAGATGGCTGAATTAATAAAGACAGAAAGAAGACGGGCATTAGAAATTAAAGTATATGGTGAGGATAACTGATGACAAAGAAATAAAGGAAACTGTATTAGCTGGCTTACAGAGGAATAAGGAGAAGTATGGTAAAAGATACTGCCCTTGTTCCTTAGTAAGGACAGATGATACAGTATGTATGTGTAAAGAGTTTAGGGAAATGGAAGAAGGTACTTGTCATTGTCAACTCTATATAAAGACTAAGGATGTAGACATTCCTTCCCATGTGGATAATAGTACACTTGGATATACATCTAAGAGTTTTAAAATAAACTTTAAGGAAGTAGAGTGATATGAAAACATTTAAAGGTCATAAACAAGAAACTCTATTACTAATTGAAGAATCCGATTTAGATGATAAGATTGCAAGTAAGCTAAGAGGTAATCACGTAGATTATATAATTGCACCATTGTCAGCTAAAGATAATGAGGATTTTATGAAGCAGGCTCTATGTTGTATTTCTATTAGTGGGATTTACTGGGGTCAAATATTATATTACACATGAACGAATTACTTAGTATATTAGAGGGACATACCTCTATCGAGGAAGCCTTAGAATTTTATCAGTTAATATATAGAGCTGTAAAAGAAAATGCCTATATACATCCAGGTTGGGATTATCTTAGATACCCTTCTGTAACAATTAAATCTATAGAGTAATGGTATCATCTGCCGCTATATGTTTACTTCTTTCTAGACCTCACCCTTCGGAAGGTAGGTCTTGCTGGTATAATACATATACCTATATAGATGAACACATTAAACCGAAATTCGAAGAGTTTGGTTTTCCGTTAGACGACAACTATCTTTATGTAGGAAAATATAAGGATTGTAGATTATCTATATCAATAATAGATGAAATAATAACCATACATATGTCTACCTGTGAAGGAGAGCGAAGGATTTCAAATAGATATGAAACTTCATTAACATTATTTAATACATTCACGAAAGATGGATTCAATTATGTACTCGATTCTTTATATAGGTGGATAGAAATGACAAAAGGCGAACTTAGCTAAATGCTAGGCTCGCCTTTTCTGTTATGTAATATAATACCAATCATTTCTATCTCTTACATTCTTATCTTCTAGTTGCTTACTATCTAAATGGTAATCACCATCTCTAAAGTTTAGCTCTTTAGTACCATAATTCCAATAGAAATATCCATGCCATCCTGGAAGCATTAATATCTTACCAGTAGCAGCATATAAAGTAGCTTGATTATAATTCATTCTTATCCTTAGATTTATTATCAAACTTCTTCCAGATTCCTGTTATAGAATCAATACCAAGTAATGCCATACAACAGACTAGGAATGTATCTATCATTAATGGGGCTTGAACAACGTGTACAGTACAGTATAGTAATACAGCAATAGCTACGAACCATCCCAATACACCACACACTCTTTTACTACTAATTCCAGAGTGTGAACTGAACATTCCCTTTATAAAAGTTATAAACCTCATAGTATTAGAAATTAAACATCTGTATCCTACTAGCTACATCAGTTCCACTTCCAGATTTACTCCAATGTCTATCAGATGGGTTAGCTAATCCTTGTAAGTATTTCCTAACACCACCATTACCTGCTAACCATGCTCCACCTAACAATCCAAATTTAGTATATCCTTTTTGTGCAGCTAGCTCTAAATCTTTCTTATTAAATCCCCTTTCAAATGACTTAGCTAATTTAATTGCAGCCTTAATTTGCAGTTTAGGATTATTTCTAAATGTCTCTATATCTGTACCTGCATAAGCGGTAATATTATTATACTTCTTACCATCCTGCATGAATTGGAAATATCCATAAGCGGGAGCACCAGCTCTATTTTGAATTGCACTATTAAATCCAGATTCCTGCTCTGCCATTTTAGTAAGGAACTGTCTATAATGCTTAGCTTCTGGGTCTTCCTTTTCTACTTCATCATACCACTTATTAAACTCATCTAAACCTTTAGATGGCTTGATATTAAATAGTTCTCTCTTCATAGGTGTGTTTACAGCTGATTCTATAATAGGCTCATCTATTCTAGGCTCATCAACCTTAGGTTGTGAAACTACTGACTCATCTCTAACAATAGGAATATTATATGTGCTAAATACATCCGAAGACTCGAATTTAGGTATGTCAGGAGTCTCCACTGGGGTATATGATACAAACTGTAATCCATCCTGACCCTTTCTAACTCTATTAGTAGAATATGTAGGTCTATCAGACTTCATAAACTTCTTCCTCATATCTCTCTTATTATTAAGAGTTCTTGAGTTTCTTACTAGGGGAGAATCCTTGAATTTAAATCTCCTACCATCTGATACTAGGCTACCACCCTTCTTCATAGTTAATAGTGCACCTTGCATTAAGGGCTGCCTTCTTATATATGGATTTTTAGGAATACTCTTTATGCTATCCCAAACTCTCCTACTACCTATATAAATAGGATTCTCTTGCTGTAATATAAAAGGGGTTCCTACTTTATCCATTAATGCAGCTTGCTTAGTAGCTCTAACTCCTTCAGCAACATTATCTCCTGACCATCTTTTAGCATAGTCTCTAGGATTAAACTTCCACATATCCTGAGATATTTGAGTTAGTTTACCTTTCTTGTTATAGTCTATTTTAATAACATGACCTCCTACATCGTCAATTGGACCAACATAGTTAGTACCAGGCTGCCTAAAGGTTTGAAATCCATCTGGCATTTCTACATTATTGAATCTTAATGGATGACCACTTTTAACTACAGATTGCATTTGGTATCTTCTACCTTCAATACCAGGATATAACTCACTATATCTTTTATCATAATTAAACCCTTGACCTTTAGCTGGCTTAAATGATTTAGCTATTCTCTGGAACCAAGGACTTCTACTTATTAATGGGTCATTCTGGAATAAATATAGTCCTAATAAGTCTCTATCACCATTATTACCCTCTGGTGTTGCTGAACCAGTATAGGTAGAATCATTATTCTTAATATCCTTTAGAGATACAGAAGCATTGCCTTTAGTTCTCCTTCCTACTTTATAAGCTGCAACCCTGGCAGGCATTACAGTCCTCTCTAAGCCTACTAATGGATTAGTTCCATTCCTCATTGAGGCTTTAAATCGTTCTTTAGCACCTTTAAAAGGATGCCAATAATCCCTATTTCTCTCGGCGGCAGTTCTGTTATCAGTAGATGGTTTTCCACCTAAATCGGTAATGTAATACTGTCTTGGTTTGGCTTTAATAAGTTCTGGAATATCAGGTTTAACTACTCTAGTATTATCCTGAATAGCTACTATATTACCTTCTTGTAACTTCGTTATCCTCATATCTAATTATATTATTATGTAGTTTCTTATGACAATTAGAGCAAACTACTATACACTTATTCATCTCCTTAATAAAAAGAGGTGTGGGAAGGTTCTTAACTGCTCTTGATATTGTATAGAGTTTATTCCTTATATGATGTAACTCTAAACAGCAGTAAGTAGTCTCCCCACATATACAACATTCTTTTTTCCTCTCCCTTAATAAACTCTTGTTAATTTTAGCTGCTTCAGCATTCTCAGTCATAATTAATCATTAGTGATGCCACTTAGCTGCATTTCTAGCGAAATTAGCTCTCTTCTTTTGTAATGGTGTAGCATTGGGATTATTAAGTACAGAACGAGCGTGCTCTTGTACACTTTGACCTGCTTTCTTAGCGGATGCTGTAAACTTACCTCTATTCTCCTTCTTAATATGGATACCACTTCCATTTTTACATCTTGGTACTAGCCTACTTCCCTGCCTAAACATAGGAATACTATCACAATCTACATTACTACACATCTCTTTTAAAGAGACATACATTGCTTTCAATTCTCTCTGATTTAGTTCCATAATTAAATAAGTTTATGTTTCATTTTTTTATTTACAAAATTAAGGCTAAATTTGCACATTATCAAATGAAAGATAGTAAATTATAAATAATGGATTGATGAAAATGAATTAGAGTTTAATTTTAGACGGACTAACATTCAACAATTAAAGGAAATAGATTAATGTCGTTAAGTAGACTAGAAGCAATTTATGCCTGGATTAATAACTTAGGTCCAAATGTTAAGACTATCATAATTATAATTTTATCAGTGATAGTTGTGGAAACTAGTTTTAGAGGGCATACGAAACTCATTTTACAAGATTATACTGAACAAGTCCAGCAGGAAAAGTACCTAGCTGAGGAATATACAAAGATAGTTGCTCCTTCTGTTAATGAATACATTGAAAAAATATTAGCACAGGACAAGGATGCTTCTAATGTTATTTTATTGAATTATCATAATACCTTGGTTAGTACTCATGGATTATCTTATAGACACCTTACAGCACTAACTGAGAAGAAGAGAGGTCTGGATACTAAGAGCTGTTTAAGAATATGGAAGGAATTAGAATATATAAACTATGGAGATGAGATTGAGAGAATAAATGCAAACAAGTCATTAAGAATGGATAGTATCCCAGAGTACAGCTCAAGGTTGCCAAACTTAGTAGAATTGTTGCAACGTAGTAATGCTAAGTCAGCTGCCTTTTACCCACTAACTGGTGTAGAAGGACCTGTAGGAATGCTAATAGTTATTTATCCTATTAAGAAGCAGTATTACTTAGGATATTATCAATCTGTAATATCACCATCTCTACAACCTCTAACAACATGGTTAGATTATAATTCAGTAAAGGATAAATTTAAAAGGCTATATGAAAGTGGACAAGCAGAACCAGAACGTTTGCTACAACGATGAGAAGCATATGTACTGGGATGAAAATGGAGTATATGTATCAGTAACAACATTAATTGGCAAATTCTGCCAAGACTTTGACAAAGAATTCTGGTCAGGCTATAAGGCATTAGAGAAGATATTATCAGAGGAGGAGTTTAAGGCTGAGAAATCTCAGTTACTTAATACCCATAAGATAGATGTTGAATATTTCTGTAATATGTATGGATTTACCCATAACGATTACAATAAGGCTCAGCAGGACATCTTAGATGAGTGGCAGAAAACTAATGCTGAATCCTGTGAAAGAGGTTCTAAAATTCACGCCGAATTAGAAAGTAATTATACTTCTAAAAGGCAGTGCGAGCTTAAAAAGTTTGGACTTGGAGGTAAGTTTGAAGTAAATACCAATGATTCATTAATGCAACACAATCAGGATTTACTTGACATTGAGAAGGGAGTGTTCCCTGAGTATATGATATATAGGAAGTCTGAGGATGGCAAGTTTAGACTGGCAGGACAGATTGACTTACTTATTAAGGATGGCAATGACATCTATATCATAGACTACAAAACCAACAAGAAGTTAGACGACAAATCATTCTTTGATAAGAGGACTAAGAAATGTCAAATGATGAAGTATCCTATGAACAACATTATGGATTGTAATAAAATGCACTACGCATTACAGTTATCAACCTATGCTTGGATGCTTCAGAAGTTGAACCCCAAGTTCGTCATTAAGAAATTAATGCTTATACATTATGACCATCAAGGTAATGTTTCAGAACATGAATTAGATTACCTAAAAGATGATGTAGAAAGAATGTGTAAGTTCTACAAGAAAGAAGCCATATTAGAGGCAAGAAAAAATAGCAGAAGACCTATAGAATTCTAATATACCTATACGAGTATCTTTCAAACAACTAGGTTTGAGATATTAGCAACTTTATGAACTAAATAGAATAAATTATGGGTCTTAGTGCTATTTTAAATGGGCATACAAACGAGATGTTAGGGCTTAATAAGAATATGTCTGAAGCCCGCATCCGTGTATGTAAAGAATGTAAGCTCTATAAAAAGAGTGTAATATTGGGGGAGATATGTAACAGTAAATTGTGGCTCAACCCTGATAATGGAGATATAAGTACAGAGAAGAAAGATGGTTATATTAATGGATGTGGATGTAGGTTAAGAGCTAAAACAACTCTACCTAATGAGTTCTGTCCTGTAGGAAAATGGTAATAAATTAAAAATTTTGAATGTATTATGAGAGGTAATGGACAAATGGATTTAATGTTTGGTGGTAAAGCTGTAGGGTTTGCTGGAGCTGAAAGTTTTGATGACATGAAGAAGAACGCTGCTGTAGAAGCACATAATAAAGCAGTAGATGCTTATACTAGAGCTTTGAATGAAAATCTTAAAGATGAATTACAGAAAGCACAAGAAGTGACTGAGAAGATGCAGTCTATGGAGATTATGCCTATTAACTACTATGTACTGGTTAAACCATACGCAAAGAACCCTTATCAAAAGATTGAGGTTACTAGTAGTGGCTTAATTATCCCAGAATATACTGGTAAGTTTAAGAATCCAGATTCTGGTGAGGAAGACCAAGAGGAGAATCTATCAGTTGTAGCTAATGTAATTGCAGTGAGTCCACTATGTAAATTCATTAAGGAAGGAGATGATATTTATTACAGACGTGCTTGCGGAGTTCCAGTTCCATTCTTCAGACAAGGGTTTGAGGTTGTAGCTGAACAGCAAATTCAGGCTGTAATCAATGAAGGATTAACAGAACGTTTTAAGAATATTGAATAATGGAAGAGAAGGTTTATTTTATGCCAGGTGAGGTGGTAACTCTTAAACAAGATATACCTAACAAACCTGTAATGATTGTGGTTAAAAAGGAAACTATGAACATAAGGACTCATGGTGTTCCTAATGTTTCAGAAGATTATTTTAAAGGTATTAGATGTAGATGGTTTTCTACGGAAGGCGTTCTACAGGAAGCAATCTACAATACTAAGGACCTTTTGAAGGTAGAGAAATAATTAGTATAAATTATGGAGGCTGGTGTATATTTAATAAGTAATAATGTTAATGGCAAGTGTTATGTTGGTAGTACAGTACACCTTGACCAGAGAAGAAGGGAGCATTTCAGTAGGTTAGCTAATAATAAACATATTAATGCACACTTACAAAATGCTTATAACAAGTATGGTAGAGAAGCATTTGACTTCGAAATCTTAGAAACTATAGATATTGATGATAATATAAAAGACAAGTTATTAAAGAGAGAACAATTCTGGATTGATAATCTTAAGCCAGAGTACAATGTCTTACTTGTCGCAGGAAGTAGCCTAGGTTATCACCATACCGAGGAAACTAAGAAGAAGATAAGTGAATCTACTACTGGAGTTAAAAAATCTGAGGAACATGCTAAGCATATTAGAGAAGGGCAATCAGGCAGAGTTCTAACTGAAGAACATAAAGCTAAATTGTCTGAAGCAGCTAAGCATAGGAAATCCCCATCAAATCATGCTATTATAAGCATAGATGGGGTTATATATAACTCATTAAAAGAAGCATCTGAAGCTACTGGAGTTAAATATAATACTATTCAGAAGAGACTCAAGAATCCAAACTTCAGTAACTATTACTATGTTAAGTTTGGAAACCAACCTCCTAAGGATTTAGTTAAAGTATGATAAGTATGTTTCAACAGGGTGGGCAGATGAATGACGAGCAAAAAGCATTCACTGCCTATCTTATTAAAGTCCTAAACCCTAAAGATGCAGCGGACTTTGAGAACAAAGTAGCACAGCTATCAGAAAGTGATTTAAAAGAGTTTTATAAACAATACAAAGCAATGGAAGGTAATCAAATTTCAATGGCTAAGTTAGGAGCCAAATTAAGTTATGTTCAAACCCTTAGAGGTGAATGCCCAGAAGGATACGAGGTTGAGAAGTATATGGCTGGGGGTTGTGTTAAGTGCAAGAAGAAAGCTGAGGGTGCTAAAGTAGTAGATATATTTAAAGATAAGTGTGGAGGTAAGGCTAAGAAGAGAGTTAAGAAAGACCAAAAAGGTGCTGTAGTTAATAAGGCTGATACTGTTCATACAAGTAAGGGAATTTATAATGTTAGTAACAAGAAACTTCCCTACAAGAAAATGACTCCCGCTGACTACAAGAAGTTACCATACAATGAAAAAGTAAAAGTTGACCTCAAAGACCAAGAGAATGGTAGGGGTGGAGAAGGTGCTCATGTAGTAAAGAATAAGGGCATCGGTAAAAACTTCTTCGGAGGCTCAATCCAAAGACGTATAATTAAACAATAATTGTTATGACAATATTTCTATATGATAATGTAAATCACGAATTAAGGCTAAACGAACCAGAGATTCTTCTTATTAAGGAGTTCTCCGAGTTATGGACTAATGATAGAAATATCACCAAAGAAGACCCAAAGGGCACTAAGAAAACTAGAGCCTTTAGAGAGTTCACGTATATGTACCTAATGATTGATTGGCAATCACACTATTCACAATTTACTGAAGCTGAACGTAATGAAGCAGCTAAACAAGATAGTGGTATTACAGAGGAGGAATTTAATGACCCTCTATTTAGGGCAGCGTGTAGAAAATATAGAGAGATACAGGAATCAGCAAGAGACATTAAATTAATAAGGGCAGCTCAGAATAAGGTAGATGAACTAATTGATTATTTCAATGAAGGTTCTGATTTACAGGAACGTGACCCAATTACTGGTAAGCCTATATTTAAAGCTAAAGATGTTATTGGGGAAATGTCATCTATATCTAAAGTATTGGATGAATTAGATGCTTTAGAAGCTCGTATTAAGAAGAAACAGAAGGCTGCTACAGGTCTTCGTGCTGGTGCAGTTGAAGGATATGTACCTAAACTAAAGTAACATGGCACGTGGAAGGAAACCTAAAAATAAATTACCAGAATCCCCTACTGTCCAAGCCTTAGTTGAAAAGGTTACAGAAGTAGGGGAACCTACTGGTGTACTAGAAGAGAAGCTCTCAGAGTTTCAATGGGATGTACGAATCGGAGACCCAATAGACTACTTTGACTCTAATTTATCTTATGAGCTTACTGGTTACAGACCTATTGATGGAACAAGAGGACTAGACTTTGACCCAGAGTGGTTTATGGAAGCTAGAAGAACTAAAGCCTCTACTGGTAAATATTGTAATGAACCAATGTTTGGTAAGGCTTATGGAGAGTTCTGGGACCAAGAATATGATAGGTGTAGAAATGGTATGACTGTAAATGGTTATACTATTACTGGTGATAATTACTTCTTTATTAATTACTATCAGTTACCTAATCTATCATCTGCAACTAAGGCTGGTGGTGGTCGTTCAGTAGACTTCCCCAATTTCTTTGTTAAACAGTATGAGTACTTCCATTACATTGAACTATGTAAGGTGCTGAGAAAGAACGCTATTGGATTAAAAGCTCGTGGTGTTGGATTCTCTGAAATAGCTGCTGCTATTCTTATTAATGGTTATATTACTAGACCACATTTTAGAGGAGTAGTGGCTGCACAGCAAGAAGGTTATGTTGATGATACCCTTAGTAAATGCTGGATGCAGTTATCATACCTAGATGATAATACTGAGGATGGTATGAGAAAACTAAGGCAGGTTCACAACACAGCCAAATGGAAGAGAGCTTCTAGTAAGAATGTAGATGGTGTAGAGTCTGGATGGATGTCTGAGATTGAAGGAATTACAGCTGATAAGCCTAACAAGATTCGTGGTGACCGTACTGATATTCTAATGTACGAGGAAAGTGGTTCTTGGCCCAATTGGAAGAAAGCTTTCATTCAGGGTGATGCTCTTATTGATATTCAGGGACAGAGATTCGGTATTAAATTAGCTTGGGGTACAGGTGGTGATAGTGGTCCTGCATTGGAAGGTGTAGCTGCCGCATTCCATGACCCTAAAGGATATGATGTTCTTCCATATAAGCATAACTATACTAAGGAAGGTACATATGTTGAAACAGCATATTTCATTCCTGCATATACTATTGTTACTGCTCCAGGATATGTTGATAAGAGAGGTTGGACTGACCCAGAGAAGGGTAAGGAATTTTATATGGCTAAGAGAGCTACTAAGATTGCTGACCCTAAAGGATTGATGTTATATTCGGCTGAGTATTGTTTTACTCCAGATGAAGCATTAGCTTTGGAAGGTGATAACCAGTTCAACACTGTATTGTTAACAGAACAGTTAGCTGCTATTAAATTGCATAAGGTTACTCCTCCAGAATTAAAACCTAAATGGGGACAGTTGGAATATACATTCCAAAATAATGTACACTCTGAGGAAGCTAAGAACGGGGTAAGGTTTATACCAAGTGATAAGGGTAAGGTTTGTATTATTGAACATCCCATTAAGAGTGAGAATGGTTCAGACTTCAGAAACTTATATGTGGCTGGTATTGACGGTATTGATATGGGTATGAATGATACATCAGATAATACAAGAGACCCATCAGACTTCTGTGTAGTAGTAAAGAAAAGGTGCTTTGGTTTACAAGAACCAATGTATGTTTGTATCTACAAAGACAGACCTAATAATCTTGAAGAGGCTTATAGAACAACACTCAAGATTCTTGAGTACTATAACTGTAAGGCTTGTCTTGAATCTACTCGTATTAGTATTCTTACTTGGTTTAGAACTAAGAAGAAAGAGGAGAGATTCTTAATGAGAAGACCTAGAGCTACACAGTCCGATATACAGGCAGGTAGAAGTAGACAATTTGGTGCTCCTGCAACTGAAGCTGTTATTCAACATCAGTTAGACCTTATTGATTGCTATATCAATGATTACTGCCACAATATGTGGTTTGAACCAATGATTAATGAACTTATTACTTATTCCTATGAGAATAAAAGAAAGTTTGATATTGTAGCAGCGATGGGTATGGCTGAGTTAGGAGATGAAGAGTTAAGTGGTATTCCACCACAGGAGGCTGATAACGGAGGGGGAAAGTTGAGACTATTTGGTTACTGGACTGATGAATATGGAATTAAACACAAAGGGGTTATTCCCGATAAACAGTCTATAGTACCTAAGTTTAATCTATTCCCAACACAATACTATGACGACACAGGACATCGAACAAGCAATCCGAGATTTAATTAAATCTCTATATTGTAAAGAATATCAGGGAGTCCTAAAGGTTTACGAAACCACTTATAAATTTCCAGGAGAAGAACCTGAGCACGTGGGATATAGAATGGACCTTGGACTTAATAAAGATGAAAAGCCATTGTCCATTGCGTGCGATGGTACAGCTGAAGAATTTATAAAGTTTATTGAGAAAGAATTAAGGGAGAGAAGTTTAGTTAGAACTAAATACTTCACTGCTATACAATTATATGATTACGAAGATGGGTGCAAACAAAAGAAGTGATGATTATTTGATAGAGAAGATTGACAAAGCTGTAAATGAGTTAGTCTTCAACAAATGGAAATTACAGAAGGCATACAACTATTATAACGGTAAGAGAGATGCCGAGCAATTTAGGTATCTTGAAGAAAACTTTGGAATAGGTAATCCTACTTCTATTGAGTTCACTCCTCTTATAAAGAAACACGTTGATGCTTTAATTGGAGAGTATTTAGATATTCCAATTCTTCCAAAGGTATCTTGTAAAGATAAAGAAACAATCTCAAAGATTACTAGACAGAAGGAGTTAGAAATAAGTCAGCAAGTCTATACATTCTTACAAAAGCATTTAAACAATCAAATACTAGCCTTTATAGGTGGAGGTAATGTTAGTGATGCATCTGTTGAGGCTGATATTGAGAAACTGATTGAGGATATTAATAATAACTTTATTAGTGACTATGAAATAGCAGCTCAGAATGTTATTGAATATGTAATTCAGTCTAGAAATACTGACTTAGCTAATAAACTAAAAGCATTACTGTTAGATTTACTTGTTACTGGCTGTTCATTCTATAGGGTTAAACCTGCTGCAAGTGGTAAGAATATTACTATTGATGTACTTAATCCATTGAATACATTCGTTGATAGAAATCCAGAATCTCCTTATGTAAAGGATAGTTACAGAGTTGTAATTAGGAAATGGATGACCAAGCAGCAGATACTAGTTGAATATGGTAAGGATTTGAGTGATGAAAGTAGAGCCGAGTTAGAGGATATGTACGAACACTACTCTGATAGTTCCTATATGTATATTAGAGCTATGGAGAACCAAGTAGGATGTAGACCTATTATGGAAGGAGAAGGAGCTGGATTAGATGCTGGTAAAGGTATTGTTCCAGGATTCCCAGCTGATACTTATGAGTCATTTAACTATAAACTATTGCCTGTTTATGAAATAGAATGGATTGACATTGACAAAGAAGGAGATGAATATATTCAGAATAGATATGAGGGAGTAAGAATAGGACAATCTATATACGTTCTTACTGGTAAATCAGAGAATGTTATTAGGACTAAGGATGCTCCAACTAAATGTGGATTATCTGTTAATGGTGTATATCTTGTTAATAGAGACAATGTTCCACAATCCTTAGTGCTACAATGTGCTCACCTGCAAGATAAGTATGACTTAATTACATATTTCAGGGATAATATTCTTGCTAATAGTGGTACAGATGGTGACTGGTTAGACTTATCAATGCTTCCTACTATATTAGGTGATGACCTTACTGAGAGAATACAAAAGTGGATAGCCTTTAAAAAGACTGGAGTTGCTTTAGTAGATACAAGTCAGGAAGGTAGAGCATTTAATAACAATACCTCATTTGCTGGATTTACTGATACTATTAAGGTTCAAACTATACAGGCATTTGACCTAGCCTTACAAAGAGTAGAGGACCAAACATCATCTATTACTGGTGTATTTAGGGAAAGGTTAAATGGTATTCAACAGAAAGATGCAGTTAGTAATGTAGAAGCTGGAGCTAGAAACTCCTATACTATTACTAAACCTTTCTATCAGACTATGGATACGTTGTCAATAGATATACTTAGAGATTGTATTGACATGGCTAAGATAGTATGGAAGAAGGGATTAACTGGAACTCTAATCTTAGGAGATAAACTACAGAAAGTATTTACTGCATTACCAGAGCATTTTACTCATACTGATTATGATATACATATCGTGCCAAGTACCCAGATTATGAAGGAAATGCAAAACGTTCAACAAATCATTATTGAGCTTATAAAGAGCGGTCAGTTAGACCCAGATATGATTGTTGATGCTCTAACAGCTAGAAGTCTTACTGAACTTAAAGCTAAGGTTACTAAAGCCTTTGCTAAGAAGAAAAAGGAGATGAATGAGATGGGTCAGATGCAGCAACAGCTTGAACAGCTACAGCAACAGAACCAACAACTACAACAGCAATTACAACAGGCTCAAGGTAAGATTGAAAGTCTTAATGAAGCTAAATTGGAAATTGAAAGACAAAAGGTTCAGAACGAAGCTGATATTAACTGGTATAATGCTAGGACTCAAAGAGACAAGTCACAGAGTGATGCTGATAACGATACTAAGAGAACAGACATTGAATATGCTCAATTATTCGATGGTAATCAAATGAATAACGAAGTTAAAAACGCATAAGAATGATTAATCTCAATCAGAATGAAAGACCAACCTCCCTGCAAGTAAGTAGATTATCTCTACTACCTGCAGGTGACTTTGAGTTACCTTATGGAAGTAATGCAGTTCTTGTTAAGAACATTACGGAAGATAATGTAACTGTAGAGGTACTATTAAAAGATTCAGAAGGTCAGTATGTATCTACTGTGTTCTATCCTGGATGGAATCCAGAGTTAGTTATAGGTATTAAAGCTGTACCTGAAAGTACATTACAAGTAGGTAACTAACATGGGAATTTATATTGGCATTGGTAACCATATTGGGAGAGCCAATCTAAAGGTTATCTCAGTTGTAGTTAGAGTTATAGATAAAGGTACTGGATTACCCTTAGTAGGTGCTATAGTTGTCTTTAAGGGTAAAGAGTACGTAACTGATGCCAATGGACAAGTAATATTAAAAGGATTTGAGAACAGCAGCTATCCACTAATAGTCAAAAGACAAGGACATGAGTCTGTTGTTATAGACAGGTGGAAGTTAGAGAATGGAGACATTTATCTTACTGATGTTACTAGAAATATTCTTGCCGAAATTGGCGTTAATATACTTACAGAAGATGGTGGTCTAATCTTTAGAGATTTGGCAAACATTATATTAGAAGATGGTAAATTTATGGTTACAGAAAATGGTGATTTAATTTTATTTGAATAATGGCAGCAACTGACATTAAAATCTCTCAAATGACCCCTGCTACAACACTGGCTGGTGATGAGTTAATCCCTATTGTTCAAAATGGTGCTAACAAATCAACTACTGTTAATAAGGTAATTGAAGGCTTAGCTACAGAACAGTGGGTAACTGATGCAATAGCTGATGCGGGAGGTAAGGTTCTTGTTGTTACAGAACTACCAGCTAAGGGTAATCCCAATACCATTTACATGGTTCCTAATGAAAGCTCTAGAGCCAACGATGTATACGATGAGTATATATGGATGGTTACTACTGAGAAGACAGGATGGGAGTTCTTAGGTAATAAGCACGTTGAGGTAGACTTAACAGGTTATTACAACAAGACACAAGTAGATAAAGCTATTGAGGATTCTGAGGCAAGAAGCACAGCTGCTATTGCTCTAAAAGTTGATAAGGTAGACGGTAAGCAGTTATCTACTAACGACTACACAACAGCTGAGAAGCAAGAAGTAGCAAAGATAGCTAACAAGGTAGATAAGGTTGAAGGTAAACAATTATCTACAGAAGATTATACAACAGCTGAGAAGACTAAACTGCAAGGTGTAGCAGCTAATGCTAACAACTATGTACATCCAACTACAGCAGGTAATAAACATATTCCAGCTGGAGGTACAGCAGGTCAAATACTCGTAAACAACGGTGACGGTACAGCTAAATGGCAGGACAATCAAGGTGGAGGTGGTGGAATTGACTACACTGGATTAGAAGACATTTACTCTTATGGGGTTGAATGGGATTCTACAGTAGCTGACCCTACATTGACTAGAATTGGTAATCCTCTATTACATAAGTCATTACCTATCCAATCTCAGTATAAGGGTTGTGTAGCTAATGGTGCAGAAATCAATTATTATCTAAACCCTAATGATTGGTCACAAAAAGCTGATGGAACTCCTTCTGTATTAGATGGAACTGATGGTACCGTAAGAGTACATATACCTAAATTCTATGGTAAGTCTGGAGTTGAAGGTACTAAGAGGTGGGTTAGAATGTCTACTATTAAGATGGACAATACCTGGATTGAAATTCCAGAAATGCTAGTTGATGCTTACAGAAGTACTGTTGATACTACAGTTTCTGCAACTCCTAAAGCAGTTTCAGTAGTTAATACTACAGCACAGTTCAGAGGTGGAGGTAATAGAACTGCTAACGACACATATTTAGATACTGATGCATTTAGAAGTGACTTAGGTAAACCTAGAACTAATGTTTCTAGAGCTAATATGAGAACTTATGCTACAAATGCAGGTTCTGAATTATTATGCTATGAATATTATAAATGGATATTCTACTGGAACTATGTAATAGAATATGCTAACTTTAACTCCCAGGCTGCCTATAATGCCGAACTTACTTCTGATGGTTATCGTCAAGGAGGACTTGGTCCTGGAGTTACAGACTGGAGTAACTCTGCTACAAGTTGGTCTGGATATAATGGAACTTATCCTATTACTCCATGTGGTTATTGTAATGATATTGGTAACTTCACTGGAATCAAAGATTTAGTTATTCCAGAGTGTACTGCAACAAACGAAACAGATACAGTAGCGACTAAGACATTTAAAGTTCCAAGATGGAGAGGTTTTGATAATCCATTCGGAGACATCTGGACTAACCTAGATGGTATTATCTTAGAGAGAACAGCCGCTAATCAGCCAAGTAGTGTATACACTACAACTGACCCAACAGCATTTGGAGATGATAATACAGCTAAGGGTAAAATGACTGTTGCTGGTACTGAGATTGCATCTGATGGATGGATAAAAGACTATGACCTAGGAGAAACAGGTGAAATCATACCTTCAGTGGTCGGCGGTTCTGCTACTACTTACATGTGTGACTATCACTACTGCAATGCTTCAAGCACAGCACTAAGAACGCTCGTCGTTGGCGGCCGCGCTTATGATGGTGGTGGTGCTGGTCTTGGCTGCTTCTCTTCTTATTATGGAGTCGGTTATGCTTATGCCAATGTGGGCTTCAGAACACTAAATAAGGTAGTTTAACAAAATATACAATAGATAAAATACGAGATTAGGGGTGCTATTTACCTACATTCTGTTGGTGCTGGACAAGTTAAATTTACTATAAAACACTCATCGTTAGCAGCAACGCTAATAATGGTAGTAATGCTAGTCTTAGCTACTTCAATTCTAATAATGGAGTCAGTAATGCTAATACCAATGTAGGCTTATTATATATTTTTTATTTAGGTAATTTGGTTTCATTTTACAGTCTAAATAGTACCCTTGCCTCTTGGCAAAAGACAACGTAGTATTTAATAACTGGATGTTAGTAGGTTTAGTCTCGAACGCTTCTAAAATAAATATATAAGACTTGAAACGTATAGGTTATTTACATGATAAGGTTTATGATATAGAGAATATCGAGAAAGCTGATGATAAAGCTAGGAAGCATAAGTCAGTTAGATGGGGAATCCTCAAGCACGACAAGAATAAACAAGAGGAGAATGAGAAGTTGTCGGAACAGCTAAAAGACCTGGTCTATGAGACTTCTGAGTATAGTACGTTTAAAATATATGAACCCAAAGAGAGGTTAATATTTAGACTACCATACTATCCAGATAGAATAACACATCACGCTATTATGAATGTAATGGAACCTATCTGGACTAAGATATTCATCAAGCAAACTTATTCTTGTATTAAGGATAGAGGTATTCATAATGTAGCATACGATTTAAAAGCAGCATTAACTGAGCATCCCAATGAAACTCTTTATTGTTTGAAGATGGATGTTAGAAAATTCTATCCGTCTATTAATCACGATATACTATGTGAAATCATTAAGAGAAAAGTAAAGGATGCAAGTCTTCTAGTATTACTCATTGGAATCATTTACTCCGCTGACGGAGTTCCTATAGGTAATTACTTATCTCAATTCTTCGCTAACTTATACTTAGCTTACTTTGACCATTGGGTTAAGGAAGAATTAAAATGTAAATTCTACTTCAGGTATGCTGATGATATTGTAATTCTCAGCAGTGACAAGAACTTCTTAAGAACAGTACTTATAGCAATTAAGATGTACTTAAAAGAGGTTCTAAATTTAAGGTTGAAATCAAATTACCAAATATTCCCAGTAGATGATAGAGGTATAGACTTTGTAGGTTATAGGTTCTATCATACCCATGTGTTACTAAGGAAGTCAATTAAGATTAGATTATTTAGACTGGTAAAGAAGTATCAGTCTGGTAAGATTGACAGACAAGAATTAAGAAGGAGAATGCAATCCTGCTTTGGTTGGTTGAAGTTCTGCAACTCTAAGAATTTGTTAAGAAAGATTCAAAGAGAAACAGGTCTAAGATTCTCTAATTGGGATGGGAAGAAATCTAATATTTCTAGATTTTATAACAAGTATATTCATGTTGTTGATATGGTTAGTTACAGTAAGTGTTTTAGAGTTAACTTTGTATACAATAACAAATCCTATTACTTTGAAAGTAAGAGCAGAGAGTTATTCTACTCTCTAACAAGATATTCATTCCCAGTAAATTTTAAAATAAGACCTTATGTTAGAACCAAAAAGAGTAGAAATGAATGTACAGCCTAACTCAATAGAAAAGCTAGGTAACGGCACATATTACTATAATTATGACATTACGTCAAAAGAAGTTGATGTTACTGACCCAGAGACAGAGGAAGTAACACAGGAAACAAGGTGGACATATATACAAGTTCATCTACATGGTCAACCAGACCACAAAGAATGCATTAAAGCTATTATTAGACAGTATGTAGACCAAGATGAAGAGTTTGATTTAATTAACAGCTCCAATAGTATTGTTTTAGGTTTATCTGATAATCAAACTGATAGACAGAAATACCTAGATTATCTTACACTGGTAGGAGAAATCAAAACTAAAGTAAGAGCTGACTTCAACGTATAATTATGGATTCAGTATTTAAAATATGCAAGAAGGGAGCTTGTGGTATTACAATAACTGGACTTGAAAGGGATAATGACGAGTACTTAAATGAGACTGATGAAATCACAGTAAGTACTCGTAACTATGCCTATAGTCAAACAGTTACCCTTAATGCTATAACAAGTATTAAGTCTTCAGGAGATGAAGTAACTCAGAAGTATGATATTGTAGAGCATGTTATAGACTGCATTGATGAATCCGAAATGGAGATGCCTATTGATGGTCTATATGAAGTAACTCACATAATCTTACCAACAGACGTATGGCTTAAATATGTATTAGAGAGGAATCCTACTGCATTGACAGCTTACCATTCTGTTTACTACTACGATACACAATCCGAGTCATTTATGAAGTATGTTGATGAGGAGTCAGTAGGAGTAACCGTAGAGGAAGTATTGGAAGTTAATGCCATGCCACCTGCTACTGTTACTGAGAAAACTACTACAATCATCAGAGGCGATAAGAATACATTCTGTGTTTGCCATATTAATGAATGCTTCTATAGATTGTGTAAGAATCTTTTAGGGGACTTACCAGGAAGATGTAAGAATAAAACTGATGATGTTAAGATGTTAATCTATAATAGAGATATTATATGGATGGCAATTAATGTTATTAAGTACTTAATTGAGTTAGGTCAGTACTACGAGGCTCAGAGAGTCTTAGAGGACATTACTCAGTGCGGAGGAATTTGTAAAGATGTTATGATTGACAAAAACACTATAGGAGGAGGTGGTTGTGGATGCAATAACTAACCTAAAGTTGAAAGTAATCAAAGACTTTGACAAGTTCCTTAAAAGGCTAAATAAGGGATATATTGAGAACTACGATATGATTCTGCATCAAATATCCTTTATTCAGACTTGTCAATACTTTGATAAAATAGATGGAATATACGAATTTCTAATGAATAATTAACATGGCAATAGAAAGGGATACAAGACGTTATGCCTGTATTCATGATTTGAATAATTATTTCAAGAAGAAAGACTTACTAGGTGGTTTAACTGATTTGGAGCAGGAACAGTTAAGAAAGAATATAGGTATCATTGATTATACTGGAGAAGGAGGACAATCCAAACCCTTAGAAGTCACCTATGCAGTACTCAATGACAATATAGGTAAGAAGAGTTTAGTAACAGGGGCAAGGTATGTTATTACAGACTTTCAAACTATTTATTCTTCTAATGTTACTAATAGTTCTGGTCAGAAGGTTACGTGGGGCACTGATAGCTCCACTAACCCCTCACCTATTTGGAAGCTAATTGTAACAGCTATTACTAATAATAGGCTAGACCCAAGGGTTGTTATTGATAATGATAAAATGAAGGATTGGGTTATTGAATATGACCCTACCAAAGAAACTCTCGAAGACGGAGTTACTACTAAAGGTAGAATAACATTTATGAGAGACAATCATTTCAATTCAGCTCACTATGACTTTAAGAATATAAAGTTTAGAAGAACAGCTGAGGAGTTAGACAACACTAATCTTAATCTTGGAGCAGCATATGGAGATTTCTATACATTCTCAGACTTAACTGGAGGAGTTATTACTGACAGCTCTGAATTACATAATACTAAGCATAATGAATTGAAACAAGGATGTACTAATAATATATTCTTGGGAGATACATATGATAATGTATTGGAAGCTGACTGTAAGGGTAATACATTCCTTAGAGGCTGTCATGATACAACTCTGAGGTGGAACTCAGTTAATAATATGTTTAACGAGAATGTATGTTATATGGAAGGGTCATTATATAATAAAGTGTTTCCTATTGGCGATACCAGTTTATCAATGACAATTACCAAAACAATTCATAAGGTTAATGAGGCTACTATTATATCCTTCTTAGACCCTATGACATATGCTTATCAAATCATTCAAATCTAAATATGGCAGAGTTTATACGTCTTGACGAACAAGAACAAGAAGCTCCCATTTTACCTGACTACCCACATTCTATTTCTAATATAAAACCAGATACTAAGATAATAGATGGTGTTATAGAGAAAGAGGAAGTAGAAGGAATTTGTGCCGACTATGATGTTATTACAATAGACAAGATAGACAGTATAAAGGTAGAAGAGGAAGGAGTAGACCACATCTGTATTAAGGATGATTGTGATACTTCTAAATATTATGGGTGTACTGGTGGTGATGATGGATTTCAAAAGGAGAATCTATTTTCAGAGTTAACTGATGAATATCAGAGAACTATAGCCAGAATCAATCTTGGTATAGCAGATGAATATGCTCTAAAGTGGGGAAACATCAAAGGTAACTTGTCTAATCAAAAAGATTTATATACCTTTGTAACTGATTCAATAGCCTTCGATATTAATAAGGTTATTGATGAGATTAACCTTAAGCTCGCTCAATGGGCATGTGAGATAGAAATTAGATTTAAAAACAAAGCTGACATATTCTCTCCTAACTTTGCTGGAACTCCGACTACTACATTGCCCTTGATGACAGATGATTCTAACAGAATTGCTTCTACTGAATGGGTTAATGCTAAAATAGCAGCAGCATCTATTGATGATAACGTCAAGGCTATATCTCTGGACCCAGAATATATGTGTTATGGAGATGAACCTACAGATGTAAAAGTTACTTGGGAGTACCATAAAGAAGTTATAGAGCAATCTATCAATGGGGTTACACTAAGTCCTGAAGTAAGAGAATATACTTTTACTAATAGGACTACATCTATGGTAATTACCCTTAAATATAAGTATGAGGATATTAGTGCTACAAGAGTTGTTACATTTGACATTAAATACCCAAATTACTTTGGAACTTCTCCAGACTATACAAAGCTTGATAGAACTATTGATAATGTCTATACAGTTAATGCTGGAGCTAATGAGTATATATATGTAATGATTCCTAACGGTTCTAATACTGTTTTAGGAGTTAGTAGTATTATAGGTGGTTTTAAATTACTTGGAACTCAAGAGATATTTAGTAACTTATATTATATATTCAAGAGTGCACAGGTAGGATTAGGAGAGACTACTGTAGAAATACTTGACCAGAGTGGATATAATCCAGAAAGTATTGATACCACAACTATACGTGAATTGTTAGCAGCTAAGGCTGATAAGCATACAGTATATACTAAAGAAGAAGTTGATGATAAACTTGCTGCTATTGAAGGTGGCGATATACAACTTAATAACTACTATACTAAACAAGAAGTTGATGCTAAGATTCCAGATGTCTCTGGTAAGGCTGATAAGAGTGAAATACCTACTAAGGTTTCTCAGTTAGAGAATGATTCGGAGTACCTAACTGAAGTTCCTAAAGAGTATGTTACTGATAAGGAACTTGAAGCCAAAGGTTATTTAACCCAAGAGTTAGAACCTCAATTTGCTGCTAGTGCTGCAAAGAATATAAATCAGCAAGACATTGATAGCTGGAATAATAAGGTTGACAAACAAGTAGGAATGGGTCTATCTGAACAGAGCTTTACTATAGAAGAGAAAGCCAAGTTATCTGGACTTACCAACTATAATGACTCTGGCATCAGAAAGACAATAACTGATTTGGAAGGTGAAGTTGCTAAGAAAGCTAACAAGACTGATATTCCAGATATTAGTGGAAAAGCTGACCGAACAGAACTACCAACTAGAGTATCACAGTTAGAGAACGATAGTGGATATATAAGTTCACTGCCAGGTAACCTAGTTACTGAACAAGAACTAGAAGCTAAAGGTTATCTAACTGAGTTTACTGAAACTGACCCTACTGTACCTGCATGGGCTAAGCAACCTAATAAACCAACATATACATTAGATGAACTTGGGGCTGAAGCTGCTGGTACTGCTGGTACTGCTTTATTAGAAGCTAAGGGCTATACAGACAGTAGGTTTGATATAATCTTAGAAGGTGCTGACCCATCATACAATACCTTTAAGGAATTAAGTGATGCTATACTTGCTCAGAATACTACTATAGGTGGAATTAATACTAAGATTAGTGGTATTGAAACTACACTAAACGGTAAAGCTGATAAGTCAGAACTATTCTCTAAAGACTACAACGACCTTATTAATACTCCTGTTATCCCAAGTATCGAGGGACTAGCTTCACAGACTTGGGTACAACAACAAATAGCTGCAATACCTGGAGTTGATTTGAGTGGATATGCTTTAAAATCTGAAATACCTGATGTTAGTAAGTATGTTGAGAAGGTTCCTGGAATGGGGTTGAGTTCTAATGACTTCACTAGCAGTGATAAGAGTAAGTTAGATAGTCTTACTAACTATGATGATTCTGCTATAAAAGGGGAGGTAAATGACTTAGACATTAAAGTTAAGTATGTTAATTGCACCATACCATTCGATATGGTAAACAGTGATTCTCCGAGTACATACTTTAGTACTATTGATGAAGCTGTAGAATTTTTAGAGTTATTGTATGAAACTTCTACAACGGTCATTGAATATAATGAGGATACCATCTTGACTTCTTACAATAAGGTAGGAACTGATACTACAGACATAAATGATAGGAGAGTTATTAATGTTGTACTACTATGTCATCTATCAGCGTCTCAGGATTTTAAGATGGAGTTTAATTTAGTCTACGGAAATACTGAGGAATCCTTTAACTACACCAAAGAAGTTATTAGTGTAGTAGCTAACGACTTAGTAACAGACAGGTCAGATATTCCTCTATCAGCAGCTCAAGGTAAACTACTAATGGATAAACTTACAGCATTAGAACAGATTGTTAATAACATTACTACTAATGCTTCTATAATATTAGAATAACATGGCAGATGCAATGGTAAACAATAAGCAGGTAAATTTCTGGAGGGGTGATATGACTCCTCCAACTATTTACCATATCTGGATTAAGGACAACAGTAAGATGTTGTTATATGATGGTGAGAAATGGGTAGTATTCTTGGACAATAAGGAAATCATTGATATACTTGATAAAGTTCAACAGCTGTTGGACGAAATGCAAGCTAAAATTGATGAGATTGGAAACAAGACTGTTAACAAGAAGCCTATTAAGACCAATCCAGTATTAGATGGTACTGATATACTTATAAATGCAACTGGTAACTATGTGATTCCAACTGAAACGCTGGCACAAACAGCTTTAAGATTAGACAACTTACTAACTACTAAAATAATTGAATAATGGTAATTGATAGTAAGTTTGCATATGTAAAGAAGAAAGAGGTGTTTGAACCTCTGATTGAGAGTATTCCAAAGGGTCTAAACCCTATTGTGTTTATAGAAGACACAAGAGAAATGTGGACTTGTGGAACTTACTTTAGTATTGGATACCCTAGTATTGAAATATCAGAAGTAAGTGGTTCAGTAAAAGTTCAGATTGGTAACTCATTCTTCTTAATGTCTACCGCTGGTGAGAGTATTAGTATCAGAAAAGGTGATGGTAATAGAATTATTATTAGTAGTAATGCTCTTAGTAGAGTAGACACTGAACCTCCTCTTGAATGGGATGCAGCTAATAGAAAGCTATTACACAAAACCAGTGGAGTAGTCCCAGGTTCTTATGGGCAGTCTACTAATCTTGGAAATGCAAGTATCTTTGTAATTCCGAATATTATAGTAGATGCCACTGGGCACGTTACATTGGCTGAGAATCATAACATAGAAATCAGAGATTATGTTGAGCAATTAGCCCCGTCTAATCTAATGGGAGAAAGAAATATATTACTATCTTACAATGAGGCTAGTAATAATATGGATACCTCTCAGGTAAGAAAGGCTAATGGTTTAACATTTAATGATGCTACACAGAAGATGACAATAGCTGGAGGTATGAACTCTAACGGACCAATTAATGTAAATCATGGAGACTTATCAGTATTAGATGGCTACATTATTGGTAATCTAAAGGGTGATGTGCAAGGTCAGGCTACTCCAAAGATTCACTTATCTTTAAAGCCTGAATATGGTGGTGCATCTACTAAGTTATATGGTCATGTAAAGCTTCAAGATATTTTAAATACTAGACCTGACCCTTCTAGTGATAATGAGAACATTAATGATACCAATATAGTTGCCGCTATCGCTGCTTCTCCTTTAATGGTTTGGAATGCAATTCAAACAGCTAAGGATTATGCAGACAGTATTCTTGGCTCAAATAATGCGATGCTGTATAAAGGTGCAGTTGAGGCAGGAACAACAAGTCCAGGTACATTTACCCCTTCAGCTGATGTTGGTAATACTTATGTAGTAACATTTGGAACAGGTACATATACTGATAGTGTTGGTTACATTAATGGAGAGCCAGTAGAAATTGGAGATTTACTAATATGTAAAGAAAGTACTCCAGCTGCTACTTCCTCTACTTGGTCACAAGTAAAGAACAAGTGGACATTTGTACAAACTAATACTACAGGTGTAGTAAGTGGGCCTTCAAGGTCAGTAGTCGGACAAGTGGCTGTATTTGATAGTACTACTGGTAAATTAATTACTGGTTTAACCAATGGTAATGTAGGACAAGTACTTACTATTAATAATAGTGGTACTCCATCATGGATTACTCCAGTATCTCAAACATGGCGTGCTATTAATTATCAGAACTCTGGACAGGCAGCATCCCAAATCCTTAGTAACTCTACAGATTCTGGAGATTTGACTTTTGGTGCAGCAGGTAACATGAGATTGAGTTGGGATAATGCAACCAATACATTAACCTTCACTTCAATATCTGACAATAGTTGGCGTGATGTATTAGCTTATACACCTAGTTCCCTATTACCTCAAAGTATTGGGGAGAATGCTGACTTAATATTCTCAAGTGATTTCTTGTGGATAGAAGGAGAATTAGTAACTGGATGGGCATCTGTAGACTCAAGTGGAAATATAACATATTCAAGATAATTCAGGAGGACTTAGTTCCTCCTTTTTATTAACTTTGTGATTACACAATATGCTAATTAAAACAAAATACATTGACTGTGCTAGTAAGAGTGTGTTTAATACATGGAAGTTACCTACAAGTGCAGCAGATACCAGTGGAGATATATACTGGTCAGCCATTGTCTATATACAAGACACTGGTGAAGTGTGGACTCATGGTAAACTATATGGAGGATTCTTCTCAAATGCAGACAGTAACAAAGTTAGTTTAACCATAGGAGGAACAACAAAGATATTAGCATTAGATGGACACGTTCAATCTTATACTACTTTAACGGGTAGTGGAACAACAGCTGACCAAGCTATCTTATCTACTGGTGTAGCTAATAAGTGGACTTTAAAGACTTTAGGTAAGAATGCATTTAGTAATGTAGATTACCTACCTGCTGATGCAACTGCCGTAGCTGCTGAGAAAGTAGTTAATGCTATGAGATTCCAATATAATGGAAAGGATATGCATTCATTTGATGGTTCAGTTGCTAGACTATTGAATATTATTCAAGGTGATAATGTATTCATTACTGGAGATAGTCAAGGCAATGTTACTATTGCTGCTGACCCAGGAAGCGATACAGTAAACACAGCTGGAGCTACTAACCTTATTGATAAGAAGTTATTTCTTATTGGTGCAGAATCTCAGACTACATCACCACAGACTTATAGTAATCAGTATGTATATATTGGAACTGATAACTGCTTATATAGTTTAGGTAAGAAAGTACTGACTGAACATCAAGCCATCTATAATTTAGATTTACAGACTCAAGTTGGAGATGCTGTTACTAAAGTAACTACATTTGACCCTAATGCAGCTAATAATTCATTTACTCTAGTTCAAGGTACTAACGTAACATTAATTCCTGATGCAACTAATAAAAAAGTAACTATTAGTAGTAAGGATACAACTTATGATTTCTATAATTTAATCTTTAAACAAGGAGACACTGTTGTAGATACTTATAAGCCAACTACTTCTCCTAATAAATCATTCAAAGCTGGAACCAATGTTACATTTACCAAGAGTGGTGATGAAATAACGGTAACTACTCAAGATACTAGAAATACAGCTGGAGCTACTGAAAAATTAGCTACTAAACTATTCTTAACAGGTTCATTAACTCAGACTGATAATCCGCAGACCTATACTAATTCTAAAGTATATATAGGTGCGGACAATAAGCTGTACAGTGATGGTAAGGTAGTTTCTACTGGAGACCATACGCATAACTATGCGGGAGCTACTAGTCCTGGTGGTCCAGCTCTGAAAGTAGATTTAAACCCATCTGGATTATTGGATGCTACTTATGGAAGCTATGGTGGAATATTACAAGACTCAAATAAAGGTCCTGTATCTGGTTCCTGGTCTAATAGGATTAAAATCTTACATAATAACTCAACTGGTTATTACACTGAATTAGCTCAGAATTTCACAGGTACAGCTGGATTGTGGCATAGAAGAAATGTAGCTGGCACAATAAGTGAGTGGACTCCAGTAATTGATAAAGCTAACTTCCATACATACCTTGATAGTACTTATGTTATTAGGGGTAATGACCCTAATGTTCTTACTAACTATGTGAGATATTCAATAGCATCTGGTCTGACTATGAATTGGGAGGCAGGTAATGCAACTCCAACTCATATATGGGGTGCCAAGAACAGTGATAGTTCTAAAGCATATGTATTTAATGGGGATAATATTAGAGCATTTGCTAATGCAGTGAATAGGGCTGGTGATACAATGACTGGTACTCTAAAAGTAACTGAAATTCAAGCTACTAATGGTAACGGACTTGTAATGTGGAATGGTACTACTTATACATATCTTGGTATGCAGGCTGGTACTACATATATTAGAAGTGGAGAAACTGATTTACAGCATAGGTATAATGGAACTGACTATAAGATATGGGATGCCAGAAACTTAGTAGGATTAAGAACTGAGCACTCTCATAATACTATAAACTTTATTGATAGTAGAGAAACAGCATCCACACCACAAGAACATGCAGCAGGTGTTTGGTTAGACTTTAAAGCTAATGCTAAAGCTAATCTTAGTGATGGTGGAAACTATACTGGACTATTAACTGTCAGAAAGTATGGAGGTACTACAGACTGGTCAGGTGGTAAAAGTGCACAGCTTGGATTTACTGACAATTCTAATGTATGGGTTAGATTTGGTACTGGTACGTCTTGGGAGGCATGGAAACAATTAGCTACCACTGGATGGGCTGATGGTAAATTCTTACCTTTAGCTGGAGGTACTGTAACTGGTAATATTATTTTAAAGGGTAGTGCTAACGCAGATATGACTAATGCTAACATCCACCCTAGACTTAGATTTGACAACAGTGATAGCTCACAGACAGTAAGCTTCATATTTACTGATTATGACTCTTATAGAGCACCTGCAGGTATAAAACTAGTAGGTAATCAAGGTAATGAATGGTTCGAAGCTCCTAAACTGATAAAGACAGGTTCTTCTGATAGTTATGTATTACTTGGTGGGGGTGGACATAAGGCACTAGCACAATTTGTATATGCAGCTGGTAACCTAGGAGTTCAAGAGTCTACTGGTACTTCTGATAATATTAGTAGAGCACAGTTCTGGGGGGATAACAACTTAGCTGCTTATGGTGTGACGTTGAGCCATTCTAATAGTGCTGGATATAAGACTAAAATCTACCACGATTATGGTAGTGGTGGTAACTTATATATGAAAGCTTGCTCTAATGGAACTTGGGGAAGTGTTTATACTATATGGAACTCTGGTAACTTTGACCCTAACACTAAAGTAAATAAAGCTGGAGACACCATGACTGGGAACTTAAAAATGACTGAGACAACAAACATCATTTTGAGATTTGCCAATACTGGGTACACATCTGGAATAGGTTACGATACAAGTGGAAATGAATGTATTGCTTTATGGGCTAAGAATACTATTACTAGGTTAAGGTGGTATGCTGGGAAAGATATGTCTAACATGGTAGCTGGTTCGATGATGGGTATTACTCCTGATTTTGAAGTGAGCAAGGCTAGTGGTTCTGCTGTGGGGTATATAGGAGGAAGTACAATATGGCACTCAGGTAATTCTAACCTAACTTCTGTAGCATGGAATGCCAAAGAGATTACATTTGGGTCAACTAACTTCCCTAAGGATGGTGCACCAAGAGCTAATATATCACCATATTCTATAAAGGTTTGGGACTCTTATGGTCAAGTAGTGGCAGGGTCTTCAAATTATGGTGTTGTATTAGAGGTAATGGGTCGAGGTGGACATTGGGATAACCAATTATATTTCGAAGCATATGGTCATAATATCTGGCATAGAGCTTCTTCATACAACGATTCTTCATGGTCTTACACGTGGGAGAAGTTAGCAGTCCAATCTGACTTATCCAAGTACCTCCCACTGTCAGGAGGCACTATGTCTAGTGGTGCTCGTATCTCTCACAATGGGCATTTATATATAGGGCATCCCTCAAATTCAGGTTGGGTAGGAGTGCAAGATATATGTTCTCAGAGCAGTTTAGGTGATAAATACTGGTCCATACGTATAAACGGAACTGCTGTATTTAAAGGGGTGACAGGTTCTGGATTTACCAAAACTGGTTCCAGTGATAATTATGTACTACTAGGAGGCGGAGGTCACAGAGCTTTATCTGACTTAGGAGGAACACATACTCACTCACAATACGTGGCAAAGACAGGTGACACTATGACTGGAGCATTGAAGGTAATGAATATCTTACTACAGAACAATAATGAAATAAACTGTGAGACTAATACCCTATTTTTACAGTATCGTGGAAGTAAGGGAATACGCCTATGTAACAACAATCAACCGTTGACCTATGGAAGTTCTAACTATACTATTTATCATACTGGAAACTTGTCGTTAAATAATTATGTAAAGAAGACTGGAGATACTATGACAGGGAATCTTCAAGTTGGGCAGGTAGTTATAGGAAATACAAATGAAGTCAATGCTACAGATAGTGGTAATGTTTTATATCTTGGATATAGAAATACACCTGGGGGAGTAAATATTTGTTATAACAATGCCCCTTTAACTTACGGAAGTGCAAAGTATACTATATACCATTCTGGAAATATTAGTTCTGTATTAAATAAGAGAAGAGTACCTGGGGAGGTAGTAGATTTCTATGTTTACCAGGTAAATGGCTATACTTGTACTAGTACAGATTATACTACATTTAGGAATCAGCTATTTGATTCAAGTGGTAGAGGAAAGTCAAGTGTGTCATACAAAGCTACTTATAGTTCAATGACCTATACTGTAAACCTATCTGACTTCGTATTAGCACACAATGAAATCAGTGCATATAGTAATGGTATGTATACAGCAGGTGGTGGTGAGATTGAAAGTAATAGGATTGGTAGTACAGCTGGTGCTAATAGTAAAACCATTAGTGGTTACGAAATGCCTAAGCACGCTCACTGGTTTGGACGCTATAGGTCAGATAATGCTAACGACCGTGACGTATTTGGACCAGATGGAGGTCAGAATCACTCTACAAATGGTACAACTTCTGCTGGACAAGGAGGTAACTGGAGAACTGGTTACTCAGGTAATGGTCAATCAAAAGATTGGAGACCAAAGACAATCTTTGTATTCAAGATGGTGTATGCTCCTAAATCATGGTAAGTTATGAATATTTAAGATAATTTGTTTTGAATATTAGTAAATTATCACTAACTTAGCACCCGAAAACTTAAGAAGAGATTTTAGAATAAAATTAATTTTAAATAAATTTAATTATGGAATTACTTAATAAAAGAGTAATGTACACTGTAAAGAATCAAGATGCACACCTTAAATTGGAAGGCGATGCACAGATTACTGGAGATAACCAAATTACTACTTTCTCAGGGTCTTTCTTCACATTAGAAGATGTTTTCACTGGAGGATTTAGTTATTCTGAAGAAGGAGAGGGACTTATTAGCAAGAGTGTTAATAGTTATCCTAGTTCTTTAGAGGATAAAGGTATGGACTTGTTAGATGCAACAGTAACGGCTTTAAAACAACAATTAACAGTTTAATTTTATGACAGTAAATGAAATGATGGTTAAGCACAACTTTATCACTAAGGTACTGCTTAGAGACGGAGACAAAGAACTCAGCAAAGACCTAAAGGTAAGGTTAATGAGTATGAGAATTGAGTTAGGTAAAGTAAGAAAACAGCTTGAAGAGGATTTACAAGAGGCTGTTAAGGAACTAACTCCTAAAGGTTATCAAGAACTGATAATGAAAGAGAATAAAACTGAAGAAGATAAAGCTCAAGTTGAGGCTTGGAATAAGCAAATCAATGAGGAGTATAATGCTTACGTTGATAAGAGAGGAAAAGAAGAAGTACAAATTGATACTACATTGAGTGAAGATGATTTTGCTCAAATTATTGAGGTTAATGCAGGTAACGATGTTGAAATTAATGGAACAAAGTTGAATGCAGCTGATTTCTTAGAAGTACTTTATAGCTTATTCGTAGCGTAATGTAATAAACGAGGGCTGTGTAGGTTATACATAGCCCTTTTATTTTATCAGCATGAATGAATATATTGAGGTAATTGGTCAATTAAAACCCAAAAACAATGCTAACTTTCCGTTAGCTGACGTTAATGACTTACGTGGTGGTTACATCCAAGTTACCAATATGAGTGATATGGAAGCCTTCCTAAATACCAATAAGCTAAAGGAAGGTATGCTATGTTACGTTAAAAATTCACCTGACGACAACCATATGTACCAATTCTACAGTGGGGTATGGAATGTATGGAAAGTACAAGGAGGTGGAGGAAGTGGAGGCGGAGGAATGTCTATAGTGGTCGTAGAAACCTTACAAGAACTATTAGACAGAGACGATTTAAGAGTTAAAGGACAGATAGTATTCGTTGATGAAATCAATGAGATACGTTACTTTAACGGCTTCGTATGGGAGTCCTTCTCCAAAATTTACATACAGGATACACCACCTGAAGATAAGGGAGGTATTTGGATAGATACTTCTGAGAATAAAGAACATATGACAAGTAGTACTGTAATTCAAGACCTGCTGAAGGTTATATCAGTATTGCAAGACAAGGTACGTAAACTAGAGTTTGCATTTAATTGCCAGATAGATTCGGGTGATTTTACTAACAATCAGAGATATGCTTATGATGGTATGCCTAATGAAGAACCTGATTATGGTACTTCAGAAGAGGAGGATAATGCTACTCAAGAAGCTAATAAGGATATAGTTCTTGCTGATTCACCTGAGCCAACTGAGTATGAAGAGTATTTACCTAATGCTAAGCATATATGTATTAAAAGTGGTACGTATGCAGAAATGCAGGCTAATAAAGGTGATTTTCTACCTAAAGAATTGTTATGGTGTTATGATACTCAGACATTATGGATTAAAGACCCTAAGACTTATAAATTAATTAAAATAGGTAGCACAGGTGGTGGAGAAGACCCAGGACCTGGACCAGACCCAGAAACAATGGATGGAATATTAACCGAAGTCATTGGAAGTGGTAGCTCTGCTAAAACCAAGATTATTGGTATTGAGTTCGCTGACATGACGAATAAAGAGAATACATTCCTTATTCAGGTTAAGGATGGTAAATTAGATATACATGATTATAGATTAGATAAGAATACTTTAGCTGGTAATGCTCAGACTCAAGGTACTGGAATTTACTACACTACTCCATACTTCCCAATCATTCCAGAGGAAGTTGGTTCTAAAGACTCTCCAAAGATTTATGTTAATATGGTGTATTGTGGAGGAACGTCAGAGGATAAGGACTACAATCCAGTATCTCACAATTTCGTAGAGTTGTGTAACCTTGGTAAGAAAGACTTAAATCTAAAGGGATTGTTCTTACATTATACAGAAAGAAATAGTGGAGATTGGGTTACATTGCCTCTAGTTGGTACTCTTAAATCTCAAGGAACATTCTTAATTAAAGGTGCTCAATGCTCCGTAGAGAATATCAATACTACACTAATTAAGGTTGGTGAACCTGATATGTATTGGACAAAAGATGCAACTCTTAATAATACAAGACTTGAGATTGCTGGAGATGAAGGTGCTGGAGTGCAGCCTCATAGTATATGGTCAAGTAAAGATGACTGTATCAAATTTAGCCATGACTGTGCATTCTATATTAGTAGTGAAGAGACTACAGACTACTTCAAAACTACTGTTATGAATAGTACTGCACCTTGGACTACTAACGGAGTTATTAAATGGTATGTTGATTTAGTCGGAATAGGTAGTTATAATGATAAGTCAATGCCATGTGAAACATCTCCTATTGCTACTAAGGGAAGTAATGTATTACTAATGCGTTACTATAATATGGACCCAGTAAAGCAAGCTACTAAAGCTCTGAGTGCTAGGAGTAATGTTAAGGATTGGACCTATATCAATATGGATAATATTAATCCAGCTATTGATATTCAAGAATATACTCCTAAGAACTCTTCACAAAATAAAAATATATTCTTCAATAAACATCTACTGACTGAGGGTGCTCCTAATATTGTTACTTGTACATTAGGACATGATGCCCATAAAACTAGATGCTTTAACTGGGTATCCGTTGGATATTATAACGAGTATATCTGGATTAGAAAAGATGGGGAAGACTATACTGAGGATAATAAGTTTGAATCTTTCAAAAAGGAAGACTTCAATTCAGAAGGCACTAGCCAGAATCCTAATAGACCTGCCAACCATAAAAATTGGACTAATAAAATTTACAATAGGATTAGAAGTATAACTACAGATGGAACTCCATTTACAGTTCACAAGTTCATTAAAGATTTTGAAGAACCTGCTGATACTCAGAAATACTTCTATAAAGTAGGTAGAGATGGGGCTTGGACAGAAGAGAGGTCATTTACACTTAGAAACAGAGACAAGTGTATCGAAAATGGATTTAACTTCCTACAAGTAAGTGACCAACAAGGATTTAATGCAGAGGAATATGAGATGTGGAGAATCTGTGCTGAGTATATTGATGCAGATAAAACTGAGAATCCATATCACTTCTGTATGAATACTGGAGACCAAACTCAAAATGGTAATAGATTTAATGAATGGATTGACTACTACAAAGGTGGGGAGGCAATCTATAGGGACACTGAGCAAATGTATACTGTTGGAAACAACGACCTTACACCTGTGGATGTGTATACGCTAGGTGATGGTGAGGATATTAGTAAAACTAGTCCTGTAAATGTGGAATTTTTCTTCACATTTGAACACCCTTATACAGTACCCATTTCGTCTGCTGGAGTGTACATACCTTGCTGCTATAGTTTTGTATATGGCAATACCTATTTCTTGTCTATGAACTCTGAAATCACTGAATTAGCGAGGACAGATGTGTTCGGAGATATAACTGGTGTGAACGTATATGATGACTTAAAAGACTGGGCAACTGCTGATTTGGCACAACACGCAGCTGATGCTAAAATTAAGTGGAAGGTCGCTTTCTGCCATGAAGCTCCATTTACCATTATTACTGCTGACTTAATTATGAGTTACTTAAAGAAGAATGAAGGTGGAACTTATGATAAGAACTTAGACATTAAGAGAGGTGGTAGCCACTTAAACACAGTTGGTAGTTATTGGTTCAGTCAATGGATGCAAGATAATGGATTTAAGCTATGCCTATGTGGACATAAACATACTTACTCCAATTCTAGATATATTAGGGAAAATCCTAGTAGGACAATGGAGCCTATCGTTTACGACCCTTCATTAACTCCTACATGGTATACTTCCTTACCAGATAGAGAAAGACAATGTGTTCAAATCTCTACTGATGCAAGCTTGAATTATGTAAGATATGTAATGTGTCAGGCTACTGGATATAAGTTAACTTCTAATAAGGAATTACCTGCAAAGAATATTCCTTGGTTGTTAGAATACTACCCAGTATCTAGTCAGATTGAGAACAATACAACTAATACTGCTACAGTAAAGGTTAACTCAGCACAGCAATATCCTAATTACATTATATGGAATATAGGTAGTGGTGATGAGGTTGAGACTCCTTCTATGACAACAACATCAAGGGAGAGAATACTTGGTAAATCATACAAGCTTCAACTAAAGGATAATACTAAAGTTTGGGCTTACAAGTATAATGTACCTATAGCTTATACTGACCTTAAAAAGGTGGGAGGTAATGGTTCTACCAATCCAAGCAACAATATAGTAATTGAAAAGACATTACAATGAAAATAAAACATTATGATGAAGTAACTGGAAGATGGGTAATCGACGGTGCTTCTAATGCTTCAGAATTGGAACTGACAAACCCTGGCTTCTTAAATGAAGCTGGGGAATCAGTTTCTATTGACAATGGCTTTACAAAGCTAGATAATAGAATGACTAAGTTAGAACAAAACCTAGCCTGGGTGTACCTTAATGGTGCAATCGGAGGTGGTGGCGGTGGAGGAGGCGGTGGTGACGGCTCCGAATATACTATTGATGTAGCTGAGGGTAGCACAGTCTATACAGCCACTAATACTGTTACACTTAATATATTAATTAAGAGTGGTGGTGTTAAAAAGTCATTTACTGTAATTGCTAAAGATTTAGCTACCAACAAGACATTAGGAACATGGAAGAAATATTCTATGGCTAGAACTGATATTACTATCACTGGATTATCAGGAACTACTGACGTAGAATTATCTGCCTATGATAATGATAATACTTATGCAACTCCTACATATGTAAAGATTGTAGCTGGAGCTATATCTCTAGAGATTCAATCCATTCCGCCTAAGACTATGTATATGGGTGGTGTTGCAGAAGTACCTCTTAACTATACTGTAACTAATAACATTCTTCAAAGTCCCGCAGAGTTCTGGATGACTATCAATGGTATTGAAGTAGCTAGAGTAGGTAACATTACTACAGCTATTAGAGCATTGAGCTATGATGCTCGTAAATTACTATTTGAGAGCGAACACTTTAATCCTAAAGCTGGACAGAGATTCTATTTCATTGCTCAAGCTAGTACTACTCTTAATGGGGAAGTTTTATCATCTGAGCAAATTAAGTTTGATGTTACTGTGGCTGATAGTAATAACCTGGTTATTGTAACTGAGGATATTACAGAGTTTACTCCATCTTCAAATCCTGGGGAGACTATTGATGATTTGACTCAATATGGTCAAGGTTCACAACTTGGATTTAGCTACTACTTTAGCTATGGTCTTAGTAAATACAGTACATTCAACATGGATTACAAAATCCATTTAATGAATGAAAGTGGTGAAGTGTCATTACTTGATACTGGTACAATTAAGAATATTAACAAGAGTGAAACTAATAGGTTCGTATACAGTACAGTAAATCTATCTGTTAATAATCCAGGTGAATATCTAAGAATTACACTGTTTGGATATGCAGTTAATGACCCTGGTGATACATCTGCACAATATACTAAGACTGTTACTTGTAGAATAGTAGAAAGTGTTAGTACAGAGATGTATGCTAATAATGATATGCACACACTACTTGCATACTTTAGTAAAATTACTGGGTTCCCTAATACTGCAACAGGTACTTGGAATTATCCTATAAAGAATAGTGGGGAGTTTGTGTATGAAGGTGCATTTGCATCTAAATTTCCAGATGGAGTAAACTTTACGCTAAAGGGTGTAAATGGTAAAACTAGTGGTTTCTTACAAGACAGTGATGGAGTAAATCAAATACCTGCAACAAGGCTAAGTGGTGAAGCATACGGTTATTTAGAGGTAGCAGAGCAAATGTTCCCTGCCGTTGATATTGGTGCTGGTGTATCATTTTTCCAACCTGTAGGTTTCCATATATCTTGTACTTATAAAGCAGAGGCTTCTTCCTATCCAGAGGAAGTGGTATGTGGTATTGGTCAATATGAGGATGGAGAGCTAAAGACTGGATATGAAATTTCATTGGAGAAAGCTGTATGTAAGATAGGTTCTGCTGACACATTAACGGTTAAATTACCTCAAAATGAGTTACTAACTGTAGACCTAGATGTGTCACTACTGTCAGGAAATGCTTGGTACTTTAAAATCTATGTAAATGGTGTACTATCTGCTGTAAGTAGGGTACTTCAGTCAGACATTGACTGGATGTTTGGTACTGATTTCTATTTCGGATGTAGAAACGACAATGGAGTTAGAAGCAGGTTCTCTGATGTTAGTATCTATGATATTAAACTATATACATCTTCACAAAGTGAATATGCCGTTGTACAAAACTACATATCTGCAACAGAGCAAGCCAGACTAGTTAGAGGACAAATCGACGCTTCTCTTGATGCTGAGTTGAGAACTAAGAACCTATTTGATAGTGCAGGTAACTGTCTAATTTGGGATAAAACTCTTGATGGCGGTAAAGGTGGTTTCCTAACTGGTGAATTACTATATGCTAAGTTAGTTGAACAGATGGAAATCAACACCCCCTACCCTATTGTATTAGTAGAGGAAACATCTAATAGCCCAACATTGTTTGAGCCTTATTCAACTGCTATATTCTCTGCATCTGATAAGGTAGAAGTAATGGGTACTAAGTTCCCTGTAAAGATTACTTATCAAGATAGTAAAGGTAAAGTGGTTATTAGTACACCTAGTGGTGTATCTGAGAACAATGGTGTTACTATTGGTCTACAAGGTACATCTTCTCTATCATATAACGCTAAGAACTTTGAAATCTACATGGGAGATGTGGACCAGACAGGTAAGAAGATGCTATTCCAACCTACTGATGATTGGTTGCCTGAAAACGAATTTACATTAAAAGCTGACGTAGTAGACTCTGCTCACGTTAATAACGTAGTAATTGGTCAGATTGTTAATGGTAGAGCTAAAAACTCTTCTGGACAGTCTATTACACCATTCGGAGCAACTCCGCCCATGTCATTAGGTAATGATGTTTGGGGAGGTGATGCAGATAAAGCTAATGCTATTAGAGGTAAGATTAAGCATACCTCTGAAGGTTTCCCAGTATTACTATTTATTAGATATGCTCCAGATGCTGATGGTACTATTAAACAACCTAAGTTCTGTGGTATTTATAACTTCAACTTAGGTAGGTATGCTTTCTTTAACTTGGGATTAAAGTTACTTACTGACTACGTTAAAGTGAACCAAGACGGACCAACATTAGTAACTGATTACACAGAAGATGCTAATAGATGGAACACTGGGGTAAGTAATGGTGTATATTCTGTAGAAATAAACCAAAACTCTTCTGCTCAAGGAGCTTTCCAACAGGATGATATGAAGATTGTTCAGTTCATGGGTGATGTAATGTACACATCTAGGGATGAATCGATTGGATATAATCAGGTTCAGAAGTTCTATACCCAGATGGCTAATATGGCTCTTACTCGTATCCAGAAATATACAATGGACGATGCTGGACAGACTCCTACTAAACCTATTCCTGGAGAGTTCTATGATTTGGATAAGAATGCTTATTATAACTTTAGTGCTTGTGACCAGCATCTAAACTGGGATAATGCCTGTGCTTACTTTATGATTGCATTACTATTTGGTTGTGTGGACTCAATGTGTAAGAACTTAACTATTCGTAGTTGGGGTACAGATGTATGGTATTGTTGCTTCTATGATATGGATACTGCCTTTGGTCTAAACAATGCTGGACAAGATATTGTAGAATATTGGGCACATCTACATAGATGGTATAATATCTCTTCACAGGATACTGGTATTACTCAATATACACAGGAGAAGAATTATGTATCTACTGATAGTTATAAACAATACTTTGCATCTTGGTGGAATAGAATTTGGGAAGTATTAGAGAATCTAGCTGGTATAGATAGTGGTAGTACAGAGAATAGAACTAGCTTAGAGTCATTATATGTGAATCTAAGAACTAACTTGTTCCCTGACCCTGATAAATTTATTAAGGATTACTATCAGTCATATACTGAAAAGACAGGTTCTATTATGTTTAATTATGATTACAAGATTAAATATCTTGCTATATCTAAGACATATGACCCAAACACAGGTAAATATGAGGATAGTACGGACTTTAGTCAGTTAAAGTTCTTACATGGTAATCGTGTAATGCACGTTAAAGACTGGTTTAGAAAGAGAATAATGTTCTTAGATGGAGTATATGGTTACAAGGATAATACTAACCTATTACCTACTACTATTGAATCTCCTATTACTGGACTATGGGCTTCTAATAAAGCTACTGGTTCAGCTACTGAAATTAGATTTAGTACTGATATTACTGCAAGTAGTCAGATACTTTATCACTATTCACATGATAAGACTACTGGTGCTTTCTGGATTAGTGAAACTCCTACTTCAGTTATCTTACCTATGCCTACTGGTGAAACAGTGGTGTATATGTATGCTAACAAGTACATAACGGACTTTACTAAATTCAAGAGTTACCCTTGGACAGGTTTGGATAATATTAACCTACCTATGTTACAAGAGCTAGACTTAAGTGGCTTGACTAATGTGGATGCTGCTTATTTCTTCCAGGGTGGAGTATATAATGAGGCTAATGATATAGGTTTGAAGAATATTAAGAAGTTGAATCTAAGTAAGGTGAGACTTATTGGTTCTACCGCTTCTGCATATACATTAGACTTAAGTGGTTGTCGTAAGATTCAGGAACTTGATGTATCATACTCTTCTATTACTAAGATTACATTCCCAACATCTGCTGTGTTGAAGACATTAAATATGTCTGGAACAGATATTACTAATCTGAAGTTAGAGAACCAATCTTTCCTTGAGTCATTACTTATTGATGATTGTTTAAAGCTAACTTCAATAGAAATTAATAACTGCGGTGCATTAAGAACTCTGAACATACCACCTAATGTGAGAACGGTAACTATTAGGAACTGTGAGAAGATGGAAACCATTCAGATTCCGTATTCTTCAGTTAATAACTCTATCAGTCCGTTGGCTCAGGTTACTATTGATAACTGTCCTGGTATGAAGGAATTTAGTATTCCTGGTCAGAATAACCCTGCTCTAAAGTTAGAGTTAACAGGTGCTTGGAATCTTGAGGTTCTAGACCTAAGCTATACTAAGACTAGTGATATTACACTTGCATCTTTATATGTTAATGGTAAACCTAACTTCTCTAGCCTAAGAAGACTAGTTATTTCTAACACGGCGTTATCTACATTAAAGTATAATGATAGAACTCCAGAGTACTTAGACTTGACTGCATTCCCAGACTTAGAAAGTATCGAGGCTATTAGCTGTAAACAATTAGTGGAGGTCAGATGTAAGAATGATAAGACAAATCCTATAGAAATACCAAGAGGTGCATTTAGAGATTGTATTTCATTACAGAGAGTAATCGGACACCTATCTCTTCAGGGTGGCGAGATATTTAGAGGATGTAGTCAGTTCTATCTAAATCCAGATAGTGTGTATACTCAGTATGGTACTGATGTCTTCCTTGAAGGAAATAACGTTACCAATGTATCATTTGGAGAAGAATTGACTGATGCCTACTTCTTATTTGAAGGATGTGCTAGAATATCCTATAATGACTTTAAATACCTAATGGTTAGATTAACTGATAGGGTTGTTTCATTAGAAGGTATGTTCAAAGGTTGTTCAAATGTTACTGGTGATATTTGGTATGACTTATTTAGATTATGCCCTAATGTAAATAGCATCAAGGAAGCATTCAGTGGAACAAGCCTAACTGGACCATTCTTCTCTAGGACATCTGATTACAGTACATCTAAGGATTCTACTTGGGGAGTATTAGACTTCTTACCTAAGCTTACTGATGCAGAAGCTGCATTTGATAGCACTAGCTTAGAGTGGATAGACAACAATGTGTTTGCCCCAGCTAATGGTAAGTATAGTCCTCTAGTAAAGATTGACTATATGTTTAGAAACTGTCAACAGTTGAGAAGCTGTGCTAATACAAGAGCAGCTGTACCTACAGATGGATTACTAAGTTCTAAGACATTCTTTACAAACCTAAGAAATCTAGTAAGCCCTTATCCAAAAGGTGTATTCACTGGATGTAGTTGGGTTAGAATGACTGTAGATTCAGATAGTAATGGTAATACCTATCTATTCCATACAATTAATAAGGTTGCTCAATCCTTAATTCTAACGGACTCTTTATACTCTGGTATTAAGTTAGTTGGAAAGATTGGACCTAATGTGTTTGGTGGCATAAGTCAAACTATCAATGACGGGGGTACTACATGGCACATCCCAACATTTAGCTCTATCCAGTACCCATTCCAATACAGTGGTGGAGAAGCATTAGTAAATCTATCAGAGATGGGAAATATGTTCCAAGGCATTAGCGGAACATTAAGACAGGCTATAGGTATACTTACTGGACTTAAATGTTCTGATGAAGCTGGTGCTCAGAGTATTCCTGTTAATATATTCAAGAATTGTAAAATATTGAATAGTATTGAGGGATTCTTTAAAGGAATAGACTTAAACAACGATGGTAAGATATATCAATTCCCACCTGCTGGTATGTTTGATGATTGTATTAGTTTAACTAGCATCAAGAGTCTATTTAGTGGATGCTACAATCTTAAATTAAAGCTAGTGGGAGAAGGCTTTAAGAACTGTCCTTTACAAGATGTGTCATTTGCCTTTGAAAATAGTGGTACTTTTGGATACATTCCTTACAGATTATTCTTTATGAGCCAAGACAACTCAGATGGCTCTAAGTCTATTAGGCATAGCATAACTAATATGGCTGGAGTATTTAAGGGATGTTGGTGTCTAGGTTATGATGAAACCAGAACTATTGACATAGGTTCAGAGTTAATTCTTAATAGTACATGGACAACTTGGGATGACCATATTATTAAGAATGCTGGCAACAGAGTAACATTTAAACTTGATGTCAGCAACATGAAGAAGTCGTATAACTATGATAGGAACGAAGATACTTCAAGTCCTGACTATAATCCAGGAGAACAAGCATTTGATGTTTGGTATCTTGACGGTTATGGGTGGGAAGGTGCTTCTAGTACTGAGAGTGGTTTAGCTGATGTTAAGTCAAGACTTACTGAGAAATACTTTAAGTATGATACTCAACAAAAGACTGCTATTAGCCAGGCAGGTAATGGTCGTGCTGAGATTGGATATCAGAATTATATGATTCCTACTGACCTATTCAGGTATTGTCATGCTGACTGTACGTTGGAAGATTCTATGATTGATTTCAACTATCCAGAGCAAGTTAGGAAGTTCTTGCCTGATTCTGGAGATTGGACTATAGAACAAACTGGTAAATGGGATGGTATGATAGGTAGAATACCATGTAAACTATTTGAAGCACTTGTAGATACACCAAAGCTGCTTGGAGTGTTTAGAACTACAAGATTCTGTGCTTTCGTAAATCTACAAGGAGATACGTTCACTAGAGGTATCAAATACCCACCAGACCTGTTTAAATATAATACTAGGTTGGAAGATATTACAGGTATGTTTTCACAGACAATCTTAGAAGTTGGTGTTGATGTAAATAGTGACCTATTTGCTAATAATCCTAACCTAAAAGTTATTACTGAATTGTGGGCTAATTGTAAGTTTGATAAGAGGGCGTATAATGCTGCTGGAACTCAGGAGATATATCCTCAAATTGATTTCGCTAACATATTTAAGAATAATAATAGAATTGTCAATGCTTCTAGCTTATTTGCTGTATCAACTGCAAGTACAGAGGAAGACAGTAATTACGGTTTACTTTTAATTACTGAAGACCTACTGAAGACTTGCTACAATATTAATGACATTAGTAGTATGTTCTACTATTGTACTAAGTTACAAGGTGCAGTACCTACGTTCACCTCTGCAACTTATCCTGTGTTAAATATTGTATCTGGATACTTAACTGGAGTTAAGAAGAGTAACATCACCAATGCTGACCAATTAGAATCAAGATTAGTACCTGCCGAATGGCTATAACCAATTATATAAGCTAGTTATATCATAGAAATGATTTTTAAATATTTTAATACAATTATTTTGTAGTTAACATTGATTAACAATATTTCTTTGGTATGACCTTTAAGAATCATTAACTTTGCACTATGAAAATTAAGAAAGCGCGCTTTAGAGATTGGGATTAAAAACACACACAAACACAACAAATTTATGGCAGAATTTTTGACAATGCAAGAGGCAGAGGACAAATTTGGTAAGAAAGGTAAAACCAATGCGGCTCTTACTCTAGGTATTATTGGAACAGCACTTGGAGCTTTTTCAGGTAACAACGGCTGTGGCTGTGGTAACAACGGCATTCTTGGAGGTCTGTTCGGAGGTAATAACGGTAACTGTCTAGCTGAAAGAGCTATGCAGACTGCTATGGCTCAAGGAGAGATGTCTCAGAATCTAGCTTGGAACAACAGAGTACAGTCCTTACAAGATGATATTGATTTATATACTTATATCAATGGTAGGAATTTAGCTATCAATGAAAGAATCGGAAACGAAACTCAAATTCTAACAAACCAAATCTGGAAGGGTAGAGTAGAAGACCTACAAGAGAAGAGTGGAATGTACGTTGATATAATCACTCGTGATAATGCTCAGAACCTAAGACTATGTGATGAGCTTTATAAGAGGAGAGAACAAGATGTACAAGAAAAGACTGACATCTTCGAAAGATTAAGTACAAGAATCAATGAATTAGAGAAGAAAGAAGCTGCTACTGCTGCTGCTCTACCTCTAATGTTCGAGCTTAGCAAGGTTAATGCTGAAAGATATTCAGATAACTGCTGCTGCAAGTCAGAGAAACAACTATTAGTTGCTACTGGTGATTTACAGAGACAACTTGACCATAAGATTACTGGACAGCTGAAATATGCTTATAGTGACCTATGTGCTCCAGTTCCTAGTATTTCTCCACTATACTGTAGTCCATTCACACAATATGGCACAGGTATGTATGCTGGGCAAGCTGCTTCTAACTGGAACGCAGTAAATACAGCTATCAATAGTACTTGTCCTTCTTGTACAGCTCAGTAAGATATTAAAGGGAGATTATGCGAATAGTCTCCCTTTTATTTTTTTTTATTTTAAACACAAACACTTATGAAAGTAAAAATTACTCCTATCGGAGAAAGTGCTCAATTAATTGAATTTAATGTATCGTTACCATGTGGGGCAAGAGCATCTGTAGCTCCAGTGTCTACATTAACAATTACACAAAGATGGGCTAAGGTGATTAACACAGCTACAACAGGTGCAGCTTCTTATATGCAGGTTACTAAGTTTGATATTATACATAATACTCAGTATACTGATTGTAAGGGTAATGTAAGATTGGTTACAGAAGAAACATCAACTATACTGGCTTCTCCAGCTACAAGTGAGACAATAACTACACTTGTTCCAGAAGTTAATAAGGTAATTGATGTTATAATTCCTAACGGAGTTAGTATTGTTAATCAAGCTATCTTAGATGAGTTACCAACATCATTGCCAGTTAAAGGTAACTGTGCGTACTCAGTATTCGAGATACAGATTCCTGCAGCACCTGCTCCAGCAGCATAATAATCACATGATATGAGCTTATTTGGACAACCTTTCGGTACTAACTATACTGATTTACAAAACCAATACTTGCAGCAACTTCAAGTTATGCAACAAGCTCAGCAAGCACAACAGAAGACTCAACCCATCCTTGATGAAATAAACAGGGAGGTTGGGTCGTTGTCTGTTGATGAGCAGAACGTATTGGCTAAAACACAAGAATATCAAATGGCTAAACAAACCTATGAAGCAGGATTTATGTCATTCTTAGGAACTAAGTTTAGTGCAGAGTATGTAAACTCTCCAGATGGTAAGGTAGCAGCAGAGAACCTACTATCTACTATTAGGAAGAGTAAGGAGTTTATACAATCACAGATAAAAGCTAAAGAGGAGAAGGTTAATACATTATTAGAATTAATGGAAAGTGACCCAGAGATGAAAAAGAGATTTGAAGAACTCATGATGAATAAAACAGCTAAATAATGAGTGATAAAGAATTGTTATTTCAAGCAGCAAACACATTCACTAAAAACTTGGTAAGTAACTTATTTGGCATAAACACAATAGGTACTGACGCTCTCATAACTTACGTAGTTAATAATATAGAGGACAAGTATGGAATGTATTTGGAACCATTCCTTGATAAGGGTGGTAATATAAATATAGATTTATTTGGTAATGCGCTACGTGACGTTATGAAGACTCGTGCTAAAAATGGATATGTCGTTAAGCTATTCGGTAAACCGATTAAGTTTGGAGAGGCTGACATTGATGAGTTCGAGAAAATATTTAAAACGTTGAAAGCGAACAATGGACAACATTAGAACAGAGTCATTTCTTGGAGGTGACAAAGTAATAGTTGGTAATAAGTACACTGATTTAGTACTTGAAACTCTAGGTAAGGTCTATATAAAGACTGGTAATAGCTCAAGAGTTTTGAGTGATGTTTTAGCATTACTTGATAAGGCTACAGAATCAGAAATTAAAAGCCAGACTATTATAGTTGGGAGCTTACTTGAGATGGAGCAGATGGAGTATCCTGGAGATGGATTCTTCGTTTATAACACACTTACAACTACTCTATATATTTCTTATGATGAGAGATATGTAGCTTTAATAGAGGCAGCAGAGGGTGCTGGTGATGGTTATGTAAGGCGTAAGGGAGACACAATGACAGGACAGTTAGAGATTAATACTGTTGGACCTCCTTTAATAGTGGCTTCTTCTAAGTTAGTAAACAATCTAAACGTCGAATTTATAGGCGGCTATGCTGCAGATGATTTGGCTAAGAAAAGAGTAGATGAATACATTACAGGTAATTGGACATTTAAGGGTAAAGGTGTTTCCGAGAATAATTGGACATTTAACCAAAATGTTCGTATGTATGGTGACTTAGTAACAAGTGGTAGTTTAACTTCTCCAGAGTTTGCATCTGGATTTGGAGGTTATGGTTGGAGACTTGATGCTGATACTAATACATTAACTGTAGATTATCTTGTAGTTCGTAAAGCTATGAGAGTGTATGAGATGGTTATTAATAAGATTAGTGCAACCAATGGTAGCTTATGGGTTAGTAACTCTAGTAAATGTACAGCAGCTTATCAACCCAAAATCATAACTCAAGCTGACCTACAAAGAATAGGTACATGGGGAACAGAGGATGCAAAGAGTAATCTTGAGAAGTTGATGCCATCTAATAATTATTTCTTATTTAATGATTTAAGTACCAATTATTCAGTAACAGAGAAATTTACTACACAATTAGCTAATGCTAGTGGAACCTACACCCCTAAAGCCTTTGTAGATTACAACTTCATAATCTATATTAAGGACATAACAGTAGTAATAAATAGTCCACTGTTTAAAGGTCCGAGTAGTCTATATGATTTAAACGTACTAGACAAGTCATGGGCTGAATATAATGCTAATAACCCTAGTCCTGGTATAATTACTGAGAAGATATTCAATACCTACAAAAGTAATATTAAACTTATATTCATAAGTAAGTCAAGGGAAGTCATTGAATGGAAAGAAGTTCCAGGAGACCCACTATCAGGTACTGAACCTTCTAAATGGGCTAACGTAGACTCATTTAATAAAAGGACACAATTTTTCATAGTTCCTAAAAGTAGAGAAGTGAACTATAAAAAGGATGGAAAGACATCTAGTGATGGTTCTAACTTATATAGTGTCTATCCCTATTATAAGTACTTTGGACTTCAAAAACCTGACACAGGAATGCCCTCACAATCTAATATATGGGTAGTAGAGTGCAAGAACGAGGATTATCCTTACTTTAAACCTGGGGATATTGTTAGGTGTCAGAAGTACAATAATGGTAACATTAAATACTATGATGCTATTGTAACTGTGCAAGTAGACTCCTACACATATATAATGCAGAAAGCTCTATCAGTATTTGACACATATACAGAGATATCTTATGATGATGAAGGTAATTTAATTAAGTTTGAGCAGAGCTTTAATGATACTCAGTATAACAAGACTGAACAGCTCTACAACTCAAATACTAATGAGTATGAGCCTGCAAGAACTACTGATAATGGTAAAGCTGATGGAAATGCTATTTCAAAGGATGAAAGACTTGATGATATAGCTAAGGATGATGATATGGTTCAGATGGGTAATATATACAATATTGAAAGACAGAATGCTGTTTATATTACATCTACTGACGATTGTGGTCCTTACATTGATGTATTAGCTGGACTTAACAGACCCGACTATTCTGTATTATATGTTACTCCTACTTGGGCTACTAAGAAAGCTAACATTAAGAAGAAGGGTGATATATATGTAAGAGAGGATGCTAGTGACTTCTACTATCAGACTACTAACCCAGGTAGTGTAAATCCAGACAACTTCGGAGGTAAGATTGATAAGAAACACCCGTTGATATTCTTAAAGACTAAGGATAAGAATCAAGTCCTTATAAATGATGGTGAGAACAATCAAATTACTCAGGAGATTCTCAATAACCCAGCTGAGTATGGTTACTTCTTAACTGAAGTTCCTACAATAGACTCAGCTCTGTTATTTAGGAATAAAGAATATAAGTGTACCTATACCAAGATTACTAAGGTTAGGTTAGGTAATCTATCAGGAATACATAATGAAATCTTTGGAACTAAACAGCCTTATGGTTATGGTCTATATGGTGAGAATGTATTCTTAACTGGAGAGTTCTACCTTAATAATGGCACTTCTATAGTGGACTTCTCAGAGGAGAGTATATTATTGAAGTTTAGAAATGCAGGTTTAGAAATTAGGGATGTAGTTAATGCAGATGGAACTATTGACCAAGTACCAGCACTTAACTTAGAAGGAGAGCCTATCTTGGATGAGAATGGTAATCCTACCTATAGGAATAAGACTGAGATTTATATGAATGCTGACCAATTCGTGTTTAGTATTGCAGGTAATCCAGCTATGAAGTTAAGTGGTCTGTTTAACGATAAAGGACAATTCCAAGAAGCTCTATTAGATGTACAAGGTGCTGTTCAATCAAGAGGTTTAAGAGTGCATGGTACAGAAATGAGTTCTCGTCCACCATTTACGTGGGACCCAGACCTAGAAATCCACATAGATGCTGCTGGTGACTATGTTACCCAAGAAGGGTACTATATTAATTCGTTTATTAATACTAAGGGTAACTTATATGCTAGAGATGGGTACTTCAAAGGTAAGATATATGCAACGTCTGGATACTTTAGTGGTGAAATAAACGCTGAGTCTGGAAAGATTGGGGATTTTGTTATAGGGCAGAACTCAACAACTACGGGAGCCTGGATATGGAACACCAATCCATATGTATTATATCAAAAGTATGGTCCGACTGATTTCATGGGTAGTAGATATCAGCAGGGATTTAAGTTTGGAGTTGGAAAGAGGAGATTGTTTGATAACTACGGTGGTTTCTTGGAAATATACACTCAGTATAATCCCTTTATAGATGACGTTGGAGATGCTATAGGTATAAAAGTATCAGGGCATCATATAGTAGGTATATTCTCATCTTCCCATAGTGGAATTAAATATGGTTCTGAGAATGACCCAATAACCTATCCACTTGACGTAGAAGCTAACCCAGACAATCCACATACGGTAGCTGGCTTCTTTGATGGTAACTTGTGGTGCACCAGTGGAGTCCACGCTAGTATTTATACTACGAAATGCATACAAAGTGAGGGTATGATTTCATATGATGCTTATGGACACGCCATTAGTAATGATGGTGAACAAGCACCAGTAGTTGGCAATTACTATGGTGGTTGGACAGGAAGATTAACTCACTTCGATAGAGTTGGTAAGAGAGGAAGATACCACATAAACGTAGTGAACGGATTAATAGTTGGATGGCAAAAGGAATAACATGAAAATAGAATTAAGTATTTTAGACAGACTGACTCTTATATATATACTACCAACGACTGGTAGTATTCAAGAGCTTGTAGATGTTATGGACATTATTAGATTAGTAAGATTTACTGAAGAGGAGAAGAAAGCAATAAACTACAAGGAGGACAATGGGAAGGTAACATGGAACGTTGATTCTGAGACAAAGAAGGAAGTTGAACTTACATTTGAACAATTAAAGGTAATTAAAGATACTATAAACTCCTTAGATAAGGAAGGCAAGATAACACTTAATATTCTTGACACTTGTCTAAAATTTAGTAAACTATGATAATTCTATTGGATGCAGGTCACGGAGAATCAACTCCTGGTAAAAGAAGTCCAGATGGCAGACTTAGAGAGTATAAATATTGTAGAGAGATTGCTAACGAAGTAAAGAAACAATTAATGGATAAAGGTTTCGATGTAGAATTGGTAGTTACAGATGATACTGATGTACCACTGATGCAGAGATGCCGAATAGTAAACCAATACTGTGATAAACATGGAAAAGCTAATACTGTATTGGTGTCGATTCACTGTAATGCTGCTGGTAGCGGGGCAGATTGGATGAATGCTAAAGGTTGGAGTGTATTTGTCTCCAACAATAGCTCAAGTAAGAGTAAGAAACTGGCAGAGTGCTTGTTCGAAGCAGCACGTAAAGAGGGTTTAGCACTAAGGAAATATTCACAAACACAAGTATATTGGAAACAGAATTTAGCTATATGCAGGGAGACTAAGTGCCCAGCAGTTTTAACTGAGAATCTGTTTCAAGATAATAAGGCAGATGTAGAGTACCTACTATCAGATGAGGGTAGAGCAACTATAGCTCGTCTACACGTACAGGGTATATTGGATTATATCAAGTCAATACAAGGGTAATAAGTAAGGGTGTTCCTAATTATTAATGAATTTCAATATTTCATTTTGGGACACCCTAAAAATTCCTTAATTTTGCAAATAACTTTAAAAGGGAATAATATGAGTATGAAATTAGAGGATTTAGACATTGACGATGTAGGATTAGACGAAGACGTAACCCCTCAAGAAGAGTTCGATGAAGAGACCTATGAAAAGCCCTGGCTTGATGGTTCTGTACCTCAAGACCCAGAGCCTGATAATGGTGAACCTTCAGACGAGCCAGAGGATGATGACCTCATCTCTAGTCTACTAAAAGATAAAGGAATCAATCCTAAAGCAATCAAGTTTGAGAACGAGGCAGGAGAGATTGAGGAAAAGAGTTTTGATGAGCTTTCAAGAGAGGAGCAACTTCAAATACTAAATTATGACGAGTCAAATGACGATTATGGTTTAGCAGAGGATGAGGTTTCACTTATTAATGAGCTTAGAGAGAATAATCTGAGTGCAGAGGAATATAAAAAGTATATTGCTCAACAAGCTATTCAAGAGTACTTAGCTTCTAATCAAGAAGAAACTCCTGTTTATGAGGTTGATTCTATCCCAGATGATGAACTGTATCTTATAGATTTAAAAGCTAAAATCCCAGAGCTTACTGATGAGGATGCTGCTGCTGAGTTAGAATTAGCTAAACAGCACGAAGCATTATATCAGAAGAAGGTTCAAGGTATCCGCAATGAATACAAGAAGAAAGAAGAGTTGCTAGCTCAACAAGAGGAAGAAGAACAAAGATTAGCTGCTGAAAAGGCTGCTCAAGAGTTCGAAGATACTATTGTAGCTGCAATTCAAGAGAATGATACCATTGATTTGGGTGAGTCCTCACTAACCTTGTCTGAGGACGATATGAATGAAATTGCTAGCTTTATCTTAGATTCAGATGTTGCAGGAGTTAGACACATTGCTAAAGCATTGAATGACCCAAAGACCTTAGTGGGTATGGTTTGGTATGCACTAAAAGGACAAGAGGCGTTTAGTCAAATTTCTGATTATTACAAACAGAAGATTACAGAAGCATCTAAGTATAATTACAATAAAGGATTTGAGGATGCTAAGGGAGGTAAAGCTCCAAATGCAGCTAAGACAGTGGTCAAAAAACCAGCAGGTAGTAAGGCTGCCCCTGCTAAAAAAGTATTAACAATCGATGATTTAGATTAAATTTAAATTATAAAGTATGATAGTAGCAAATTTCGTAACCAATCGCCCTACAATGAGCGAAACTAGAACTTATGAAGATTTCTATAAGTTCTTAGGCACAAAACCAACTAGACTTGGTATAGTTTCAAGACTTTACCCTAATCTAACTGCTTCTTACTTGACAGAGTCCCTAAGAAACATCTTCTACATGGATTCTAAGTCAAATAGCAAATACAGAAGTATTGATAGTATGTACTTCGAGTGGGAAGTTGAAACCAACTACATCAAGAGAGTTGAGTTCGCAGATGTTCCAGCAACTAATGGTGAAGGTGGTACAACCATCGTAATGGCTTTCAAAGAAAACTATTACCAGAAGTACGACATTTTTAAGATTGACAAAACAATGCAGCAATGCCAAGTTATCTCTAGACCTACAAGAGTTGCAGATAACTATTGGACTGTTGAGGTAAGACTAATTGATAATGACTATTCTTCAATTCTTGACTTAGACGGATGTCAGATTGGTGACACTACAAGATTCCAATCTAACGCCATGCCTGAAGCTCATGAAGAGGGTTATGTTAAGTATCAATCTAACATTGAGAGACACAGAGGTTACATTACAACACATCGTGTTGATGATAGCTATACTTCTCTATTCAAGCCACTTGAGCAAACATTCATCAGCATTGGTAAGGGTGAAGGCAATGGTGCTGTAAAAGAAACAATGTATAAGATGGATACTCTTGAGAAGAATCTATTAAGAAACTTCCTTGAAGTACGTAACCAAGGTCTATTATTTAATAAGACTAACGTAGATAAGAACGGTAAACCAACAATCTCTGACCCTGACACTGGTCGTCCAATCTATATTGGTGACGGTATCATCCCACAAATCGAGAGATTTGCATCTAAGTATGTATACAACAAACTTACTCCAGAAGCATTCACTACAGCTATGGCTATGATGAATGAGAAGAGTGAGAATCCAACTGGTAACAAGTATGTATTCATCTGCAACGAGAAGATGTGGAATGACATTCAGAGCTGTCTATCAGAATGGCTTGCTAGATTCAAAACTTGTGGTACTTATCTATGGTCTAAGAAAGCTAACGGATATGTAGACGTTGGTGCTACATTCAATAGCTATGAAATCGGTGGTAACACTATTTCATTCAAGGTTGATAGAACATTCTCTCGTGAATGGGGTTCTGAGAAAGGCTTTGGTCTAATGCTTGACCTTACTGCTGATAAGACTAGTGGTGAACCAGCTATCCAAATGTTCACATTAAAGGGTGGTGACTTCATTACTAACAAGTATCCTGGTGTGGGTGGTTTAGATGGTCTAAGCTCTGGTATTGTTTCAAGTACTACAGCTGCATCTAAGGTTATCAACTGGGGTTATTCTGGTGTTGGAGTATTCTCTCCATACAGAAGCTTCATTATGAAAGAAGCCTAATAAATAATATAAAAATCAAGATGTGTTGGGAGGGGCTAATGTAGTCCCTCTCATACTCATTATAAAGATAGTGTATGATATACAACAAAAATAAGAATTAATATGGCTGATGTTTTAGACGATATAATTATTTTGAGAAGTGTGTTCGGTAAAGTTGGACAGAAATACTTCATGAATCCTGTTAGAGACCCGAAGACTGGTAGATTTCCTGATTGTGTTAGACCAGTTGATAGCAAGGGTGATATGATTATCTCTGATAAGGATAGAAATGAAGGCAAACCCCTAATCCCTGAGAATAAGGTCTTCATTATTGAAGATGGAACTACATTTAACCTTAACGATGAATGGCAGGCTGCTGAGTGGCACTCAATCCAACATTGCCCTCTCATTGCTCTATCTAGAGATGCAAGGGATTCTAAAGGAAATTTACTAATTGATGGAGAAATAGCTGAGGGTAAGGCTCGTGCACGTTACGGCACTGCTGAACTATATGTAGAAAGACCTGGATATGATACTGCTAAGAGGATTTCTAAGAAGAAACTTATCCATGATGCTGACTCCTACATCTACGGAGACCCTAAAGGTGCAGAAGGTAGAGCACTTAAAGCTAGATTGCTTGGTAAGAATATGCGTAATGCACCAGACGCAGATATTACAGACTACTTGCTTGAAATATCACATAAATCTCCAGAGAAGATTATTGACCTGTACACAGGTGGTGATATTAATCTGAGATTGATGTTTATTGACGCTAAAGACAAAAACGTCATATATGTTAAGAACAAGGTTTATCTATATGGTGATAGCATTGTACTAGGTGCAACTGATGATGCAGTTATCACATGGATGAAGAACCCTACTAACAGTAAGGTACTTGAACTTATTAAGAGAGATACTTATCCTGATATGTACTTAGAAGAAAGTGCATCTAAGAAATAACATTACCTAAATGACAGCAAAACAAGTATACAGAGGAGCATTAGTTGAAATGAATAAGACTGCTGCTCCTAGTATTTTACTTGAGGACTTTAACTACTTATTAAATAAGGCTATATACCAATACATTAATAAGAAGTATAACATTTATGATGTAAATCAACAATCAACTGATGACATTAGAGTTTTAAAATCTACTGCCATCCTCCAGCCTACTCTGGCTACAAACACATACGCTGCTGTTAGTTCTCAAACTAACTCACTGTATGGAGCTGTTTATGAAGTAAATCTACCACTAGACTATTTACATATTTTGAATTGTGTATGCAATTTCAAAGTAGTAAAGACATACGAATGTTATGATGCTGGTACTTATGTACAAATTGGTGCTAAGCGTTTAACTTCAGACCTTTGGTCACAAATAATAAGGAACTTCTATATGCAACCCTCTTATAGAAATCCTTATTACTTCATACACAACGTAAATAGTGCTACAACGATGCCTACTAATCCAGTTAGACTTACTGCTGGTGAGGGAAGTATATCAGCAAACACAACTATTCAACAAACTACTGGTACAGATGGCTCACTTCCAACAAAGATTACTATTGGAGGTAAATCAGTCGATTTAGTAGAACAGCCAGGAGTTAATAGGTATGGAAATCCATCTCAAGTTAGACTTGAAATTAGGTATGGCAAGGATTCTTCTGTATTTCAATTAACTGATATATTCGTTGATTACATTAAGACTCCTCAAAAAATTAGACTTACACAAGACCAGATAGAAATGGTTGAAGATACATCACAAGTCATGGAGTTTCCAGATTATGTGTGTCAAGAGATTATAAATGAACTGGCAAAGCTATTATTGGAGAACGCAGGTGACCCAAGGCTTCAAACTAATTTAGCAGTTAATCAGACTATTGCAAATCCAGTTCAGCAACAGTCACAAACCAAAAAATAATTAATTTATGTTTCAGTACACTAACACTATTGTATTAAACTCACTGAAAGATGTAACCACTGGTTTAGATAAGATTGTTAAAGGTTCTGACTACGTTGAAGTTAGACGTGTTAACAAGTACCTAAAGAGCAATGTAAGCGCAATGTACAAGAGAGCTGCTTCTGACCCAGTGATTGGTAAGGCAGAGTTTACTATTACTAACCCAGGCGTAGGCATCTATAGGTTGAAGTTATACATGAGATTATCTGGAAGCCAAAACTCTTACTATGCTAATGACTTCGTATTCAAAGGTAAGCCTTTTGTTTATGAGTTCAGAATTACTTCTGCAAGCATAGAAGCTGCTGATGTAGCAAAGGAAATTAAGAGGGTTATTGACAAGATTCAGGCTTTCTATGGCGACAAGTATATTAAAGTTGAGACATCTGACGCTAAACTAACAATTCATGGAGTCGACGAGTATCAACTATTCACTGAAGCTAAGATTCAAAAACTTAACACAGCAGCTAACAACCCACTTACTAATGAAGTATTTGAGGATGTTATTGAAGGTACAATCACTAAGAGTGTAGAAGGATTCGGTACTTATACTCATATCCTTAAAGACCTTAGATTGCCTACTATCGAAGCTAGAAAGTTCGAGGCTGTTAATCAAGAAGAGCTTCCTGTTCCAGGAGCTAAGTACAACCAGTACATCATTGAGTACAAGGTTGATAGAGGTCTATTCGGTGGTGCAGCTGTAGGTCAGCAAGTAACATCAAAGACTACTCACGTATTCTATGTACTAGATTCATTAGCAACTGAATTTGAGACTGCTCTGAAAGTTCTTGGTACTATTACAGAAATCAAGAAACCAGGTGCAGAGAACACTCCAGTAGCTTAATATAGACTACTAATACGAAGGCGAGGGCAAATTAAGCCTTCGCCTTTTTTATTTTGTATTTATGGGATATTATTTTAAATTAGCATCTGCAATCTATAACGATATAGTATCTGGACTTAGAGGATATACCACTTCCAATACATTATCAATAGAACAATTAGAAGATGACATTGTAGATGAAAGACTTCAAATCATTAAGGAATATTCCATGAAGGGACTTATTCCTAAAAGGGATTTATTAATGTCTATAAACTGTATAAACGTTGATTGTAAGGATATAGAGAACTGTACGTGTGGAAATAAAGCGGATGGTACTCCCACATTCCATTTTGAAATACCACAACTAATAACCGAATTTGATGGCGGAATTGAATATATTGGTTCTGTGGATAAAGGTCAGCCATTTATATGGTATGTAAGTCCTACTGTGATGCAGTATCATAAATATAGGAAGAGGGCTAAGAACAAGCCTTATGTATATGTGGATGTAACTCCAAATGCTAACAATATGTATGACTGCTGGATATTCAATCTTCCTGTTATTAAGCAAGTATCTGTAGTCGGTATATTCAAAGACCCAAGACAGTTACAAACATACGGATGTTGTTCAGCATTAGACATTAATAATATGACTTTCATTGATGCAGAAATAAAGAAGAGATTGACAGAGAAGAAGCTACGTTATTACAGACAATTAGCTGCTCCAATATTACCTAATGACCAAACTCCTAAATAATGGAAAACTTTCAATCAGCATACGCTCAGGCTAACCTATTATATGGAATAGAATTAGCTCCAGAAGAGTTCGAAGAAATAGGTCTGATTGCCTGGAATAAAATAGGTAATAGACAAACTAAATTATATAGATATAGATGTAAGATAGATTGCGAGACACTTACTGTTACCCTACCTTGTAATTGTGACTTTGTAGAGGCTGTAACATATGATTTTGAGGATTGGAAATACACTACTAATGATACAGTTAATGGAGATTACCAATCACAATTTATTGAGAATTATATAGAAGGACGGAAACTATACAGTAATCCTTTATATATTAGTGGTAAGTTGGCAAAGTATGAAAGAGTAAATGATACTCTTTATTTTGATAAAGACTATGGCTCTGTCAATATACTATATAAGGGAATACTACTAGACGATGATGGTCTTCCCTATTTAAATGAAAAAGAGAAAGATGCAATAGCTTGCTATTGTGCTTACACTAAGAGATTTAAAGAAGGATGGATTACGCATAGTCAGAATATGCTACAGGAGGCACAACTTCTTGAGCAAAGATGGTATAAACTATGTGATGCTGCTAGAGTTCCAATGTATATTAATCAGAATGATATGAATGAAATCCTAGATGCTAAGACTAGCTGGAATAGGAAGATATTTAATAAAACTTGGAAATTTGGAAAGTAATGAATTATGCTACAGGATACGCCATGAATATAGACGAATTGTTTATCTCATTTCCTACTAAGAAGATGAAGATGACATCAAAGGCGTGTGAGGAATTAATAGGTAATAGGCACAAGGAAGTTATCGCTAAGAAGATATTTAAGAGTGCCTTGAATATGGTTTTAGAAGATATAATTGAAAATAATGCTACATTTATTCTCCCAACTCGGTCTAAGAGAGCTGAACTAAAAATGAAGAGATTTGAAAGGGATGAGTTCTCTAAGGCAAGAAGAAATGGTAAGTGGGCTAAGGTAGATTTCCTAGCATCTAATTTCTGTGCATACCAGATGGTATTTCACTTCCAATCTAAGGGGGTTATGAGAGAAAAACTAATATATCTTGACCCTGAGCATAGAGATAGAGTGTTAGAATATACTAATCAAGGTAAACAATATTATTAATGCTTAAACGTGTCAATGATTATTTACCCGACCTAATAGCCCAATTTCCCACTGTACCTCCAGAAGATGTTAAACGAGCTGTTGAGTATGGATGGAGAATGCTATATTATTACAATCTTAGAGGATGTGATACTCTTATTAGTAGTACTAAGTATAGATACTGGTTCTACTGTGGACAGCTTACACGTGATTCTATAAAACACTATAATTATTATAGAAGAATGTTAAGAAGAAAGCTAAGAGTATTATACTCTAAGAAAGTTACAGAGTGGGACGGATACTATTATATAGGATTGACTGAGGAAGAATATGCTTCTGTTATTAAGTCAACCACTGGAAGAGGAAGAAAGAAAAAGAATTTCACATTCTATAATAAACTTGGAATGAAGGTCTTTGATGAGGCTAAGGTGTTCTATAGTTGGTCTAAATACATTGTAAGATTTAGATATATTACGGATATGGGATATACATTCTTTAAAGATAAAATGAAATGCAATGATTTAGAAATTGCATTAGTGAGAGATAATCCAAGTACGTTCAAGGACATACTTATTAGTAGTAACAACTATGAACTTATAAAATATGAGAAAAGAAGCAATTAATACCTTTGGTGAGGGTTTAATAATGGATTTACACCCATTAACTACTCCCAGCAATGTATTAACAAACTGCTTAAATGGTACTATAATAACATACAATGGTAATGAGTTTGTATTACAGAATGATATGGGAAATGGTGAAGTTCACACAGCCTATCTTGATAAAGGATATGTACCTGTAGGAATGAAGGAACATGGAGGTATTATATATGTTGCAGCTCATAATCCAATCACTGGTAAGAGTCAGATAGGTTCATTCCCATCTCCTCAACAGTTGTATGAGGGAGAAGACCTAAATGTCACTCCTATTAGGTTTAACTTCAATGAGTTTATCACAATGAAGGGTTCAGTGCCCTATATAGAATTAGAATACTACAAGCAGAAATTATTTCAAGTTAATAATTCAGATGAAGTAAAGATATTTCATCCTGGAGACCGATTTGTGATAGTTACTAATTCTATAGATGCAACTATTAAAGAGGCAATCAATAGAGGTGCAATTAAACTAAGATTGGGTGTTATAAATAGTAGTGGTAGTATTGATTATATAGATGAGAAGAACTTGAAGATATATAGCAATGGACTGTGGATTTATGAGAATAGTAATACTCCAATGCTGGATGTTATCAAATCAAAAGAATTAGTCCAAGTATTTAGTGCTAAATCATCTGGAGCACTAATCTTAGTAGTTGAGTTGAAGACCTTTGATACATTCAACCTTATTAGAAAGTATTCATGTAATGATGATACTAAGGTTATCAGTGTAGAGTTCTCTGGAGAAACTACAGGAGTGTTTAAAGGAACAACCAAAAATAATCCAGATGAGGTTGGATTGATTGAAGCTGATTCATCTGCCGTTAAGTCAACTATTACTAAGAGTGGCAAGACAGGTAAGACTCAGTATAAAATTATGCCAGCTTGTCCTTATGGAGTATTAGAGAGAATGGCTAAGAGTGGAACTATAGACTTTGATGCTATTAGAACTAATTCTGAGGTATTAGGAGAGTGGAGGTTCTATGTTACTGATACATACCTGAAAATAGGTTGGGGATATGATTACTACAACCTAAATGAGGATTCAGACATTGAAAAAATAGAGTTTACCTTTATAAGTCTAACTGATTCAGCTAATGCTGCAAGTGCTGAGACTCTTAACGGTAACTATAAATATGCTATCTCTAAAGAGTACTATAATGGTAGCTTTGAAGAGATTATACCATTCGATGATAGTACAATTCAAAAGAATTGGATTTATATAGTTAGAATAGACAGATATGTGGCTGGAGTTAAGAAGACTGTAGGTTATAAACTAGTCTATACTGGGGGATATTTCAATGATTTCTATGAGGAAGTTCCAGATTTCAACACTGGTCTTCCTAGTGGTAATGCTAGGAGTAGAATCTTATTGGATGTTAAAAGTGAGGTTAATACATCAGTTAAGAAGGCTGGAGTTCCATCTTTAACATTAAAGGCAGGTGCAGCTACATCCCCTTCTCCTATTACGAGGGTAAGTATATCTCAATTCATTACAGAAGTACCTTCACTAGATACAGATGTTTCTGGTTATAAATACGAGGTAGGTAAAACTGGAACTTATGAAGTTAAAGTAACCCCAGCTGCTGGATATGATTACGATAAGAAGATGTATGCAGGTAAGCCTGATGAAAAAATAGTAAATAACTATTTTGGAACTACACCAAGTGTAACATCATGCGACTTTGACCATTCAGAGGTTCTACCTAATAATAACTCTACACTAACTGCTAGTATATCTAACCCAACTTCAAAGATTGCAAAAGCTTTTGCTTGGAGTAATAATCAGTTAGTAGGACAACTAGCTACTACAAGGTACATCTACTCTAATGCTGGAGGTGTGGCTTCTAAGACTATAAGCCAAGAGGTATTAAGACCAGCTTATGAACAATCCATGGATTTAACACAGAAGGAGAAATTATTCTCATTCGGAGAAGAGAATGGTAATCTTAGATGCGTACTGGCTAGTGATAAGAATATGGAATATAACTGCTCTGTTACTGCTAGCGGTGCTGCTGTAGGTAGTGGTCAAAATAGTGGTGCAGGTGTGGATGATACTGGATTACAAACCAGTCTATCTAACATGGGTAATGGTACAGTGGGTATATTTGGAGGTAAAGATGGAGATAGTGCTTCACTGTGGTATAATGCTTCAAGAAGAACCATAGACGGCTGGAGCTGTAGTAAAAATGAGGTAGATGGTGGAGATAACTTCCTATTTGCAACATGGAAAGATGTAAATGGAGTTCACCATCCAGTTAATTTAGCTTCTAGACGTACAGCACCTACTACACCATCCAGTGGTTCCAATAGGACAGATAACCTTATTAGAGTTGACAAAATGGTAAGGTGTTTACTAAGTCAACTTCTTATACTACAGAAGGGAAGTAAAACAATCAACTTTGTTGGACCTAACAATCTTGACTATGTATATCACATAGCTTCTGATACACTATGTACTATCAACATTGGGGTTCCAAATGGTGGCACTAATGTAAATGTAGACTTCTTCTTGGGAAGTGATACTACATCTATAGAGACTCATATGAATAGATGGACAGCTGCTATTAAAGGATTAAACAACTATCTTCCTATATTTAGCATCCATAAGAATCAATCTATGTCTACTGTAGTATCTATAGGAGATGACCTGGACTACTCTAAGGATGCTGATATTCTTAACTGTTATACTAATGCTTATTCAGCTTATACAGTTACTTCTGATTCCTTAAGTGGTATAGATAGAGGTAAGATTTATGTAGCCGATTCAAGTGTTGGATATACTGTTAACAATGATGGTAGTTTAACGTTTAACTCTTACAAACCTAAAGCTGCATCTGCTACAACTTTGGTTGATTGGAAAGGCTATACATGGACATTCTCTGAGTCATTTAACAATGTATTCGTTACCTCATATGCTTATGAGAAGTTATCAGGAGAGATACCTGATGGTTACTATAACGAAATCCTAGTTAAATCACCAAGTACTCGTATTGGAACCTGGAAGAAAGGTAAGAATAGTGATGCACCAGACTTAGCTATCAATGTCCTAAAGAGTAACAAATCTATTTACACATAAATATATGAATTTCAAATCACTAAGTGGTAAGTCACTGAACTTAGACTTAGGATTGAATCAACTTCAACAGAAGGGAGCATTAGTTTATGAGTACAATCCACTAAGAGTACTAAGAACTAATGAAGATATAAGGGAAAACGGAGTAATTGTGTATCCTAAAGGTAGTTTAATCAACCTGGATACAGAATTACTCAGTTTTGACCTGAACCATCCTATTGACATTGTTCCTCAACAGTCTTATGATGGTTCAGTAAACCTTATCCTTAATGATGGTAGTAACTATCCTAAGCTAATTAACACAAGATTCTCATCTACTGGTATGAATACATATCAGATTGTAGATAGGGAAGGAGATAATGACACTAATATATATGATATAGATTCCTTTGAGTCTGATATATCACTTTATAAGAAGACTAACAATATTGCTAACCTTACATTCATGGGACTAAACACCAGTGGTAATTTAAGGGTTGGTAACTATGTATTCTACTTTAAGTTATCAGATTCTGATGGGAATGAAACAGATTTTATAGCTGAGTCAGGCATAGTAACTTGCCATATTGGTAATTTGAATGACCCATCCTCTATACAAGGTGGAATTAGAGATGAGAACAGTTATAAGTCAGCTTCATTCTTATTAACTAATATAGATTCATCTTACAACAATGTAGTAGTTTATTATACAAGAAGTACATCCGATGTGGATGGAAATGAAATGACTACTTCATTTAAGATTATGAAACAATTCGCTGTATATAACAATGTAGCTAAGATTAGTATTACTGGATTTGAAACGGTTCAGGCAGTTAGTATCAACGATATTAACGTTGCTTATAATGTAGTTAATAGTGCAGCTGCACAAACTACTTGTCAGAATATGCTATTCTTGGGTAATGTAGCAAATCCAGATATTGAATATAAAGAGCTTACTGACCTATCTCTACACTTCTTACCAGAGTTAAATGTAGAGAATAATATTGGTAGGGTTGATAAGGATTACAAGGACGAAACAGGACAGTACGAGTATTATAATGTGATGAACATCTATAATAAGCTCGGATATTGGAATGATGAAATCTACAGACTAGGAGTAGTGTATATTCTTAACGATTATACCTTGTCACCAGTATTTAACGTTAGAGGTATTAGTAGATTAGCTGTTCCTGGTGATTCTGATAGAATAGATTGGGAAGACTATCCTCTATTCAAGGAAGGTTTTGACCCAACTAGTACAAATAATATAGCTACTATTCAAGCTAATAGAGAATACATTCCTATTAATAAAGAGACGTATAAGCTTGATAGCCAAAATGAAAACTCTAAGGGTGTAGTTAAAATTAAGTATAATGGTAATCAGCTAGCTGAGAGTGGTACAGTTCCTATTGGATTTGATATTAAGATTAGTAAGGATGCTGTCAGAGAATTAAAGAGATATACTAAAGGATTCTTCTTTGTAAGACAAAAGAGAATACCTACTACACTAGCACAAGCCGTTACAATAGGTCTAGAGAATACAAGTCATTTACCAGTACTTCCTTCTGGAGTTGATGAATATAGAGTAGAAAGATTCCTAGACAAGGACGGAGTTCTTACACATGATTTCGACAGGAGGTGCGAAGACATTGCTAAGGATAATGTATTAGAAGGATATGCAGCCCTATGTCCAGAATTTGAACTAAGACAATCTTACTTTAATCAATTATTTACTGGCACTCAGTTTGAGGTTAAGATGGCTAAATCACAGTTCAGCAAGAAGTATTTTGATAGAAGTGGTACTCATTTCTACAATCTGTCTTATGTTACTAACGATTCTACTCAAGATGAAACATATAACATTATGGCTATTAGTGATAATGTTAAGGCATTAAAGGGTAAGAAACAGCTATTTAGTGCAAGAGCTGGAGAGGCTGAAGAGGCATGGAGAGTATCTTACTATAACTATACAAATAAATCATCTAATGCTCGTAATCTACTAAGAGGAAGTTGGGGACCTTATATTGGTTTGGAGGGATATAATACTAATAAGATGAGTCTTATTGACATTAAGATTCCTAACTATGAGGAGAACCTATTAGATACTTACTTCGAAATTAGGTATGAAGATTCATCAGCCTTCTATGCTATATGTAATAGAATGTTATGGGATGATTTAGATGAGGATGGAGATACTATGATAGCTAAGAACCTATTTAGAGGTGACTGCTACATAGGTAACTATACACATAGAATGTGTAGAAACTTCCAGGATTCATCAGCTCCTATTAATGATGATATTGTAGACCAAATGTCATGGAAGGATAACTATACTATAGGAGATAGTGAGAAAAATGGTAAAATCAACAGAGGTGATGTTAATGCCATCAAGATAGGACACTGGGTTACTATTAAGGTTTGCAGCAACGTCAATCTATCAATGAGGTGTACTGACGTATCATATACATCTGAGATGGGAATGGCAGGTAAACCTAGAGGATTCTATCCATTACAAGCTATGTCAGTTACTGGAGAATCTAAGATACCAGAATCATTTGTAATAAATGGTGGTATAAACAGTACTACATCTGACAAGTACTACTATGAACTACCTAATGTTCCAGCTATTAAGAATAAGTTCCATATTAGAGTTATGTACTCTGACATTAATGTCAATGACTCATTCAAAAATGGTTATAGGACATTCAAATTGACTCACTATAGGGACTATCCATTAACTTATGGTAGTATAGTTAAGCTGGTTGAATGGTTTGGTAGTATCATTTGTGTATTTGAACATGGCGTTGCTTTGATACCTGTAAATGAAAGAGTAGTTGCAGGTGAAGGTGTGGGCGGAAATACCTTCATAAACACCTCTAACGTGCTGCCAGAGAATCCAAAAATGCTGTCTGATACATTCGGTACTCAGTGGTCGGAGAGTGTCATCAAGACTCCCTATTACGTCTATGGAGTGGATACAGTCGGGAAAAAGATTTGGAGAACTAACGGGCAACTGTTCGAGGTTATCTCAGACTTTAAAGTACAGAAGTTCTTGAATGATAATATCTCACTTACTGAGAAAGAGAAGACCCCAATTATTGGTATTAGGAACGTTAAAACTCACTACAATAGGTTTAAGCAAGATGTAATGTTTACATTCTATGATGATATTAATACATTGGAAGAGAATGTATGGAATTTGTGCTACAATGAAGTTATGCAGAAGTTTGTAACATTCTACTCATGGGTCCCATCATATTCTGAGAATATTGATAACATCTTCTTTAGTTTTGATAGAAACACATCTAAGACAATTACTAAGATAACTTCTAACTATCCTCTTATTAGTATGCAGGGTGGTGCAGTAGTTGATAACGTACTAACTGTAATAGATGGTAAAGCTAAGTTAGGTAACTTGCAACTAAATCTTGATATTAGCGGTTCTAACATTGAGTATAGTATTGCTGATGATAGAGTTAGAAATAAGTTCTTTATTACTAATGGTAATCAAGTATCAGTCAATGCCAATTCAGTCGGAGATAGTAGGTGGACAATACCTATTAAAGCTGTAGTATATAATCAAGGAACTGATTTAGTTGAAGGTGAAGTTAGAAATGTAGTAAAGACATTATACTCTAATGTAACTGTAGTTACTAAGATGAGGTATGACTTACTAACTACTTCATTCTGGAAGCATGGTCAAGCTGGATTAATGCCTACTAGAAAGCCAATTAGTCCTTGCTATTGGTATGGTAAGCAACATCCATTTGAGCTGGAATTTATTGTAGTTGATAATCCATCAGTACATAAAATCTTTAATAACTTACAGATTATAAGTAATAAGACCCAACCTGAATCATTCCATTTTGAAGTTGTTGGAGAAGTATATAACTTTGCCAAAGACAAAAAGAATATGTATTTTAGGCAAGAGGCTACTAAGCATCTATACCAGTATAATGGTGCAGATATAGTTTATAATCATGATTACTTGGATGTTATACCAGAACAAAGAGACATATTGTACAGTACTACTAAGTACAAGGATATGTCAGTTATGTTCCCACTATTATATTCGAGGGTAGATAGTCTAAACGATATTGAAGACCATTATCAATCAATGACATCAGCTGGTAGAGACTACCAATCAATATCTGGTTCAGAGATTGTGCATGATAATCAGCTAAATGAATTTAAGATAGCTACTCATATAAAAGCATGTCCTTTTAAAAAGAGATATTTACAAGAGATAACTCAAGATAGATATAGCTCACTTATAGCAGCTGGATATACGAATGTGCTAGTTCAAAATGGTAAATGGTATGAAGTTATGGAGTATGGTAGAATCAATGGTAACATGGACTACTTAGAAGATAAGTGGGATATTCAAATACCATCTATAACTTATTGGGCTAAGAATGAATTAGCTTGGACTGTTAAAGATAAGGATGGTAATACATATCCTCCTCTTAACCTAGTTAATAATCCATTACCTGAGAGTATGACTGCTCTAAATATTACTAGTAATTCTGACATTCCATCTGAATTAAGAGACCGAGGTTATAGTGCTGATTTCTTGTCATTAGATGTTAATAAATGGTCTAATGAAAGAAAAGAGACTAGAATTAGGGATAAGTACATAAAGATTAAAGTGAGATATACTGGTGACGAGTTAGCTATAATAACAGCTTTAAAAACATTATATATCGTAAGTTATGCGTAAACTAGTTAAAAGATACCAGTGGGGAGGGACTTCAACATGGGGTCCCTACACCATTCCACAAAACAATGGGACACCAGTCTATCAGAATTTAATGGGAAAGGACTGGGCTGCTGACTTTGGTAAATCAGCCGAGCAAATAATGGCTCCGACTAACAGCTTAATTGATTTTAACGCTAAGATGGGAGACCCATTAAGTATGTCCTTGAAATTCAACAGAGATTCTAATAAGGCTATACAGGATATAAAGAGGTTTGGTGGGAACTCCTCTACTGTTACTCCTAATAGTGGAATATTTAGCAAAGCTAAGATTGGTAATACCATGAATGTAGCTGGGGGTATAGCTGATGTAGTTGGAAGTCTAGTTCCCCAGAAAGAACAATCAGCACTAACTACTGGACTAAATCAAGGCTACGATGCTGCTGCTAATGCTGTATCTGCTATACCTGGAGTTGGTACTATTATAGGAGGTGCTATGAAGGTAGGTGGAATGTTATCAGACGGATTAACTGCGTTGGGAGTAGGAACAGACCAAATGACCACAGCTGATAAGATACTAGATAGTAAGTTTCTTAAACTAACTCCACTCGGCTTAGTTAATGCTATTGGTGCTAAGAAAGCTGATACTATTACTAAGGACAACGAGGCATTTGAACAAGTAGGTTCATCTTATGGTGGAACTCAATCTACTGTAGATGATGCCCTTACTAAGAGCGGTAAGAAGTATGGACTATTAAGTGGTGGGGCAAGGAATAGGGCTAATAGACAAATACACAATGCTCAGATGCAACAATCCAAGATGAGTAACATAGCAGATGAAGCTCAAATGGCATTTGCGGCTTCTAGCAATCCTTTACTTGGACTTGGAACTCAACTACAACTAAATGGTGACTATCAACAAAATACAGTAAAGGCTGGTAAGTCTGGACTAAAGATGAATAGAGACTTTGCTAAGAGAGTAGTTAAGTTATCCAAAGGTAAAAAGAGTAAGGTACAGAAAATTCAGGAAGAAGTTAGGGCTGAGGAAGTAGCTGGATTTAAAAACGGAGGTTCAGTTAATGTGATTCCAGATGGTGCTTTACACGCTCACAAACATCACTTAGAGAATGTAGATGAGAAGTTTGAGGATGTGACAGCTAAAGGTATTCCAGTTATTACAGAAGAGAAAGGTGGAGACATTAAGCAACATGCAGAGGTTGAGAGAGAGGAGATAATCTTCAATCTTGAAGTCACTAAGCAATTGGAGAAACTAATGCAGGATGGTTCAGATGAAGCTGCTATCGAGGCTGGTAAGCTGCTTGTATATGAGATTCTTGAAAATACAGTTGATAACACAGGACTATTAAATACAGTTGAATAATGAAGATTGAAATAGGAAACAGAGAGTATAATGTAACTTGTGCTAGAACTGAGGAAGAAAGAATTAAAGGTTTGCAAGGAGTTACAGAAATGAAAGATGATGAAGGAATGTTATTCTTCTTTGAAGAACCACAGACTGTAGGATTTTGGATGAAAGATACTAAAATTCCTCTTGACATCATCTTTATTAATGAAGATATGGAAGTAATATCAGTATATCAGGGAGAACCTGAGAACGAGAATATAGCAGAGGAAGATGATGTTAGATTTGTATTAGAGGTCAATCAAGGCTCTGGAATTAAAGAAGGGGATGAACTTGATATTGAAGAGGATGAAGAATTACCTAAAATGAAGGTAATCGCCCCAGATGGTTCCACTCAAATGGAATTGGAAGGTGGTGAGAGAATCTTTAGTAGAAAGAATACGAGAACATTAATTAGAATGGCTAAGAGGGCTTCTAAATCTAAAGAAGATAAAGATTACAAAGCATTAGGTAAGAAGATGTTTACTTATCTAAAGCAACAGGACGAAAGAGAACCTGAATATGTAGAAAAGAAGGATTAAGAAAAAAATAAGGGCGATACCAGTGAAATTAATCACCAGTATCGCCCTAATTGTTTATATGAAGTAGTTTTCCTTCATTATGTTTTTTACTTTTTCAATAGTATCATCTAAATTATCATTGGTTATAATATAGTCAAAGTCCATATAATCATCCAATGCGGTTTCAGACGGATGGTTATCTACATATCCTGTGTCTCTGTTCACTCTTATTAATATACCACCATGTTCTCTGATAGCATCTGCTTCAGACGGAAATCTTACATCCGTTACAACCCAAAAGTCATCTTCTAAGGAATAGTTGGAAAACAAAGCATCTACCCATACATTAGGGCTAATGTTTCTTCCGACCTCAGTTCCAAACTTCTGTAGTAATTCTCTATATGTATAGAATCCCCCCTCTGGCTTAGCAATAGTACTATCTGACATTTTGAATATATTATCTTCAAAAGCTTCCACCTTTACATCAAGTATTACAGCTAAAGCTTGTTTTAGCTTATCTGCAAATGCATGTTTTACCCATCTTTCATCTAATGCTTTAATTATTTTGCATATAGTGTCTTTACCACACTGTTTCTTACCAGAAATTCCTATTAACATTATCCTATTCTTCCTTAGTTGGGTCTATATAATCCCAGATTGGCTTAGTAGCTCTAGTAGCTGCCACAGTATTAATTAAACCCTGATACAAAGACTTATCTCCTGATATTACACTTGAGAATGTATCTACTGTTCTGTTAAGTGTTTCAAATGAGAATGGAGTCCATTGTGTTCCTCGTCCAGCAATAGCATCAAGGAAGTTAAAGTCATAAGCAGAGTTGGTAAGTATCTTACTACCAAGAGATAAAGTTGTATTTATTACAGCATCATTCATGGTATCATTACCTCTCTCCTTAATATCATCCTTAACAAATTCTGCCAAAGAGCCGCTGACTACTGCCCCAACGAATAATAACATGAACAAGTCATAGAACAATTGACGTAAATTAGACCTATACGCCCTTCTAAGATTCTCATCTTCATTATTCCAGATGTCATTAGTCATTAGTTTCCATCCCTCTCTTATACTACCCTTTTTATAAGAACCTACTACTAAGTCATTTAAAACCTTAGTGAAGGTCAATAAGATACCTTCCTCAAATCGTCCTTCCCATTTATAAAATGGAAATCCTGTATCTTCAGTAGTTGCTTCATCTGTAAGCTGTCCCTTATCATCTAATTTGTGATAATACTTTTGACCATTCTCTTCGTAGTGGACTAGTCTACCCTGCAGTTTTATACCTTCAGGGGCTAGATATTGATTCTTCTTAGAAGACCAATATGTACACATTTGGAAGAATAGACCTCCAATTAGAGTACTTTGAAACATAGATTTCTTCTCATGAGAATAATATCCATATATAGAGTCAGCTAAAGCCTTATGGCTCTCCGATTGTTGAACGGTGTATGCCTTTGGTAGAGCATCACCCACTCTGAATAATGAGCCATCTGCATTCCTAGTATGCTCCTTAACTAACTGGTGTGCCATAGTGTAGTATAGTGCTTCTTGCTTCTTGTAATCGGGACTAGATGTATTACCATTAGCATATGCACTAAATCTACTATCCTTCTTCCAATCATAAACTAACTTACCATTCACCACAGAGTGTGCTTCCCAACATCCGTCACCTCTCATTTGTGCTCCGAATATAGTCATTCTGTTATAGAAGTCAGGTCTTGATGCAAATCTAAATGCTAAAGCCCAAAAGTTCCATATACCTGCTTGGTCTGACTTTATCTTATCAGCATAAGTGTTCATGTCCATATCATTAAGACCATATTGTTCATTTAATAGCTCCGACATGGATTTGGTATTACCATAATGGATAGCATCAGCTATAGCATACTTATAAGCCTTAGTCATATTCTCCTTAGTAAAAGCTAAACCTCCGTCTGGTTTTCTTATTACCAATGATATATCCTTCCAGATTCCATCTAAATGCTGATACATTTGAACTGGAGAGAATGCTAATGCAATCTTTGATGCAAATCCCATCAATCCTCCAGTTATTGCTGCTAAAGGTTTACGGTCGTCAGAAATTAGAGACTGATTAAATATCTTGTTTCTAACGTAGTCACTTAAATACTTTAAATCATCTTCAAACTTATCATTCAGAATAGTACCCATGTCACTTAAATGGATAGCTAGAGCTTGAAGTGATGGGAAGATTTCATCTAAGTGTTCCTTAGCTGAGTATGCAGTAATATGTTTAAGTAACAGGGTTTCAAGGTTTGCTTCAAAGAACTCTGGTTTCCTGTCCTCTATTAGACTTAGTCGTATCTCTGAACCCTTTTCACCAATATCAAATGAGTTGGTCATCTCCCACAGCTCACCCTTACGGACTTTCTCAATTTTAACGTCAGTTGGGTCTAAGAAGCCCTCTACCTTTGTTTTAGCCCTTTCTACAGCCTTCTTTAGATTCCAATCCTGGAGCTTGTCTTTTATTGCAGATAATAGTCCCTTACTTGAGGCAATAGATGTAGCATTACCAGCAGCTAGAGGTAGCCTGTAATATCTAACATCACCTGACAACCTTAGTTCCTCTAATTCCTCCTCAGTCATATTCTTAAATCTGTTGGAATTAACCGTTTTAAGAAAATACTTCAGAAATTTCCTCTGTGCCTCAGATAGCCCAGTTGTCGGGTCGTCTGGATTCTTTAGTAGTATATCGCCATCGTCTGTATATACTATCATATCTCTATATAGAGTAGCCTGATTGCCTATTGTCCTTTCCTTTAAATAGGTGAAATTCTGGTCCTTCTTTAATTCATTGACTAAATTTCTGATTTCTCCCTGAGACCTATTTACGGTATCCCTAATATTCTGATAAGCCACAGTTACTAAAGAGGTCAACTTATTTAGGATAGGACTCTTCATATTACCAGGATTATCAAGATATGTACCTTCCATACCAGCTTTCCATACATAAATTGATTCTAACCACTTATCATGGTCACTAAGCTGCTGTCTGAAGTCAAGACCGTCTATCTCACCAATAGCCATTTCTAGCATCCTGTATACTTGAACGTGAGGCATACCTATTACATCATCGTTAGGTCTAGTATCATTAACGTTAGGGAATGCTTCCAAAAACTCTTTTCTAAGGTTAAGAAGCTCTAGTCTAAGCTGAGTTGGGTCGCCAATGCAAGCATCTAGAGCACTGGTAGATTCAGTAAACTTTCTCCACTTCTTGTTTATCTTAGTATCATCCTTAACATTAGATATAATCTCCCTAAACCTGTTATAGAATATATCATACCTATTCGCCATCTTAACAGCAGCATTTCTTCCCTTCATATTATTTACGCCAATAGGAGACAGCTTGTCCAACTCATTGAAGCAGTATAACAGCTGTTTATTGTCTGCAGATATACCCTCCTCTCTAAATGGGTTATATACACTAACTTCTCCTACTATAGCATTCTCCTCAAACAGACTAGGTAAATTATTAAGCACTAACATAGCTTCCATTAGTTCTATATTACCATTAACGCTTTCCATCATCAAAGAATTAGGTTTATTCTGTGATATAATATCACTTTCGAATGCTCCAGTAAGACCATGTCTTCCCTTTACTAACTCTCTAGACCTTTTTAGCATTGATGTACTAATTTTCACTACATCTATTTGATTGGTAAATTTATTTCTAAGTAGTATACATCCTAGATATTCTGCAGGTTCACAGTCAACCACTTCCCAATTACGGTTACAATATCTAGACATTCTTCTTTGAAACCATCCATTAACTCCACTAGGATTGTCTGGAATTTGTGCTTTTGTAAACTCATAGTACGGATTCTCATCCTCTATAGCCTTTATTAAACCCTCCTTAATAACTTGAGTAGTATTTATCTTATTGTTGGCTATACTATTCATCCTTCTTTTCACCTTTACAAATAATTCCTCATATGTGTCTCCTTTAAGAGGGTATCCATTGCCTTTTGGAGAGTATACATATTTACCTGTTTCAGGGTTAGGCTTATCACCCTTTCCTTCTTTTATAGTTTCAGCTACCATATCATCCGTGATTTCTCCTGGAACGCTATCATATTTAGGGAACCACTTTGACATTACACTGGTTACAGTTTGGAGTAAGTTTTCCGTTGTAGCTTTAGTAACAAACGGTGCTGGAAGGAATTCGTCAATATTCTCTTGTATATTAATATTTGTCTTAATATCTTGAGTCAAGTCTTCTACATGACCTGAATATTCTTTTATACCACTATATACCCAATCATCACCTTCTCTCTTAAAATCTGATAGTTGAATAGGAGCTACAAATAGCCTAGAACCGCTAGTGTTTATTCCATATTTTCTTAACAGGCGCTCATACACACCTAGCTGGTATTTAAAGGTTAAGATTTTAGCAGAATCATACCCAGCTTCAGAAGCAGTTCCCACATACGGTCTGGGTGATGTCTTATAGTCAATAATGTGAGCGTTTCCTCTTCCATCAATTACTAGTAAGTCAATAACTCCTAACAGCTTATTAGGATTTCCAGATTCTCCTATTTGAGAAGTAGTTCCAGAAACTGCAACTTCTGGAAGGTATATCAAATCTTCACCAAATTCTCTTTGTAATGATTTCTCTAGGTCTCTACAGTATTTGACGGTTTCTGCAATAACCTTACTTGGAACTAGCTTAGTATCTAATATAGATGGGAAATATGTGTTGATTAGGAAGTTATCATCTGATTCCCTTATATTTCTACCACTCTTTGATTCACTGAAATACTTTTGTATTGCCTTATGCAGTTCAGTACCAATTTTACCCTGAGCTTTCCATTTGTTTTCAATAACCTCTCTTGCTCTAGCAAACTCTTCATCACTTACAATAGGTCTAGTTTCTACTCCCTCGCCAAATATTGCATCAGCCTCCTCTTTGTCAAACTTACCTCCTGCCCATCTTGGCTTAATCTCCTTCCAATAATTTTCAGGTCTAAATTCTGGGAATAACAAATCCCCTTCTAAGTTCCTAAGACCTTGTAGAAACTTATTCACACCAATATATCCATTTCCAGATACATTAATGTTTTCAATATCATTTTTTCCATCTTCAACCTCAGAGATTATCTTACTTGCTTTAAGAGCCTCGGTGTCCATCTTTAAGTTCATTACAGAATCATAAGTCTGGATAGCTCTATTGCTTTTACTAAACACAATGTCTCCATACTTAGATACTAAATGTCCCCTTTCAAGTAAGAAATCATCTAATTCTAATTCAGATTGGAAGATATGTCCTTTGTAATCATAAATGCATCCCATTATCCACAAAATTCTTTTAGGTCTTTATTCTTCATTAAATCTGATTTAACGTTAGCTAATACTCTGTGAACCTCAGCTGACTTAACATTAAAGGTTCCTGAATATTGATTATTAGTTAGTGCAGAACCTAGATATTCAGACAGCTTTACTAAAGAGGAGTTGAATAGACTCTTTGTGTCCATAGTAGCTATACTCTGCTCCCCAAATAAGATAGAGTCTAACACTCTACCCATATTGTAGAATGTTTTATGCAGCACATTAACTGGTAACTTACTAATAATACTATCTTGCCCAGTTATATATTTTGAAAACTCTGACACCAACAATTCCTCATTTATGTCAGAATCTGTTCTGTCCTTATAATTTCTAGCCAGCAACGCTTTGTTAGGTAATTCATTCATAGCCTCCACCATTGAAAAATATAGTTGAGGGTCACTGTACCTAACTGAACCCAAGAATAGGTGTAACATTTCGTGCAATGGAGCATCAATGCTAGAATTATCTATATTAATGTATATATTACCATTGTAGACGAAAGCGTTAGTTGTTTTAGCATCATCTACGACTCCCTTCCATTGTTCTGAGGATAGTTCCCCGTTAGTAATGCTAACAAAATTAATACCATAGAGGTTTGCCAACTTCTCTAATATACTATTAAAGACTCCAACATTCCTAGAGGAAGATGTGGAATCATCAATGATTATTCCTCCCTCATATACATTGTCCCATTTATTTGGGCGTTTCCTAACTTGTATCGTAGACACCTCACTAGAAGGAGTTAGCTTAACCTCTAAGTCTCGATACGTGTTATTTATCCTAATATTAGCCTCTTTGACATCTGTTGTGCCAGTTTGAGAAAATATCTTATCATTCTTTACGAAACTCGTATCATCTATCGTTTTGACTGACAAAGAGTTATTCAGATAAGGTCTAGAGTCAGCCCCAGGTATCTCATCGAGTTCTGGATACCTACCAAATTTATCTACAAATGTAGATGTAAAAGCATTAAATTTAAATTCAGAGAGACCAGACATCTTCAACAATGTCTGGTACTCTACTGAATTTTTATTAAGACATACTGCCATATTAACAAGGATTGTCTAATAGTTGAGTTATGATTGCAGAATACTGTAAACCATCAATAGCTTTTACGTTTATGCCATCAACAACTCTGGTTACATAAGGTATATCTAAATCTGATTCAGAGCCACCTAGTGATTTAGCTAGACTCACTAGAACCTCCTTACTATAGGTTTTACCCTTATAGCTTATAGATTTTAGCTTCTTGTCAGCATCAAGATTAATTACAGAATTTGAGTCAATTCTTATGTTGTAGTCGTTATATATGTCAGCTGTGTCCCAGGGATTAGTATAGTTAGTGTTTTCAATAACCTTTGTATAATCCTCTAGGTTAGGACCATATTGACGCCCACCCATGTCTCCATTATCATAATCATCTCCAACCCAATCCATATAATCGGAATCATAGTCAAAATCTCCATCCACCTCACCAACGTCAGCAGAATTAGATTTCCTTACAAATAGATGATACTTCATATCTGCATTGTTATAGTCTCTAACATAATAACTAGTAGAATAGTTAGTATCCTCAATAGGGGCACACCACTTTTGAGCTTCTTCATAAGAGAAATCTACCCCCTCAACTAACTCTGAGTTAGAATCTAACACTGATGTGAATTTATGAAATTCTTCAACCAGCGGGGATGACTTTGTTCTAATGATGTCCTCAAAGATTGTAGTCAAAGAACTTTGAGAGACAGTGTTGTTAAAGTTTATCAGATTATAATAGAAGAATAAATCAGTCAGTGGATAACCTTGATATGTAGGAGCACCTTGTAATTGATTAAAGGCTCTCTTATATCTGTTTAAACGCTCTATTTCTGATGTAGACTTAGGCAACATATTAGTTGGTAAAGAATACACAAATGCAGAGTTACCACTAAGGGTTCTATCTAATCTAATAGGACTTAGAGATTGAATAAATTCATTAGGTTCTATATCCTTTAATTCGGGAATCACCACAGAATCCATCCACATCTTAAATGACTCATTACCCCATCTTGTTCCTAACATAATAGGGGTATCACCTTGAGTAGTAAAGGTATTACCAATACTATTCATAATAGTTACACCTGCTGGGACTGTAATTACCTTTTCAGAAGTTTTCATCCAAGTGTTTCTAAGAGTCATATCACAGAATGATTGAAGCTTCTTATAAACATTAGACCTTTCCTTACTACTATAGAAGCTACCATCTTTGATGATTCTGGGACCTAAATCCCTCATCATTCTGTATTTAGACATAATCATGTAGTTACCTTCCATATCCATATGGAAAGTTTCTAAGTAGCCCCTGTAGTGAGGTACTGACCAAGCTGCATCTAACACATTGAATGAATGCTTTAATCCTCCATATAGAGCAATTAAGGTATTTCTATACTCTTCGTCAGACATGAATCTGCTGAAAGAAATTCTGTATGGATTACTTTCATCGTTAGTTAGATTCCTTAGCTTTGAGATAACGTCAGAAACTTTCATAACCATTCCATTAACCATTACAGTTGATTCCTTCTCTTCACCTGAAATCTCCCTTATTCTATCCTCGAAGATACTTTCAAATTTATCAATAAACTTAAATTTATCCTCTACTTTGTTAGGAAGACCCTGATTAAGAGCATATATACTCCTTAACCTACCCATTTCAGATGCACCCTGAACTAATTGCTTTATTGAATCAATGGCTCTGTACTGCACTCCCTCAGAGTTAGTGATTACATCATTGTTTATGATATAGACGAATCTAATATAATCAGATAACTCTTCTAGAAACTTATACATTGAAACCTTGTTCATAGATGCCTCCATAGACCTTATTCTCTTTCTTAAGCTATCAATCAATTCGTGACCTTTAGATAAGTCAGAGAGTCTATATTGTAACATCTTACCAATTACGAAGTCAGATGCATCTGTACCAGACCCAAACTCCTTCTTTAGTATAGAGATGAACTCAGGGTCTAATTCCCCAATGCTGGGACCATTTTCGATATACTTAATAGCACTGGTAATTGACATACCATCTTTCCTATTAAATACATTAGAGTCCATAAGCTTAGAAAGGATACGAGCAGTTTTAGACATCATAGTACCAGCTAAATCATTTAAAGGAATACCAATAGCTGTACCATAAGTATATAATCCCATCATGTTAGGACCAGCATTGATTTTAGCCAATATCGGGTCTTTAGCATTATCAGTTGCAGCAGACATTAATGCAGAGAATACTAACTTAGCATCAGTGTCATTATCCACGTTCTGTAACGCATCTAATACTTCGGGATTTCTTACAGATTCTAGATTACTAGTATATGAGTTAGCTAACAGTCTAAAAGTTTTACCACAAACAACTCTGTTGAATAATAGTCCAGATTGCTTCATTACATCACCGCTACCTAGTGTAGTGTTATAATAATGGGTTAAACCATCATACACTTTAATAGCAGATGCAACTATACCAACGTTCTTCTTACCAGATTGAAAATCATACATAGACTCATACTTATTTACTACATTACCTGGAGTAAATTGTAGAGTTCTCTGACCTTCTGTTGACCCTTTAGCTATATCCTTTAACAATGCTACAGCATCATCAATAGATGATTGTGATTGCATTAAATTAATAGGATTATCACTAATCTTGAACATATAAGAAGATATGAAGTTCTTAATCATATCCTCTGGGTTACTAGAGTTCCTTACGTATAAATTGTGTCGGTCAATCAACTCCTTCATTTCGTTAAAAGGAAGCCTAGAACCTTTAGGGATATACAATTTACCACCGTTTTTCTTAATCATTCTTAAGAAGTTCGATAAAGATTGTATTGAACCTAAAGAATTGTCCAAGTCATATTCTGGCAGGAATAGAACTTTTGAACCACTAAAGTTAAACAATTTCCCTGAACCTACAAAATCATAAGCCCAATTAGTCAATGCTGTATCATCAGTCTCAACCAACTCTAACTCTTTATTTGTAGGGAATGGCAGCTTCTCAGATTCCACTAATGCACTCTGAGAACTCAAATTAAAGTATGGACTCCATCCAACATATTTACCTGTCCTGTCAAATGAATATCCTAACAAGGAAACTTTATCAATATCCAAGTCAGAACCCTGTAGCCAAAACTGGAAGTAATTAACGTAGGCGGAGTTTGTATCAGTCTCGTCAAATCCCACTACTCTCATAGGCATAAATGATTGCATAGACTGGGCAGGGATACGAGCAGCTAGAACATCCAAAGATTTAATAAAAGACGTATGTAATTCAGCAGCAGAATCTCTGATTGCATCAATACTTGGGTCTTCTATCTTAGCTCTAGGATTGGTTCTTAACTTACTAATACTTTCTGAGTATAGCTTATTCACATAAGTTATAATATCGGTAGGGTCATTCTTACCTATATACTTGGCAAATCTACTCGCCACCTTAGACTTTGAGCTTAGTATAGGCTGAATAATCTTACTAATATCCTTACTCATAGCAGCACTATTAGATACCTTTATAGTGTGGTAATTAAATGAATCAATATAGAACTGAGTATTATTAGTAACAATTACTTCATTACCATTAACATCAGTGTATATTCTATCTGATTCATCAGATAGTCTGTGTAGCTTCTCTCCAGAGCTATTAACTCTGTAAAGCTTAGCTCCATCCCACCTAGTCTCAATTTCCACAGGAGTCAAGTGAGTATCTTTATAAACTCTCTTGTCTACTAGATATACGTGCTTACCATTTAACCTCTTCAGTTCAATGTCGAAATCAGCATCATTAACTTTACTTTCCCAATTTGATAACATTCTCTTTAGGAAGAATGTGTCATCATTTTTAATGGTTGCTAGACTATCACCTCTCTTCAGCCCAAATCTACTAGCGTAAATCTTAGGCATTATCAGCTCAAATGGCTGAGTTTGTAGAGAAGATTTATCTACTTGTACTATTGCCCCATTAACGGACACAGAATTAAGTGTACCATTACTAACTGCACCCAAAGCATTCTGAAGCTCTCTTCTTAGGAGTATTCTTTCTTTAGAGTCAGTGGTAGAGTAAAGATTTTTAACTACATCTAAATCCCACATATTGTAGAGGTTTCCATCTACGTCCTTGAACGTAAAGTTGTAAGATGCTAAATCACGACCTGCTGTAATGTTTTCAACAATACTAAATGGTATTCCCATTAGTTCGGACTGAGTTAATCTGCTTCTTAAATCCCAGTACTGCTGAGGAGTTTCTATAAATTCTGTAGATGTAGTGTCACCTACAGTAATTGTATAGTGTCTACCAAGTCTCAACTCTGACAAGTTAGTTATAGGCTTAGAGTTATACAATTCCTGTAACTTCTGAATTTCTTCATCATTATTAAAAGAATCATACATTCTATCACCATACAGCTTCCAAATCTTATGAGAAGGATTCAATACAGCAAGGCTACCATTAAATTGTAATCTAATAGCTGCCTTAGTTAAAGTAGACGATATAGCAGAACAAAGTCCATTAAAGATGCTTGGGTCACTAAATGGAATTACCCCCTCAACATTCTTATACTTTACCAGTTTACCTGCCTTAGTATCAGATATTAATGTATCCATGACAGCCTGCATAAGATTTCCATCTCTGCTAGTACTATTCTGAATAGACTTAACTATTGTGGAGATTATAGCATCCTTGAACTTAGTAGGGTCACTATCATCCATGTATTGCCTAAATCCTTCAACGTAATCGTTGATTCCAGCCTCAGTTAGAGCAAACATAGCTTCGTAAACTTCTCCAGCTTGCTCTGAAGTGTAACCTCTAGAAGACAAAGCATTAACTACCTGAGTCATAATAGACAGCGTAGATTCATCAGCATTATGTTCTGCATCTAGCTGAATACCAATATCAGTAGTCTTAAACTTCATAGTCAGATATGGATTATCATCAAAATAAGCGTGCTTCAAATTGACATTAGCTGCACCTTGCTTAATAGCACCTGCTGTCACCACGTATTGAATAGATGCCCACTTTAATGGCTGAACCACATCTGATTGAGAAACAACAGAATCAGATATTTTAACTCCTACACCATTAACGGCTTTAACAACATTCCTTACTGAAACCTCAGATGGAATTAAACCATCTTCTGATTTAGAATAGGAGTTCCAGCCTCCAAACATTTGATATAAGCCAAAGTTGGTTGTTACTGGATAAAGAGTTGTTCCACTAGCTGTAACTCTCGGACCTTCTCCAGGTTTGGGAGTAATCTCAGCTGGAAGTTGTCTTACAATAGTACCATCAGGTTCAACTTCAGATTTAATAATCATATATGTACCATCCTCTGGCACATATGTAATACTATTAATCATATAAAATTTACCATCAGTTCCTTTGTAATAAACATCCTCATAGGGTATGAGATTGCCCTGGAAATCTACCAATACATTATCATTAAACAGAGAACCCTCAAACTCCCATGTTTTGCCCCACATCTTCTTTACCATTCTCTGATAGAACTTGCTATTTCGCATAGTAAAGTTGGTTAAGGCAAATCCAGCAGTTTTAATAATACCACCAGTAGCACTACCCTCCTTATAGAAGTGAATAAATGGTTTCTTATCCACACCTACCTTAGCACCACCAAGAGAATTATTCTCCAGATACATTGTCTCAGGGGATACAAATGTACTACCATCATATTGCTTAACACCATGTTCATCATGGTCTCCCATAGGATTATAGGTTGGGGCGGTATCATCCTCAATTACAGCAATTGTATACTCAGGTAATATACCATTTATCAGACCTTGAATCATAACTTGCTTGGCAGCTGTATATGATACATTTCTCTTATGCTGAGCAATATATCTTGCAGCTTCTTCTACTAAGTCATTCGGACTTGAAGTAGCCTTCTTAGCTGGATGATTAGCATGAGTTCCAACAGTAGAGAGTACGTACTCTTGGCTAAGTAGATAGTCTATTACGTTAAATCTAGCCAAATCAGGATGTAATTGTAGTTCTCCTCCTCTTATCTCTAAGAATTTAGAAAAACTAAATCCAGGAGTCCCCCAATTATAAGTTATTCCATTCTCAGTGTAACCTCCTATGGAATATAGGTCTGACCATTTAGTAATGTCAAAAGTTTTACCAAAATTGGTATACCTAGCCAATATTACTCTTTTGGTAGAGAACTTTATCCAATCCTTGTTCTTAGCTAGATATGCTACCTCTGGAGTGGTAAGAGCATTACCTCTTTCATCAGTGGTTTCAATCATGAAGTCATTGTCAAGTAGGTCAGTTAATAACTCTACCTCCTTAATCCTCCAAAAGTTCTCACTATTAGTAAGCTTACCAAATACTTCTTCTACGTTAAGACCAGCTCTAGTAAAATACTCTGGATTAAACCTATTAGTAAGAGATATTAAAGTTCTGTTGAATGATAAAGTCTTACCACCTTGGAATGATACTTCATCCTTAATTTCAAGGTCTTTACCCCTAACAATGTTTTGATATACTCTCAATACCTCTTCAAGAACCTTTCTTGAATCATTCCCATAGACTGTGTTCACTTCTGCAAAGTTAGTCATTGGGTTAAATACAGGAATTACCTTCTTGCTTGCCAACAACGGATACTGAACTGGATTGTTAAATACTAAAGAAGTATCAATACTCCTAAGAGCAGAGTTTAATCGTTCCCACTCTGAGGTTATAGAGTTTATTATCTTTACATAACAATCTCCAAGCTCCTTGTTTATAATAGCTATGGTTTCATCCTTAGTTAGATTCGCGTAGGGCTTGTCTAATCCACTAGTAGACTTTAGATTCTCAACCATGTGAATCAGAGAGGACTTATCTGAGATAACAGAAGGCAAGAATGCTGCATCTGTATTACCTACTATATTGCATAAATAATTACTTACAAATGCAGTATAGAAAGACTCTGACATATTGAAGTCAATGTGCTTCTTGCTACCTATTTTACCCTTGTACTCTCTTGACACTACCATTCCTCTATGAAGGAAAGAGCTATTTAAAAGGGAGAAGGCATTAGTGGCAGAACCTGGATTCATGCACTGATTTACCCATTGGTTTCTATAATTAGTACCAAGCATAGACATAGCAACTCCAGATAATGCACGACCCTCACCATCCCTAGCGATGCCACTTACATAAGCATCGGTAGTCATAGCATAGGCTGCTGCAACATCTTCCATTACTGGCACATAGCTAGGTAGAAGAATACCAATATCCTTAGAACCTCTCTTTATAGAAGTTAGATTCTCAGCACCAAATACCTCTTCTTGTCTCCTTCTAAATTCCTGAGTACTAGTTTCCTTTGGAACTAGATTATGGGAGAAGTATGAGTTGAAGAAAATACTTGTACTAAGTTGGAGTAAATCACTAATAGCTGACTCGTACTGGATATTACCATTTTTTGTCTTTAGAGCGAGATAACTTTCAACTAAAGGCCCATCCGAAACAAAATCTAGATATAGGAACTCTTTAAAGAAAGGAAGTGCTTTTTCCCAATCCTCCTTACCATTAAAGGTTGTTAAAGGCTTTCCATCTCTAGATATTGAAAAAGCATTAGACCTCTTCGCCTTTGGGTTAAATTGAACAGATATATTTAACTCTGGTATCTGGAATCTAAACACAGAAACAGTTCTTAACCCTTCTTTTGCATCCGTAACCTTATCCTCTTCATATCTAGGATTATATTTAGCAACTTTAGGCTCATATTGTGTAGGAGCTGTAATACTTAATGCAGAAGAAATGCTTCTTTCAAGTTGATTTCTTAATTGTCTATTAAGATTATCTCTCAAAGTTGCTCTGACTATCTCCCCATCTTCGTTAATCCTATATTGCACAAAGTCAAGAGGGCTAGCAGTTGCTACTAGCTGACAGATGAATGAGTAATAGTTAGTGTCAAGAATATTATTCTTGTAAATCCCAAATAAGGAGTGCATATCACTACTAAAGATACCCTGTCTCAGTGAATACACTAGGTTCTTTTCTATACTCTTGAATCCTCTAAGTAACTCATAATTGCTATTGAAGAAAGACTCATCACTCAGTAATTCGAACAAAGCGTGATAGTTTTCAAGTACATTACCAGTACTAGCAGAAGATAGTAGTGTATAAAAGGACTTACCTCCAATTGAAGAGCGCAAATGCTCAAATTGAGGGTATTTAAGGAAGAACATTCCATCAAACGTGAGTGCAGGGTTATGAATATCAGGAGAATTAGCCAATCCCTTAATCTTGGATATGATATAATTGAATGCATCCAACTTAACCTTTTTATCAGCAACAGGTGTACTACTTCCCCAAGTGTATACAGGAGTAGTCTCAACCAGTAACTTAGTCACATCAGATACATGGTCATTCATATTTACATCCTTCTCCTTGTCACCCCAGTTCCTACTATTGTTTGCTCCAGTGCCAGTAAGAGAATATCTATCCTCTGGACTGTATTTAGGGAAGTTCTCATTAATTTTAAGAACCTTTCCCAACTTGGAACTAAGTAAGTCGTCGAAGTGATTTAGGATAACTAAGCTATTATAGGCTTTAATAAACTTCTTATCAATAATCCTATTTCTAGAATATATCCTTCTAAGGTCGTCAGCTGTGAAGTGTGAATGATGAAGAAATCTTTCACCTACAGCATTAAGTTCTCCTACTGCATTTAGATACACTCCATCCTTCCACATGGTAAGATTAGATAACTTCTCAAGAGCACTTTGGGCATCTTTAGATGGAAGTTTAGAATATACATCCTTTAAATAAGCAACCACATCTTGTAGAAGGGTTTCTTGGTAATTCCTAAGTGCCTCATTGATTTCATGTTCAGTTTTTATAACTTTACCAGCTTCTCTGTCTACAAGGAAACATTTAACTATATTATCGACAACACTAGCTTCCATTGCCGAAGCAATTTCAGTTGCAGTACCATAATTAGTTACTATGAATCCTCTAATTCTTTGTTTTGCATCAGCATTACCCTCAGGGTCATCTAAGGCATCCAGTTTTGTAGGATTTTCCTCAGCAGTATCATCAATATTACTACTATTGCCAGAAAGGTAAGTAGTCATATTAGATGGAACAACATCATGTAATGCTGGAGCAATCTCCATAACGAATGCATCAATAAAGTCCGCAAGGTCGGAGAGGGACGTGATGTCGTACCCCTCTCCAATCTCTTTCAGACTATTAATAAACATCGCCTTTCTACTAAATTCGTCTTTTTCCTCCCAAATTTCCTCTAATGTATCTTGTAATACATCTTGTAAATCTAAGTTGGAATCATTCTTGTTAAATTTACATTTACCCATGATTATAATTTAATTTTTATGGTTATTGGACATGAATTGTCAGTAGTGTTTAGACGAGCCTTTTCATCTTGCTTAGACTGCAAGAAATCTACCAAATTCTTAAGCATGTCTCTCTGAGACCCCTCGAATTGGTCGATTTCCTCACTCATCCTTTTTATCATTTTAGAAGTTGCTCTCATAGCATTAACTTCTTTATTAAATGCTTCCACACCCTTTGCAGATTGAACCTTACCAAGCGTGGCAAAGTTAAATACACTAAGGATGTTTTTATATTCTGCAACTTCTGACAGTGAGTTTACACTGAATGAAGTAAGCGGAGTTCCTGTAGTTGCATCCGCCTGCTTTATTAAGGTAATCTCATTATCACTTAGATTTAGCTCTGCACTAAAGATTTCATTCCCCAAAGTTAAGGTAAATTTGTGAATATTTAAACCTATTTGGGAAATATCTGAAACAACAGAGTTAGACACATCAAGGTTTGTAGATTTTGCACTTATATAGATGTCAGAACCTATAGGTATTACCAGATGGTTTGTCTTCCTATATGCGTCTAAAACCTGCTCCTTAGATAGTGTTTGTAAGGTATCTATATCCATTTCTGACATGACGGAAGTGGATGCCTTAATATTCATTGACTTAAAGACAGTATCAACTGTTGGTTTAGAAATTACTCCTATACGGGAATGTCCAGCCAGATACTTACTATTATCTTTACTGCCCTTAAAACTACCTTTATCAGTCATTTTATTGACTATTGTTTCTAGTAGTGGGCTTACATTACCATAAAATGAAGGACTGTCTATCTTACCATTCACCATAAATGGATTATTGTCAATAGAATAGTTACCTACATCATATACTGCATCCAATGCAATAGCATCTGTAGAAGACTTATCATATTGTATATTGTAGAATATTCCAGGAATCTTGTTTTGACCTAGAATATGTTCCACAGAACGTAAGTTAGCTTCCTTAAACACTCTACTGGTATTATCAGCATTTGGCGGATATACAGAACCTAATAGATAATTTTGAAGAGCTTGTCTACCTGTAATGTTGGCATTCAAACCTTTAATATCCACTGGGTCATTAAGGATTGCCATTTGAGCCTTAGTATCTCCTTCTGCATTATTAAGCTTCCCAATTAACTGCATGATGCCTTCATACGCGGTAGTATTGTAGTTTAGGTCACTTTTCTCAAACTCTGGTTGAGCAGATAATATGTTGATGATTCTATAAGCAGTAAAGTCATTGCCTATTCTTTTGATAGAGTTCTTATCTCCAGAAACTATGCTTAGCAAGTTGTCAAAATATTCCTTAACTGATGCTTTTGGAGGAACTACATATACTAGCTTTACCTTCTTCTCTACAGAGCCATCCTCAAGTTGTTTATAGTAATAAGTTTCAAGGTCTGAACCTTGTAACATTATATCATTGCTAATAAACACAAAAGGATGTCCTGGCTTGGCAAAATTGATAGTCTTTCCACCAAATGTATACACACCTTTAGGTGATAACTTTACTTTAGAGATAGTCATTCCTGGAACTTTCGATAATTCATCGAGTGTTATCCATTTACCTTCATACTTCAAGTTTCCATTATACTCATAATCCATACCTTTAAGGACGTTAGTTATAGTTGGACCTTGTGATTTTAGTCCTCCAGCTAATGTCCAGTTGTTATCCTCTATGTAGAATATACCATTCGAGTTAAAGGTGTACACTTTCAAAAAGTTTACTAGGGCACTTCCTCCCCCAATAGATGGATTAGCTTGTATAAACTTAATAAGTTCATTGAACCTATCAAACATAGTAGCACTAGGGTCTCTCCTTGAGATTTCATTATACTCATCTCTAATTGCCTTAAACTTATCATTCTTAAACACAGTTACAGGGTTAGGCAGAATGGCTAGAGGTAGCTCTAATACATCATTAGTGCCCTCTCCTATAATAATAGATAGAGTCTTCAATTTAATGTTCTTGCTCTCTTCATCTTCAGAGAACATATAACTTAGAGATTCTGAGCCAGTGTCTTTTCTAAACCTGCCCCATTCAGCATTATTGAAAGTACTTGCTGAACTCTTAAATGCGAATGTACAGTAGACATCATTACCCAGACCTAACAAAGTCTTGACCTTTTTAACAAGGTCTCCCTTGTCAGAGGTATTAAATATAATACTTCTTAGATTACCTATTACTTCATCAAAAGTCTCCTTGTTCTTTACTTGGATTCCAGGTAGTCTATTTAATCCGAAATAACTATCTAACCTCTTACTGTTCTCTGGAGTTACTATTAAATTACCCTTCTCATCAAATGTAGTTCCAGATTCAAATGTCGGGAATGTGTACATTAATAAGTCGAGTATAGCTTCAGTCTTAGTACTAGAGGTATGGCTAACACTTGTTGCAGGTACAGGGGGTGGAGTTGTATCCTCACTAGACGCCAAGGTCTTATCCCTTATATCTTTCTCGGTTGGAAGTCCGTTATTTGTGATAATCACTGTTTCCTTAGTACCGTCATCGGTTACTGTTGTAGCAGTCTCTGAGGTTAATCCCACTTCTGGAACTACAGTAACAGAGGGTATAGTAGTATCTTTCTCTCTCTTAATTAGTTCAGTGGGTTTACTGTCTAATGTAAGCCTATTTAACATATCCCTTCTTTCAGAGGAGAATGTTTTAATTCCATCCCTTGATAATTCACTGACACTAGTAGAAGAATCTTGAATAGAGGCTAATTGATTAGAGTTACTGGTTCTATAGTTGTCCTTAGTATGTAGAACGATGCTTCCCTGTATAGCTCTAGAGATACCAGTATAAAGGTCGTCCCAGTACTCTTCGTTTTCCAAACCAGCAGAATCATCAATTATATAATACTTACCTTCAAGACCCTGCGAAGAGTTACCTTGCTTAAAGTCTATTCTATCTTTATAAGTAGCACTTGAAAGTAACTTATATATTTCAGTATCAGTATCATAATAGATAAATCCTATCTTCTCATCAGGATTCATACTACTAATCATAAGGTCAATATCAGCCTTAACTAATTCTATGCTATATGGTACAGAACCATTTACGTCTTTACTATTATAGACTTTGGTTCCAAATAGTCCAGAATTGTCTTGGTAGTAATGCATCGTTATGTCAGAACCATAATTATTGCTTCTTAGGTCTGACAGAATACTCTTAAGATAGTTAAGGTTGACTGTTACTTGCTGATTATTGGCTCTCATTGATACTCCCAGCTTAGGACATCTCACAAAGTTTCGACGCGCTAGTTGTATAGTATTTCTAACATTTGTTCCCTTGAAGTTAATCAGGTGTCTACCAATAGCTTTACTTTGGTCAAAGTCTCCAGCCACAATAATCGGAATACCATATTTTTGAGCAAATCTATTAATCAAATCCATATCAACAACAGTATATCTCGACACCTCATCAATAAGGATTAGAGAAGGCACTTCAGAAATTTCATTAATTTTGAAGTTTGACCTTGTGATATTGTTGTCATCGAAGTATATATCATCACCAACTATTGATACCATAATATCATCCTTAGAAGATGGGTCTACCTCCTTAGAAGATTTTTGAGGATAATCCTTGAAATCTCTCCACTCTTGAGATACCCTCTTCATAAGGTGTTCTCTGTCTAAGGTGGTGGCGGACTCAAGATTTAGGTCAGCTTTTAGACCCTTAGCACTATCCTCAGTAGCATGACCAATCCAAACATTCTTAAGAACGTCGGGATGATATTTCTTTAACAATACTATAAGATTATTAAATACTCCAGTAGTCTTTCCACTACCAGGAATGCCCTCAATGAATGCAACCCTAGCAAATCTCGGAGAAACTAAGGAATCTAATACTCCTTCTCTAAGAATAGTTTCTGAGTCATATTTAGAGTTCCACTCAGCATCAGTCATAGAATCCGCGTGGTTCTTTAGGGAGGTATTTACAGCATCACAGAAGTTCTCTATTACACCTCCGTTAAGTATAGATGCATATCCCAAATAAGTAGCCAATTCCTGAGTTGGAATAGGTGCAATCTTATCACTGATAATAGACCTGTATTCTTCATAGAAATCAGAAGCTCGAACTGCAGCTCTAGAGGCGATGTACCAAACTATAGCATTATCATCTATACTAGTAGACTTAGAGTTTAGAGATTCTATACTATCATTTAGGGTTATAAGTCCAAAGTTGTCAACACTAATAAGCTTAGACAGAGCTTCTGGATTTTTTACTTTATCGCTATTAGCTTTAAAGAAATCATATATGGCATCATCTAACTTAACTATTTCTGATTCAACTTGGAACCTCTCCTCCTTATTAAGATTAACCTTCTTAGCAGCAGATATTTCCTCTAATTTACTTAGACTACTCACCACACTCTCAAACTCAGCCCTTCCAGACCAGTCATTGGGGATGCTAAGAATAAATCTTTTTATCCTATCATAGATAAGTATATTCTTATTGTTAGCAGTTCTAGTTTGTTCCCCTAATTTCTGAGCGTTGTTAGCGGCAATAATTTTTTGGAATGTTTTAAGACGTAGTTCAATACCTTCCAAATCTTGCATCATTGCGTCAGCTACATTTGATTGCAGTTCAGCAAGGTTAGCCTCAGAATCTAACTCATTTATAGTAACATTCATACCATAAAGATTAGATAAATCAGCGTTGTCAACTCTAGCACTAAGTAGCTGAGCCTTAAATATGTTAATCACTGAAAGAGCTTCAGCAATTTGGTCTAACCTCTCATTATTTAAGTTAAAGTTGGATAGGTCTTCCATATGCTCCTTTAAAGAAGCATCTGTTTCTTCAAGAATACTTGATACTTTAACATCTGAGTCAGTAGTGCTTAAAGAGAATTGGTCTAAAAGTTCAATGATATTTGAATGCTTCAACTTATCAATTTGAGCTTTAGCTGCTTCCATCTTGGTTGCATCTATATAACTGTTCTCATCCCCATAGTATTCAGCCTGATTAATAAAGTACCAATATGCTGAATTTAGGGTACTGCTAAGTACTCTCTTTAGTTCTGGATTAATGTAACCTTGATTTATAATAGGCTTAGTGATAGCCTCTATGTGAGACACTAAGAACTTACCTACCAACTTGTTATACTGCTCCGCTTGTACCTCTGCTGTATAATCCTCAGTTATTGGAGTATTTATAATATCGGTGAACGTAGACTTCTCAGATTCAGTCCCAAAAGTAGCTAATAATGGGCTTATAATACCCATTGATGAATGTACATTAAACTGAGACATCTCTTCGGAGAATGACTCTGAGTCTTTGGTTTCGTTAAGTCTATTAACATACTCATTCAATCCTGATTGTAAGACACCTAATGTAGAGTGTAGATTTTCATCAAAACTTTCATAGTATTTTAAACTATGATTTTGGAACAGTGGGGCAACCACTTTAGCTATAGACTTATGGATAGAAGCTGCAGTACGTACTGCATCTTTAAACCCAGAGTTCTTCCATCCCTCATACTCCTTAGATATTTCCCCTAACTCGTTTTTCGGAATATCTGTTACTTTCTTACCAGTTTTATTCTCAGCATACTGTATAAGAGTTGGAGATAGATATGCGCTACTAACAGCGGTAGACATCTCGAATAAAGACTCATATATAAGCTGAGGAGCTAGTTCTCCTTTCATATATGCCTCTTTTCTCTCAATAGCTGCTTTAAGTTCTCCTTCTAGTCTACTTCTCTCAGCCTTAGTTGCTTCATCCCCATTTTCTTTTACTTGTGCATCTGTGGGACCTCCATTTTCCATTCTTTCTTGAGTTCCCCCAAGAGAGTTGAGCTGATTGGTCAAGGTCACAATCTTCTCGCAAACACTGTTATAATCCTGTAGGTAACTAGCAGCTACACTACTATTTCTTAGTGCAGAAAACCTAAGGTCATTAAGTGTTTGTGTGTCGAAGAAAGCATCATCACTAATAGTAGCTCCTTGTGCAGCTAATGTATCAGTAACAAATTTAGCTATTCTCCTAACCTCAGATTTGGCAGCAAGGTCTTGATTATCAGAGTCTGTACCCTGTGCCCATATTTTCTTACCATCTACACCATCTACAAGTTTAGTGGCAGATAAGTACTTGTTTCCAAGCTCCATCTTATTTACTAGCTTTAAGAAATCATTCATTTTACCATTTCTAGCCATATAAACAAGTTGTTGCATAGCTTGTTTGCTGTCCATACTTCCAAGCTGCCTAGCTGCCCTAAGATTAGGTAAGGCATCAAACATAGCACCACCTAGCATACCTCCGACAAAGGACATACCATATCTGTCTAGCATATTATCCCATGCTTGTAAGGGAGGAGTATCACTACCAGCTAACCACATACCGAGATTGGTAACAGATTTAGCAAAATCATACAATACTTCCTCAGATACTTCTTCTATACCTTCACCAAGAGCATTTGCAGCAGTAGCCTTTAGTCCACTCTTCCCTATTGAATAATTAGCTTGGGCAACATCCTTACCTAGCTTAAATATTTTCTTCATCCATTCAGTTTTCTGAACCTTAGAAGCATTATCAACAGTTTTTCTAGAACCTTCTGTTAAAGTTTTAACCACCTGCTTCATCTGCTCTTTATCCATCCTAAGTTCTGGAAGTATCCATTCTCCTAGCTTACTATTAATAATAGCATACTCACCCGCAGCGTATCCTAGTGTAAGTAGTGCTGCTTCCATGTCAGTAGCACCCTGCTCCTTAGCTTCACCATAGGCATCTTGAACTGTAATGCTAGTCATATATGCCTTAGATAGAATTTCTCCTATCTTGTTATAGCCCTTCATATAGTTCTCTAAATCATTCTGAGCCTTTAATGCTGTAACAGCTTTAAGCTCTTCTAATTGTCGACCTAGTTTAGCTATATCCTTTTGAGACAGTTTAGTGTAATCCTGCAATGTAGCCCATTTTTTCTGGAACTCTAATTCTTTCTTAGCTATTCCAGCTTCATCCATTAGATTACCTTTTACTATAGCTGGGGCATATTTAAATATCCACCTCTGTTCATATAGTTGCTTAAATACATCTCCAGCTAAGTTAATAAAGTTCTCCATAGACCAGGCATTACTTTGACCATATTCAGAGGTTGTAGGCTCTAAGGACTTAGTAAATCCCTCTACAGATGAAAGGAACTTATTATCACTTCCAGAAAACACTTTACCTAGAGTAGCTAGAACCTTAGTTGTTTCTAAGGCAATTCCTGCACCTATATACCAGGGACTAATGCCAGGAATAAACATAGGAAGGATTGAAATTGCATTCCTAGCTAGAGAGCCAGCAACACTTTTATCAATTCCGTCTGAATCAAAGAAGTCATATTTATTAATTGCAGACCCGTCAGTAGTTAGGGTATTCAGCTTAGATAAAACTCTTCTTCCATAAACATCACGTCCGTCTAAATTCTCATAATAATAGGTTCCATTTTCATTTAGCTTTAGTTCCCCCTTCTTGTGTTTAACTAGCTCTTTAGATATTGGGTCTACGTGTTCTCCATCTTCATCCCATTGTGCCATGACCCTAGTATCCCAGAAATCAGTCCAGAATGAATCATTCGGAGAATCATGCCACACTGGGCTAGCACCGTTGGATGCTCCTATAGGATTAGCCAATACTTTTTGGGTTTGGGCAACTTCATCCGCTGACATAGTTGGAGCGTCCAGCAAGTTCAACCTTCTAACTCCTCTCTTTTGTCTAAGAGGGTTAGCCTCCCTAGATAGATAAATGTCTGGACCCTTCCTTCTTTGCTCAGGTTCTGCAAAGATATTATCTCTATGGAACGTAGCTTGGCTTACAATATCCTCCTGATATGACTCATCAGCCAACTGGTTGTAAGTCTCAGCCATGTATTTATATATATTATCAAACTTGGCTTCATCAAATTTGCCATCAGTTTGAAATGCAGGATTATCTTGAATTTGTGGAATGTTCTTATAAACACTTGCATCTTCTAATGAAGTGTTTGTGGCATCTAATCCTACTGCCTTAAAATCAGAGATAGAAAAGGTAGGATTAGATACTCTATTCAACAGCCAATCATTTTCCTTTGAATTTGTCATATTACTAGATTTTATAGTGTAGATAGAGAAGGACTTGGCACATAGGTTTGTAACTTTTGCTTTTGTTGCTCCTTAGCTTCTATATCCATAGCATCATTACCCTGCATTGTTGGATAATGACCAGAGCCAAGAGAGGCATTAATAAGATTCTGTCTTACAGGAATATAAACTGAACCAGAATATACGTTGTTACCACTAGAGAATAGACCTGGCTGACTCATCTTAAATGATGCATCAGCAGCTTTTAGTATTCTTTCTATACTTTCTCTTTCATTAATGTCAGTAACCTCACTAAGTGTATCGTCCATTGTTGGGTCTTCCGCAAATGCAGATTCATCAGCTGATGCGTCTAATATAGCAAATCTTCCGTAAGCAGAAGTATTAATTTGACCATTTACATATTTGTAAGGCAATTTATACTTAGCATAAATCTCATTTTTCTGAGCTTCGTCCTTTATATCTCCCTCTCTAATCTCATTTTCAGCTAATTCTAATCTCTTTAAAGAATCTATATCAGGTTTAAGAACTCCAGACTGTAACGCCTCTACGTCAATAGGTAGGTCTACAGCCACCACATTTGAGCCATCTATAGCTACTCTACTCCTTTGTGAAGAGTTCAATAACTGTCCTCCCATTGTAGCATTCTTAAAATCTAATACTCCAGAGAATGTACTCCTTGCAGCATCCTCTAACGTAGCACTTCCTATAGTCTTACCAGATGTATCGACCATTGGGGCACTATTACCAGGAAGATTCAAACTATAAGAATTTCCATTGTTAATCTTATGGTTCTTAATCTCACCCAATCCTAGTAGGAATGCTTTAGCAGGGTCTGTAATATTGTTATCCTTACTACCAGATGATTTGGTATTCCCCTTAGCATCCATTTTCTCTTGCAGGTCTAGTTTTATAGTATGTTCCCCACTCAATGCTGATTGAGTTAAGGACATCAACAACTTCTTAACCCCTTCTCCAGAATTATCTCCTAAGTACATAGCTGCCTTAGCTTGTAAAACCGTCCTCATATTTCTTGGCAAGGAAGCTAACAAGTAGCCTAATGCTTGATTAGCTTGAGCCTGCTGGGACTTGTCTAAGCTAGACATCTTATAAAGACCATCTACTGACATTCCAGATAGGTCTTCCCTACTTGGCTGCAAAGCAGTTAGATACTCTATACCTTTCAATATTTTTCCAGATTGCTGACCTACATACCCCTCTCTGGACATAGAGGTAGTTCCCAGCTTATTAATTACTGACTGTATATACTCGGTGATTTTAGGAACACCTATAGCATTGTTTATAATACTTGTTAGGTCAGTATTAAAGGCTGCACTAATACTATTGGCACGATAGTTAGCTAACTCAGAATTAGTTAATATTTGTTCAGAATTGAGGTCTACATCATTTAACGACTTCTTCTGTAACTTGCCTTCAGCATTAACCGTAATTACATGACCACCGTCGGTCACTGCAATTTCTCCAAGTCCACCATTTTTGTCCGCCTGTGTCATAGCACTTTTAAATCTTTCATTTTCTGCCTTTATTCTAGGAAGCATTTTCAATATTGTCTTATATTGGACGGTGGCATCTTCCTTCTTAAAGGGGTTTTTATATATATTATCCGAGAATATACCTGAAGTTTCTATAAATGCTTCAACATCACTAGGTATACCATTCTCATATAAAAATTTTACCATATTCTTGTCTAGTAGCCCAACAGAACCGTCTGATTCCTCCTTACTAGTTGTTGCAGGTGAATAGGGAGCAGCTACTTGAGGTTGGGGTACATTAGTGTAGCTAACAAAGGCGGGCATACCCCCGCCTTGTTGTAGCTTATCAATTAATTTCATAGTTGCATTCCTTTCTTTATAAGTGCAGCAGTGAGAGCAGACATATTTGCAATCATCTTGTTATGCTCCCTCTTAGATTCCATTATATCTTTATGAAATTGTTTATTATCATCTGATAGTCTCTTATTGAAATCCTTAGCCCTTTGAAGCATAGCTTTTTCAGCATAGGACAGCTTAGAACCCTTTCCACTAAATCTAACTAACCAGGGAGTATCTATCAGTGATGTTCTTTCCTTCAGTGCATCTGACTGATACTTGGAGCGTAATTTAGATATTTCTCTTTGTGCCCCCACTGGGTCATTCTTGTAAGTCTCTCCAATCTTAGCTAATTCAGTATCGTATTCCGAACCAACTCTGTTTAGATAGGACTCTAAAGCTAACTGATTCTTCATACCTCTAGCTTGTCTGAATCTATTCTCTACACCAGCTAAATAAGGAGTAATAACTTGCTGATAATTAGCAGTTATCCTTCCAGCATCAATCTGCTTCTTAGCTGCATCTATAGCATTCATTGAAGCTCTATTCCTGTTAGCAACCTCTACTCTTCTTGCCTTAGCAGCATCAGATTCTTGTTGTCCTAACATCCTAGTTTTATAGAACATTTCAGCATCTTGGAGACCACCTTGGAATCTAGCTTGTCCTGCTCTATCACTAGCCTCTAACTCTCCAGCTAACTGCAGTGAAGCATCAGAAGTTCTAGGTCTTGCGGCTACAGATTCTAAATTACCTGCTTGTTGCTCTGCATTGGTCTTAGCTTGGAAGTTACCTTGAAGTGGGACAGTATTTTCAAATGTATCTAATAAGGTTGGCTTTAGTCCTTCCTTATATACTTTAGCTGCCCTGTTGTTAGCTACCAAACCTCCAACCATCCTACCTAAAGCTAATACTTCCTCTGGAGCTACATTAAGTTTAAGCTTCTTCTTAGGAGTACTTGTTACGCGCTTTATACCAGATGGGTTAGTTGTGTCACCAGCTTCTACTTTAGGAGCTGTAACTACAACCTCGTCTAGGTGTTGAGTTGGTTCTTGAAGTGCTCTTAGTCGATAGGTTCCATTACCTTTGTCATATAATTCCATTCCTCTGGTTGCTAATTGCTTATTAAAGCGAGCAACGTCTTCGGGAGTCATTCCGCGGGCAAGTGTTCTGTTACCAGTTCTATCACCAGCATATACGTCAAATCCAGTTGTACCTTCTGTAGTACCATAGCCTACGATACCATTTCTAATTAGGTCATCAAAGCCTTGATTAGTTCCTCTAAAGGTGATTTGCCTTTGTTTAGCTAATGGGTCTTGTACTGAGTAATTATACTTACCACCGAAGTAATCTCCAGTCTTATCAGTTAATTGGTCATATATATCTTCTCCGCCATTAAAAGAGAGCATATAAGAAGATTGCCAATCATCTGGTCCAGTATGTGAAGCTTTCCACCTATCAATATCAGCTACCCAGTCATAATTAGCCAGAGCAGATGCCCTATTCCAGTTAGACATATCTTTAGCCTTGATTCTTCCTACTGTATCACCACCTTGCAGGAACTGAATTAATCCACCCTCTGCTTTCTTAGTGACTCTATCATCCTTAGAAGTTTTCTTCTTTTTATTTGACTTCTTATGAGGTAAGTCTGCCCTCTTAGTATGGTTAGTATTAGGTTTCTTGTTTATAAGTTCCCAAAGATACCTTGCATTAGGGTCTTTCATAGCACCTTCTGGTACTATATATACCTCTGTAGGAGTAGGAGGAGCATAAGGACTTCTCTTAGGGAAGACTTCTTCATATCCAAAGTCCTTCCTATTTCTAACAGCTTCGTCCCAAACTGCATTATACTCACGTTCTGCTGCAGGATGGAATACATCTCTATATTCCCTCTCAGTTTTAGCTCTTTGTTTACCAAACTGCCTTCCACCTGGTATTTGTCCTTCAATAAACTGGTCTAACCTCTGTGAAGGTTGTATAGTTTGTGAAGCAACTACTTTATTAGCATTTCTAGATGCAGGGATAACAGCTGGCAAGTTTGTAGTCTTAGGAACAAATGGCTCTAAAATAGAATTTATAGTCCTAACTGTCCTTACTGCGTTAGCATTTGGAGACTCAACTGGAGTACCTCCTGTGTGAACAGCCCTATCCTGATATGTTCCTGGCTTACTTAGTTTAGAGGGGTCAGTTTTATCTAAAGGCTGTCTTTGCCTACCATCTCCCATAACAAACACCCTATTAGATGGGGTTGCTTGACCAGGTGCAGGAAGTGCGAGTGGGGCGGTTCTGTATTTGGAAGCATAGTTAAGAGCTTGAACTAGATTAGATACTCCTTCCACACCCTTCTGAGCTATTTCAGAGTCCCTCTTGTTCTTTATTTCTCCAGCTCTTTTTCTACTTTCAGCCCATCTATTCCTAATATCGTTCTTCTCTGCTCTTGTTCGTCCTCCAACTATTCCATTCTTGTAAAACCATGCGTCTGAGAATGGTATGTTAGCATTACCTCTAGGCTGGGAAGCATCTCTATAACCTAACCAATAGTTACCTATCTTTGTGTCTGCTACCCAATTTCCAGCATTCTTTGTTCCTTCAACCTTCTCGGATTGAGGTCTTAGTCCGAAATACTTAGTATCTATAGACACACTTTCAGGTTTTATTGCATTATCCCCCTCAAGATTGTTAGCCTTATTATATTGTTGTGCAAATTTAGCTTTGAGTTCACTTACCTGGTTTTTACCCTTTGTATTCTGGAAGAAAGCATCATCAACTTCTAGTGTTTGTTGCTTACCGTCAATCATGGCAGTAACTTTCCTTTTACCAGAAGGTGTAGTTGAGGAGTTCCACCAACCCTTCTTAGATTGAGCATAGTTCTTTCCCATCAATACTGTATTAGCAATAGCAGAAAGGTTCTTGAAGTCCCCAGTATTAAGACTCTTAATATCACCCTTAATAAGTTTTGATAGAGTTTTACTATATTCTGCCCTTAGTGTTGGGTCTAGGAAATTAGCAGCGTTAACAGCTGTCATAATAAGAGGTATACTCTTTCTTATTTTTCCTAATGCTCTAGTAGCTTTCAATGTTTTTCCAACTGGGATTAAGGATAAGGCATCCATTCCCAAGTTCATTGCGAGTCTACCAGCGTCTCCTAAATCTAAACCATCACTAGCCCAATCTGCGCCAAACTCTGCTAGAGATGAACCTACACCTATACCTGTAGAAGCAAGGTTAGCTCCAGGGACAAACCCAAGTCCAACACTAGCTAAGTCAGCCATAGCTGCTCCCAATCTAACTTTATCAGAAGTCTTAATAACTCCACCAGCATCAGTTATATCTTTGTCATTACCTAGTGAGGCATTAGACCTACCAGTGAATGACTGATGTGCAGCCTGATTCTTCTTAGCCTGCTCTTCACTAATTTTAGGTCTTGTCACACTTGGGGTATCCTCTACTTTAGTGAATTTAGTACCTAACTGAGCAGTTATTACTCCACCTTCTTTTCTGTATCCACGAAGTCTTAATATCTCATCATTTATTTCCCTAGTTCTTTGGTTAATTGGAATGCGAAGTAAGGCTTCGAGACGTTCATTCTTTTGGGTTTGGGAATTATCAAATCCCTTATTGAAACTCCATTGCCACTGTCCATCTGGTCCCTTCCTAACATTCATAACATCATCACCACTTTTCCACTGGTACTGACCCTTATAACTCACAAAAGGAGATTGACCAGATGAAATCCACTTAGATAAGGTACTCTGAACCATTTTATAAGCATCACTGGCTGGGTTGTTTAATCCAGAGTCATTCATCCATGCACTGAATAAATTATCCCTATTGCTTTCTGAAACATCACTGTAGTCTATAAAGCTAGTCCCTTGGTTACTCCTAGCTCCTGCAGGATTATATGTTCCTAGGTTCACAATGTTACCATCGCTACCAACAAATTGGTATTGTCCTAAGGATTTATTAAATTCTACTGAACCGTTGCGTACTTCTCCAGTAGTAGGATTTTTTAAGTAAAACTCTGATTTTCCACTTACATCTGATGGGTCTGAATATGCCCCATACAGAATATTATCACCAGCCCCAGATGCAAATTGAGATAAGTTAGTAATATAGTTATAACCCCTACCTCTCAGCATCTTGGTAAATGGGTTATTGTCAGTAAGTCTAGTATACTCATTTAATTGGGCTTGTCTTGCTCTAGTAATGTCTTGTCTATATTGTTCAGGCAAGTTTGAATCATCATAGATATTTCCATTAAAGGCATACTTATTACCTACCCCCTCAAACACGTTACCTGGAAGTATCCCACTAACTTCCTGGTTAGTTCCCTTTTTATATATATGATATTGACCTTTCTCATCAATTGTTCTGTCATACTCGGAGTTAGACCAACCTCTGTCAGTTCTTCCCTGTTGACCTTCTACCGCAGGAGCTTGTGCTGGCTGTGCTTCAACTGCAGCTTTCATAAATTTATCTAAATCACTACCACCTAGTGTGGCAAATGTGTTGTAATCGTCATTGTCTAGTTTATTATTAGAAATAGCAGAGCCAAATGCCCTTCCACGAGCCATTAAGTCTTCTACGCTATTGATACCAGTATCGGTCCAATCGTGCTCTTGATACAATTTATTATAATCCGCACTATTAAAGATGTCAGCTATGAGTGCATTACGGTCTTTCTCTGACCTGTTTTTAAACCAGTTGCCAAAATCTATATTGTTTCCTCCATACCATCTTTTTGAAATCTCCTTAGTTAGATAGTCATTGGTGTTAAATTTCTCAGCCTTTACCTCAGGCTGCTTATACTGCGGTGCTCCCTTAATGATGTTGTATAGATAATCAGCAGCTAATCCATAGGCATTATTCTCAGTATTCTTAACCCCTGTTTTTATACCCAAGAATTTCTTTCTATCTAACTCACCAGTACTTGATTTTTGACCCGTTGCATCTTGAAAGTTGCCCATAGCATCCATAGTTATAGTGCCATTGTTCATTCCCTCAAGCATATATTGCACAGCATTCCTAAAATCAGCTGCAGCAGCATTCTTTAACCCCTTAGATGAGGTATATTCATCCACATCTCTATAACCTCTCTTTATTAGGTCATCTTGGTTAAAGTCGCCTAGCCCTTTTATACTCAGAAGCTTAGGTTTGTCAGTTTGACCTCCAGAGTTGTACTTTCTTATTACTTGTGACATATACTATGTATAATAAAAAAGGAGCATATAATTAATATACGCCCCTTCTTACCTTGTTGACTAATTATCTTACTCTTACTAGTCTAGCACCTTTTCTTGCAAAAGTTGGTTCCTCTTGAGGAGCTTGTTCTTGAGCAGCACCACCTTGAGCGATTTGCATTAGAGCTTGACATACAGCCATTGCAGCCTCACAATTCTGAGTCTGAACTGCTTGTGCAGCTACTTGTAGAATCTGTGCCATTGGGTCTTGTCCCCCTTCAGCAGGTGCACCACCCTCAGCAGGTGCTCCTTCTGCTGGTGCTCCGCCTGCTGGTTCAGCACCAGGTTGAGGTGCAGCACCACCTTGCTGGAATTTTCTAAATTTCTCTTCGATTTTCATAAATTAATACGTTTAAACAGTTTAACCACTTAATTTCTGCAAATATAAGCATTATAAGCTGCATCACCAAATCAATTTATGAATTTCATGAAAATAGATTAGAGTTTGATTTAAAAGTCAAATATCACATAGTACAACTACTCACATCTTATCTGTGGATGATTATTATACTCTCATTATCAATAGCCTTTCTAATATACCTCATTAATGTAATAGGCTTATAGGAAGCTACAAATGTGGTAGTACCAACATCATCCTTATCATTCATGTCAATAGGAAACTCTACAATCACATCATCTGTTATGATTCTGTAATATAGAGTTCCAGCTATTGCATGAACAAACTTTGCTTCGCTCGGAAGAGTTACTATTTCCTTTAGTGTCATACAAGGAATGATTTAATAGTATCAGCAAGTAATTTACCATCTACATTATCAAGCTTTCCCTTGACCACCTTAATAGCTTCTCCCATAGACTTTTTTGGGATTTCTGGGCAGATTGTGTCTTCACTCTGCGGTATGTACCATCCCTTCTCCGTACAGATTTCATAGATTGCCTTATTGATGTCCTCAATCGTGGCTTCTCGCGGAAGGAAAGACTCCAGCACAAGAATCTCCTTAGATTCATTATCGGCTAGGTCTTTCCTTCCTGCTGCAATATATTGGTCTCTACTATCAAGTCTTTGCTTAACCATCTTACGAAGAATAGTAAACTCAGCTGCATCATCTAAAGGCTTAGCATTTTTAGCTGTTTGAAACACTAAGAACTCATTCTTAATAGCTCTTAGTACATCAGTTCTCTTTGTGTTCTTATCAAGCATTGATTGCTTAATAAGTGCATCCATTTGCTCTCTGAGCATTTTCGTTCTCCTTTCTTATTAAATGTTTTAAATACTCGTATTCTTCAATACTAATTACACCCTTAATCCTTAGAGAGGCTAACTTACGAAGAAGCAACTCTCTGTCTAGGGTTGGGTCATTATAGATATGTCTAAGCGGCTGTATCATTTAGAATATGTATTGCTTGTTCGACATCTTCATCACTTAAACCCCATTTCAACCAGTCAGTTTGGATAAAGTAAGGTAGCTGACAGTCTAACATATCACTATCATCGTCAAGAATAATATACCTATAAGGCTCAGTTTGCTTATCTAACCACTCCTGTATTTCGGAACCTCTATGTCTACTCCTCATATAGGGCGTAACATCATATATAGGCTCTTTAATACCAACTAGGGTAAATATCTCTTGGAGGTTACTATCACTTCTCCAAGTAGAGGAAACTATAATCTTAGCCTTAGTAGCATCTGTTATTCTATTCAACCTCTTTACTGCTCTTGGGTCAATGTTGCAAGCACCCCAAGCTATATGCTGAGGATGGTCTTTAATCCATTCATCATATCTCTTATCTTGAGTTCTTTCAGAATAGAAAAGGTTACTGTTCATAACCCCATCTATATCTAGGAATATAAACTTATTCATGCTTTAGATATTCTTTAGTAAACTCCTTAGCCTTAACTACAATATCCTTATAAGTAAGAATCTCTAACATCTTGGGATGCTGTAAAAATAAACTAGTAAAGTGTAGTCTTAATCTCTCAAACTTCTCCTTTTCAGTTTCTTTTACTTTGTCCATCTCCTTAGAATGTTTTGAGCAGTTCCAGAGGTTTCTTTACCCTTACGGATAAAAGCAATGTCATAGTCAGAGTTCCTAGTCATAGCTTCATCCCTCTGCAAATCGGATGTATAGCCACCTATAGTGGGTATATTGTGATTAGCTAAATACCTAGGTGCTTTTAGCATATGGTATACATTGATACTCTTTGGAGCAACACCACAGGCTAGCAAATAGTCCTGAGCCATTCTGTCAGCACCGTCACATTCAGCTACTACAAACATTGCTCCATTATCCGTACTGAGTGTCCTACTAATGGCAGGAGCGTACCATTTGGCAAACTCCTCCCATGTTAGGTCTCTATGTCCACTTATAAAGTAAATCATTCTGAGTCCTGGTCAATGTCATCAAAATAGTCATCTTCCAGGTGCATCCATTCCACAAAGTCCTTGATAATTTCATCGTGATCAAATGCCCACTTGTAATTATCAACGGTATCTACTGGAATCCATCCTATAGCTTCTACTTCGTCCTCTTCTCCACCTCTATCATTACCAGTTCCAACACTAATATTTCCAGGCTGTGCATCGACTAAGGCATAATACCTAAATGATACATTCTGCCTGTTTTGGGTTGGAGAATCATTGAAACACCAGAAATGAAGATAATCAGGATTGACCTTAACTCCAGTTTCTTCATAGACTTCTCTTATTACTGCCTCAGCCGTAGTTTCATTGAAGTCCAAATAGCCACAAGGCATATTCCACATTCCCTGAAAGTCAGGTGTACCCTCACCTCTTTTATTGGCTAATACACACCACTTACCATTCAGAAATGTAAATATACATCCAGTTACTGCAATAGAACGGCTTATCCACCATTCCTTGCCATTTTCGTCTAATATTGGAAAGTTCTTCATGTTAATAAAAATAACTCTTAGGTTGTTCAACATTAAGATAGTCCAATGGGTCTGCGAGCATTTCTCCTTTTAGATATACGTTTCCTACGTCTGATATTCTAAATCCTTTTAGGAACGCAGAATCATCAGCAACAATGTTTCCAAATTGTCCACTTATAATCTGGTAGAAGTTATCTGCAGTCCCAGCAACTCCCTTAAAGTTTAAATTGTCATCTATTTCCGTTCCATATATGCCTAATCCATTAGCAGATTTATAAGCTAAAAACATAGGAATCCTATGATTTATGCACCACAGTAATTCTGAGAGCATACCTCTTGATATATTCTCAAGTTTTTGTTGCCATGCAAATCCATCTAATACGACATAGTTAGATTGTTCAAGTTTAGAGAATTGATAATCTTCTCCCTTCTCACTATAAACTACCTTATCTTTTGATTTAGTCTTTATACTCTTAACTACTTGAAGTACCCCCAGAGGAAAAAGACCAAGGACCTGAAACATAGATTTGGTTCATTTATATAGCCCAAGTTTTCTGATTATTGAATTAACTGCATCTGTTACAAATGGTAATATAATCTCCCCGTTATCAACCCACATTCGGATAGCTGTAGAACATATAGTAATGTCTGGAGCATATACAATATCAACATCATCCGAAGATATATCTTCACTGTCAAAATGAGCCACATCAACTACTAAGAATTTATTATTCTTTAGTATTTCTTCACCATGCTGCCATCTAGGAATTTCCTTATAGGTTTCTGCAGATGTAACAATAGTAAACTCTCCATATATCTCCTTTAATGCTTCTATAGTCTTATAAGTGGGTAAAGGTTCACCATTAGATATGCGGTATTCTATACCATCTACAACTACTCCAGGAATATTGTCAAATGTTTCCTTAGCCATAGCAAGTCTATACTCCCATTTGGTTTCAGTATTCTTCCATACACTCTTATATGCAGGAACTACAATTACTTTATCAACTTTACCAGAGTTTAGAGCAGCTGTGACTACATTAACGTGACCTATGTGTGGAGGGTCAAAAGACCCAAAGAATATCCCTACCATTGTGAACGTTCCTCCTTAACTACTTTACGGATAATACTTTCCAAATCTGCCTTACATTTCTTGCAAGTGCCAGAATGTGCAAAGCCATTACCTAGCTTTATGTATTCATGTCCATCAATAACATAGCTGTACACATCTCCATGTACCTTAGACGTTCCTATAGTATTAGGACCACTAATGTTAGATGAGTTAGTACAACCCATTAATAGGAACATTACTAATAAAAATAAATAATATAACTTCATTTCAAACAATTTTATTCATACCTTTCCCTAGATATATAGATAGGAGACTTTTCACGCTTAAACCTAGAGTTACTGCGTCTTTTGATAATCTTATCTATAATCTCTGGACCTATTTCAACAGTTAAAGCATCTTGCACTCTGTCATTCTCAGGAGAAGCAGGACAGACTAAAGTTTGCAACACTCTATCGACATCGTTATAGCTCTTTGCCCCAATCTGGTCTAAGTCACTATTACTAATGCCAAGCCCATCAGTCGGAGTTAGCTTTATAGATTCTCCAATAGCTACAGCCTTATCAGACCCTGGAACATAGAGTGGTGCTCCCAGCAGACAGAAGTCATACTGGAAGTCCACAACTACTAGGGTTACTTTTTCTTTCATCTTATTGAACTTATAATAAATAATAATACTACGATTACTAGCACTACTACAAGAGGCATCCATAAAGGAGCAATAACCCAGAACCAAGTTATATTAGCTCCGAATAACTTACAGGCTAGTAGTACTATAAACAATAGAAGGAAGAAGCCTATACCTCCCCTTGTTGCAACTTTAGACATCGAGATATAAAGGTTTAAACGTTTCTGTATACGTTTCATCTACTAAAGATACATTAGCCATCTTCATATCGTCAAGGGTTTGCAGATTGTGCTCTCCACTATGAATATGCCCACAGAATGTATATTTAGGATGTTTACGAAGCATCTCGTCAGCCAACCAAGGATTACCAGCATCCTCTTGGTCAAATCTCTGGTGGATAACACCAAGACCGCATAATTTAGGAGCATCGTGAGATATAACAATATCACACTCTGCTGGCATAGATTTATATGCCTTGATTAGAGTTTCAGGCTCATACATATAAGCCCAATTGCCAAAGATTTTACAATATGGAGTTCCCCATACTAAACAACATTTTCCACTCTCATCAATAATACAAGTCTCTTCATTATCTAACAACTCAAGTTTACCATTAGTTGGCTGCGTTAAGATTGAGTTAATCTTTAAAGGTTGCCTGTACATATTAGCTAAAGCAAAGTCATGATTGCCTCCTACCATAATAACAGACTCACACGGAAGATTATTAACCCATTCTGCAAATTCAGTCTTTAACCATTTCTCACTCTGAGGAATGTTTCTCTGCATACGTAATGGCATAATATCTCCACATATCAATACTGCTGTACACGGTTCTTCTATTTTAGGAAGAATGCCATGTAAATCAGACGTTACACAAATTCTCAAGGCTTCTTAGTTTTTAACGATTGGTCAATTTTGTGGGCTTTGCCATATACATTCTTAGTCCATCCATTCATGTGTCCTTTATTATTACCTATTAGACAACCTTTCTCACTATCTACTGCATAGACTTTGTGAGTTACACATGAACCTCTAACCTTACAGAATACTACATCGCCCACCTTACAATCTTCCCATTTTATTGGAGTAACCCTATGCTTCTCATTACTCTTATATAACGGAAGCATAGAGTTCCCAGGCTCACTGGTGATAAATGATTCACCAGCTTCTAACCTTTTAATCTTCCTCAGTGTGTTGGGATTCATAACCTACTCTTAGTTCGTCTTCATAATCTTCGGCTACCTCTTCTAGAGCCTCTTTAACAGTGCAAGCAAGAAATGTCTGACCAATCATTAGAGAGCCAAATCCCTTAATTAGTTCAGTAGCACTTACATCATTATAAGGTATCTCCATAGAACAGATAGTTCCGTCGATTTCTAAAGTCAATTTAGTCATTATAGCTTGTATATTTCGTCAGGAATTGTATGTTCCTTGACAGATTTCTCCACTCCATTATCTATTTGGTTTTGAATCTTTTTCTTCACCTCTTCCCAAGAGATTGGAGTGTAGTTATTGTTATCTACGCCAACATCATATTGATATGGGAATAGATTACACAACCTATCACAATCTAAACCAGAACTAGTAGGTCCAGAATGAACATGACCAAATAACTGCCATACAGCATCAGCTTCACTGCGATAAGAACCACCATAGCACAAGAATGGATAATGATTCAAATAGATACTTCTTTTCTCTATCTGAATTTGCATTTGAGGTATTACAGCCACAAATTTATCCATGTAACCTTGTCTTAGATTCTTCCTATCGTGATTACCAATAATTAAGTAGATTTGTCCGTTTAGACGAGGGATAACACTATTCCATAATGCACTACCACCGAAGGCAAAATCTCCCAAATGGAAGACTGTACCGTCCTCTGGAACTACTTTATTCCAGTTCTCAATCAACTTTTCATTCATCTCCTCTACATCTTTAAACGGTCTATTACATAATCTAATTATGTTAGCATGACCAAAATGTGTATCAGATGTGAAGAAAGTCTTTTCAGGATTAAATTCAAACTTCTGTTCTTTCATCTTTATCAATTTTTATATCGTAACCAGTTTCTACAAATATATATGTAGACGGACTGAGCATCCTTCTATATTGGAAGGCATAAACTTTGTCCTCTAACAATATCGGAATTAGAGTGTGAGATACAACTAGAAATTTCACGTTACTCTTAGCTGGAATGTTAATAAGCATATTGTGTAATCCCACTTGATACCTTAAATCAAAGCCCTTATCAGCTTCGTCAAGAATCAATAGACACTTCTCATTCCAGTTGTCTTGGTTCTCTTGAACCCACTTACCTAGATTCTGTGACTGACGTTCACCATTAGATTTACGTTTCCAATAGAATCCACCATTTGTAATAGCTGCTTCTGCTGTAGCCATGTTGTCTAATGATAATGGGTCGTCAAATTCAGAACTAATAAAGTAAAACTTCTCAAAGTCAGTGTCAATTTCTGCCTTATCTTTCATACCACTAATCCCTGCATATCCAAGTTTATCCTGACGGCTGTCGCTAGCATTGTCGCACTGAAAGCTACGTATGATATTAATAAGTGTAGACTTACCACAACCATTTGGACCAACTATCAGATACCTATCTTGATTAGTAAAGTCAAACTTATATTCAGTATCCTTCTTTAAGGTTCTGAAATCTTCCTTTATCTTAATGTTTAGGTACATAAAATTAGCTCTTATGGTCTAGACTCCTAGTTAGGTATTCGATAGCCTCCAATTCTCCTCTGGTTAGGAGTAGTTGCTTCTCGTTAATAGTAACATCCCAACCTTCACCATTAGTCCACTCAGTAATCTCTATGAAGTCACCATCCTTAGCCAGATGGTCATATTTCCTTAACTTGTCATTGACTGACTTCCTCTCAGCAAATTCCATATTCTGTCTCCTTATAAAACTCTATTTGATAGTTATACTGCTTCTTTAATGCCTCATTAATATCAGTAAATACACTAGAAGGCATCTTAGTACCCTTTCTAGAGAAGTACGCAGGGTGATATACTTCAATAGTCTTTAAACTATCTACTATATCATTCTTAAATAGCTGTGCTTGACTACCAAATAAGACATAAACTATGCCATTGTTCTTATAACTAAGATTATGAATTAGTTTAGACACAAATGGCTTCCATAACTCAAAGTGTGACCCAACTCTTCCTACTTCACAAGTAAGGGCAGTATTAATCATTAATATTCCCTGTTTAGCCCAAGATTCCAACGTATTGTCAAACTCTATTCTGTTATGGGGAATTTTATAATTAATAGCTGCCTCTTTAACTACTTGAAGCGAAGGAGATAACCTATCCTCTGGAGTATCTTCAGAGTTACCGAATAATATTCCAGTAGCTACTCCCTTTTGTGGGTAAGGGTCTTGCCCTAAGAAAACTACCTTACAGTCTTCATATGGACAAGCCCTAAATGCTCTGAATATGTTTTTAGGAGAAGGACATAGAGTAGCTGAATTAGTCTTATTAATCCAAGTTACTACTTTACGTAGTTCTTGCTTATCAATAACATCAATCCAGTCTCCAAAGTACTCCTCTGCTTTCATTGCAATAAACCTCTTCTGATAAATTCCTCATGTAATGGTGCAGCTAACTCTCTTGCTTGAGGATGTGCATCATTAGCATCTCTTAGCTTAAAGAACCCTTCCCACTGTTCAATAGTACCAGTCATAACTAACTCGGTCTTTAAACTGTTGGGAAGAACTGCTCTAGCCTGTTGAGGTTTCCACCCACAGTATTGAACCAAGAAATTGTAAGTTCTTTCAGCTTCTAGTAATAAGTCTATAAAATACTCATGCTCAGATAGGTCAGTTCTAATACTGCAAGAAGAATCATTCTTATCAGTGAATTGCTGTTCCTCGTAGTCTAGCCAACTAGGTATGATGAACGTACATTCATTTCCGAACTTATCCTTATTATAGTTACAATACCTAGTGCTTTCCTGAGCAAAACTAAATACTCTATGCCTTACAAACTCATGACTAACTCCCCTATCACAAGTAAACTTAACAGTTATACGTTTAACGTGGTGCTCTGTTGGCTCACATTGGTATTTAAGGTCATCAAGCCAATCATTTTGCAATAGTACCCTGTAATTAGTAGTAATATATGCACATGTATGCCCATCGAACTTATCCTTATATTCCTGTGGCTCACCACCACACAAAGGTTCATTACCTATAGTTACTGTAGAATACTTGTTGAAATGGTATTTGTTAGCCATATTCATGGAGCCTTCCAATGTTATACTATACTTTAGGTATACAGTACCATGCTCAACCATTGCAGTATGACCACGTTTAACAAGCATATCTACAAACTTAGGAGCACTTTCTTCAGTAATCTTGTCTTCTGACTTATAACAAGTCCTACCACATCTTTCTATATGTTGTAACAGCCCATCTAGTCCAGGCTTTTGTTCTAGTATTTCAAATGACGGTTTTATCAGTCTCATTCAGCTACCTCTTCGTAAGTTTTCTCAAATATATCTGGCTTACAAGGATAGAACTCTCCATTCACTCCCTTAATGATATAATCTCCTACAGAGGCTTTCATAGTACCTTCAAGAGTTTCAATATACATATAAGGATTGTCTGCATCTTCATAGCTTATCATTATGGTATCTCCTCCTAGAAACTCTTGAATTTCTATAATGCGGTCAGCATCATCTATGAATTGTATAGCTTCAATGACTACTGGTTTCTTCCTATATTTCATTTCTTAACTAATGAGTCCCTCCAATCATCCCAAGCCTTATACTCAGCACGTTTTTGCTGGATAACTTTCCAAGATGTTTTAGAGAGTGTAGAGTTATAATAAGTAGTATCTTGTGTTACTTCTTTACCAAGCCATTGAGGTTTTCAAATAGCATATCCTTGCGTGGTAACTCTATCTCAGCAATGATTAATCCTTCATCCTCACCATGAAACTCATCGACTTCCCATTTAAGCATACTATCCTCACATGGAATAATATAACGAGTTTTATGGATTACTCTGTCGCAAGTGAACGAGAGTAATTCCTCTGCATCCTTTTTAGGAATTGGAATTTCATACTCCAATCTTGCTAAACATCCGTTGGACTTTATGATAACCCATGCTTTCTCATCTCTTATAGATACCCTAGCTTCTCCATTGCTAGAAGTTCCTACATATCCCTGACGAATATCCATAATTCTGACAGCACTCTGTTTAAAAGTACTGTCAGTAACTATGAATTTTCTTTCTATCTCAGTGTGCATCAATCCTCTTCAGATTCTTCTTGACACACCTCATCAATTATCTTCTTTATGATACGAATATCACTATCCTTACAGTAATCTTCAACGAAGACTCTAAAGAAATCTTCATCCATTCTCTGCCAGAACTCACTTAAGAGGTCTTCATCTTCAATAAGACCTAGAACCTGAGATACTTCAGGCTCTACATCAATTACTGTACACAAGTCTATATACTTACCCATATTAATGAATCCAATGGTCCCCAATCTCCACATCAGCACCTAAATGTGCTCTTGTACAGAATGGTTTACCTGCACTTACCATACACTTAACTAATATATCTGCAACTTCTTCTGAAATTTCATCTGGAGCTTCAAGGTTAATTTCATCATGTACTGGAATACAATATTTAACCTTAAATAACAAGCCATTCTTCAATAACCAGTTGAATAGCTTTATAGATGCTAACTTAAAACACAATGCACCAGCAGCCTGAATCGGATAATTAATAGATTGCTTCTCAGACTCAGCTTTACGTCTGGCTAACCGCCTGACACCTTGTACTGTATCGCACTCAGGATTCTCCTGCTTCATTTCTCTATAATATGCCCAGAAATCAGGGTCATCTTGCTTTTCCATTTGCATCTTAAGCTCGTCATAATCATAGATATATGCCTTGTGTCCAGTAATCTTACTTAATAAGATATAACCTTTACGCATTACATCTACTCTTCTGAAATCTTGATACCTCTTCAATCCAGCAAAACCAGACATATAGTTCTCATAGATTTCTTTAGCCCTTTTAGCATCAAGACCATAGTTTCTTATCAAGGTACTATCCTGCCCACCATAATTGAAACAGAACTCATATCCTTTAGCTTCTTGTCTTAGGTCTTTAAAATTCTTCTTAATATCCTTTAGAGGCATGTCTCTTGGGATTTGTTGGAATACCATCTTGGCGGTTAGACTATGTAAGTCACCACTACCATTAGTAAGCTCTTCCAACATAGCTTCGTCGTTAGCCATAGATGCCATTAGATAAGATTCTTGACCACTATAGTCAGCAGAAATCCATCTATTCCCCTTATCAGATACGAAGCAAGCTCTAGTTTGAGCATCATGTGGTAAATTCTGTAGATTAGGTTCTGTTGAACTTAACCTTCCAGTATCCGTTCCTAACTGGTTGAAATTGGCGTGTATTCTACCAGTTACAGGATTAATCAAGTTTAAGAACTTCTGACCAAAGGTATTAACAATGATAGCAGCTTTCTTATACTTTATATATATTGGAATTAGAGGACTCTTAGATGCTTGTGGTTCTACCACTTTAATATCCACAGACTTCTTATAATGCTTAGTCTTCTTATCCAACACTCTTAAATTCAATCCCAATTCTTCAAATAATGGGATTACTTGCTGGGAACTAGTCCAGTTTATATGACATCTTGGTTTAGTATCAAAACCGCTGAACAAATCACCTTGCATATTAACAGAACAGTAGTTACCAGTTTGTTTAATAACATAAGCCTCACTGTCATAACTTGCTCCAGTAGAATCAAACTCTGGTGCTCTAACAGCATTTAGAGGTAACTTAGCTCTCTCTTCTTTGAGTACATCCTCAGACTTATACCATTTATCAATATGGATAACTTGATTGATAGTATAGCCCTTATCACCGTATTCTGTGCAATAACGCTCTACCCAATCATTTAGTTCTGCTTCATATCTCTCAAGGTTATTAAGGTCAGTAGTCATTTTGATTTTCCACTTATCAATGTCTAACTTAGCCCCACAATATTCTATATATGCTAGGCACTTAACAAACTCATTCTCGAAATCAATAGCCTTTAACAGACCTTTCTTCTCTAGTTCGATAAGCTGTTTGTCCCTAATCCTTCCCAGATAGGAAACATCTCCTGCAGCATACACAATAACATCTTCTGTTAATCCAGTCTGTATAATCTTACCTCGTACAGACTTATCCATATCTACTCCTAGATAATTGATACTAGCAGCTTTCAAACTCATCTCATGCATACCTGCTGGATAACCTAGCCAAAGTAACTTCTCAGCTAAATAACCATCATAGACTCTCATAGGAATGATTCTTTGATGATATAGGAATTTCAAGTCAAACTTAATATTCCAACCTAAGAATATCCTTTGAGGGTTCTCCATATACTCCTTAAATAGGTGTATGTCCACAGATGTACAATCAATAACTACTTGAAAGTCTGCACAACCAAGTTGAACAGTTAATAGTTCCTTAGTATATGGGTCTAAACCCATAGTTTCAGTATCCAGCTCTACTACATTGAGAGGTGCTAATAATTCTAAAGCCTCCTCGGCACTGATGACTTTATATCTATCAGATGCCCAGAGAGACTGTTGCTTGGTTACTAAATATATCATTAATATATAGCTATGTCTACATCATTAATATCAATATCTCCAAGCTGTGATAAAGCTGCAATAAGACGCTGTTTAATAGCCTCTCTAGCTTCATCAATGTCTAAATAGCCATAGTATTCATACCATGCTATACCTTTAACACCTAAGTCGAATTTAAACGTCTCTTCTTGAACGTTATACGGAGCGAAGGGGTCATTCTCTGCTCCTAATGGTAAATTACCCATTGTGTTTTGCTTTTATAAATCCTAACGAGTAATCTAATACAGTACCTATTTCTAAGCCTTAAACAGTTGCATAATACAACAGAGTTGGATTATCTTTCTGAATATCAATCGGGTCCATGTTCTTAATAGCTAGCTTTTGGTTAAACTGCTGAACATCAAATCCAATAGTTATTAGATGATAACCATGTAGTGTAGGAATTTGATACCTTACTTTGTTCTCCTCAACACCTCTACATTCATTGACTAGTGTAATAATTGTCTTTAAATATTCGGGGTCTTTGGAGTCAACATCAACCACCCACAGTGGTTTATATCCTTTAGCTCTATTTCCACCACATGCACTATCCCATACTCTATAACCCTGATATGAGTTACCTTCTGAGACTAGCTTAGCATATTGCTGAATAGAAGCCAAAGCAACCTCTTGAGCATTCCTCTTATTAAGATGAATATACGCTCTAGCGTTGTTCTTTAGACATAACTCTTTAATCTTTTCTTTCTTGGTTAAGAACTGGTCTTTACTAAAGATATAGTAAGTCTTAATAGTTCTATAACCATTGTTCCCAATTTGAGTGATATTACCATCCTTCTTACGTTGAATGATTTGTAAGAAATAGAACTCATCCTGGCTATTAAATTCCAAGATATTTTCTATCATGTCAAAGTTATCTACAATGGTAAGATTACTTAAACACTGTTCACAGAAGTCATAACCGCTGTGTTCCTTACGATATTTCTCAAATGGAATATTCTGTTCCATAATGATGCTACATCCATCACAGACTACAGCACCATTTCCTCCGTTAAACTTGTACATTACTTATCTCCATTAGAATACAACAATGTGTCATCTTTAGCTAGATAAATTTCGTGAGTAGGCTGACCTCCATTCTCTTGTGGTGTAAGGAACACGTCGCTTTCAAAGAACTCCTCCATGTCTGTACTGTCCACATCACCATCTTTAACCAGCTCAACAGCTTCCTCCAATGTTTCAGCTTCTACTTCGTAAGAGTATCTACACCATGTAGTTACTTTCACATCCTCATATAGCCCGAACTTCATAATCCTGTTTGTGTAGTAAAGAAATTGACATTACCTACTCCGATAATATGAGCATCATCCTCATCATCAACGTAGTAGTTTATCTCACCATCAAAATCCTTAATAAGTGTAGTAGTCCATTCTCTGTTAATATGATAGTCAAAGTCTGGATTATACTTTAGCACTTCATCCAACAAGAACACAGCTACCATACCAGCATCAGCACAGAAGTATCCAATCTTCTTAATGTTTAAGGAAGCATCAGCTATCTTATCGTCATAGATTTTAGCTTGAACTGAATCCTCTCCATACTGCTTCATAAGTTCCCATCTTGCTCTTCCTAAAGCATTGAGTTCCTCTAACTGTGCTTCTACATCTTTACGAGGTGTAGACCAAGTTGAGCAACTCCAATCACCATAACGAGTAGGTTCGGAGATATAATTAGTAAGACCCAATGCTGCCATGTTATTACCATAGTCACACTTACGCCAGTCCTCTAAACCCTTCTTAATTATATAACATGGGTCTGTTATGATAATATCACCCTTGAATTTCATTTGATTTGTTTATTAGTTTCTCATATTCCAAATCTCTTTGATATACTACACTAAGTGGACTCATACCTGCCTCAAGGGTTTCAATAAGTCTGAAACCATTTTCTGGAGTTATTAATGATTCCTTCTCAGATACGCAGCCAGTGTATTTCTGACCGTAATCTCCCTCTACTTTCTTAGTAGCTGGGTTAATATCACCCCAATCTGCTGGGTGTCCATTACCTATAGGTTCAATATAATACTTCTTACCAGTAGTTAGTGATTTAACAATAAACCTACCAGTTTCATCAGTATTAGTTAAGAACCTCTTATCCAAATCAGTCACGTGGAATTACGTCTAAGTCTGTTAAGTAAAATGAATGATTATCTTGGTCTTTTTGTATGAAATAGCCATTTACTTCAACATTCTCCCCTTTAAGAGTGTGTATTACCACTTCTCTATCAGGGTCGAATTGTTTCAGTATTTCAATTAGCTGTCCTACTAATATTGCCATTAGAACTTTCCTTCATTAGGTTGTAAGCACACTAATCCTTGTTCTCTCCACATCTTGACACACTTATAATTGTCTTCAAGGACGAATTGAACATTGTACTTGCCTTTGATATTATCTTCATAGATTTTCTTCTTGCAATCAGCTCCAGGACTGTAATCCTTAACTGGACGGAAGAATAGGTCATCTACTATAATATCGTGTTTAGCTAACCACTTCTTAGTAGCGGCTATGATTTCTGGAGTGCCTTCTCTGCCAGTAACAATGAATACTTTACACTTCTCATACATACGTCTAACAAGCATACAAGTACCTTCAATAGCTACATCATCTAACATACCCTCAGCTGCACCTTCTCCAAAGTAAGGTCTGCCAGTAGTATTTAGACACAATGTAGCATCCATGTCTACTAATATAACAGGACGTCCTCCGTCTACGTGTTTAGGTGCTCTCTTTAGCATATTGTTAATGTCTTCTCGGATAATAAAATCTCTGTATCTTCTCCAAGTTGCTTTGATAACCTTCTCACCAATGGGATTAGGTCTCATGGCATCACGACGAATACACTCATCAACTGGAATGAAGAAATCTTTATATTCAACTTCATACTTCCAATCATAGGTATAATTCTCGTTGAAATCCTTAACCGTCTTCTCTAACTCTACACAAGTCTTAGGGTTAAGGTTCATGTTATCAACTACAATATTATAACCTTTCTCCATACCATAAGCTAGTACAGTGTTATATGTTGCAGTAACAACCTTCTCTCTGTTAGGAATCCAATAGTCACCTAACATATTACGAATATCATCGTTATTGAATCTAACTCTATGCTCTGGGTCTTCATGACACCATTGTTTAGCCCAAGTAGATTTACCAGAGCCTTGTATGCCTCTACAGATTATTAATACTCGCTTGTCCACAAAAATTCTTCTGATTTAGGGTTTGACTTTACAATATCTTCCCAATTAGAAATATCATCTACCTCTAGATAATCGTCTATCTCTGTTTTAGAATCTACTATTTCTCCGCCCTCTTCGTAATAATCTCTGTCCTCTATTCTGGTGACGGCATCTTCGTAATTAAGAGCTTGAATCTTTATATGCTCATAAAGAGTTGCCCGCACTGTTGATGTTACTAAGAATTCAAATGTTTCCATTAATCAACATTACATAAGACATCACTAAATCCACTATAATCTAAGTCGGCTAAAATGTCTCGTATAAACGATATGTAATCTCTAGTACTTTGTAAATCCCGTATATACTCCTTAGTGGATATCATCTCCTCTATAAGTTCCGAATTACCATGACAGAATTTCTCGTACTCCACTCGTCTAGCTTCTGCTTTAGCAATGTCATCATCAAGGTCTCGAATTACTGATTCAACATCACTAACAGTGAGTTTAGTATACTTCTCTTCATTACCAGCATATGCTACACTAAGATTATCAAAGAATCTTTGATACACCTCATTAGACCTACTGAATGATTGAAGTAGTAACCTCTCCTCTGGATGTGCTTTAGGCACTAAATAAAATGATAAATAACTACTCATTTCTCGTTAGTTGGCTTAAGCCATAAATTAGTGTTCTTAAAAATGTAATCTCTTAAATCAGTAAGTTCAGATAACCACCCTAGAGTTAAAGATGAGTTACACTTAAAGCACTTTGTCAGTTCTTCCCTTATTCTCTCCTCAGACACTACTGGCATTTTGTCGAAATAGTCATAAGCCTTCATAGCCTGCCACATATCTTCAGATACCCGCAGTCTCTTGGTAATAGAGAATCTTATACCTCTGAGAATCCTTAAAGGGTCATCATCGAAAGTTACAATAGGAGGTAATGGAGTCCTAAGAAGTTTCTTCTTAATATCTTCAAGACCACCAAAATAATCAATGATTTCTCCAGTGTCAGGGTCTTTAGCTAAAGCATTGACAGTAAAGTCTCTTCGTGACAAATCATCATAGAGATTTCCTGGCTCAACTATTGGAGTTCTGGTATTGGGAATATATCCTACTTCCTTTCTAGCCATTACAAAATCAGCTACTCCTTGATACTTATAACCCTCTGGGAATTTAGCTCGGATTGTATAGCAGTCTGGAGTTACTAAGAGGATTTCAAATTTCTGTTCTTCTAAGTAACTCTTTAATGCTTGAAATACTAATCTAGCAGGAGAGGGTTGAGACTCACGAGGATGAATACTACTATAACACGCCTCAGTAGGCACAGCTACGTAATCAACATCCTTATTAGTAAGACCTAAGAGTTCATCTCTAATCTTACCACCTACTTCATAAAACTTAAACATTTCAATAGAAATACCCATGATTATCAATAGTTTTGTGGAATACTCCCACCTTTCCTACTAATCCATATCCTCTATGCTCGTGTACTATGTCTAGCTCACTAGTAAATTTAAGGAAGTCCATAATAGCATCCTCAATATTACTAGATTCAATGTGAATATTACCACATTTGATAGTCCAGCCACAACCATCTAGCCATCTAAAGATATGGACGTGTTCATTGTTGATATGGTTAGGAAGAGTAGTTATATCAACTGTCCTTCCCATAGATTTCTCCGCTATACTCATTCCATTCCTCATCATCTTCGCATTCCTCTATGGAAAAACTATAGTAGGCAGTTTCATCTATCCTACTCCACATTTCATCCCAGTCCTCATCAGTCATTTCATCTGGGTCATAGCCTTCTTCCTCAGCTATATCCTGGTCGTGACCAAAAGAATAGAAATTGTCATAGGCTAACTGTTCAGCTATGTCCCATAACTCTATCTCTGACTCAGCAACTGCTCTGAATGTGTCTTCTTCACCACACCAATTAGTATCAACGTGAATTAGAAACCTTTTCATAATTTAGAAATTTTAATGTCTTCAATCATCATATAGTTATTAATTTCATCTTCTATATAATTAGCGTCATCTAAGACTTCAATTATTAAAGCCTCTGGAATGTCGTCTAATGTACTAAAAGTGGGTTCGTTGAAACGCTGCTGATAATTATTAACTAGCATCAACAATTCCAAATCACCCACTTCCATTACATATTCAAGTTTAAATTTCACCTTATGATTCAGTTTCAATATCAACTTCACCCTTATCCAGTGATTTAGATTCTCCTTCTAAGAATTTAATACACTTCAGCTTATATGCTTCGGATAGAGAGTTTTCAATCTTAATAACAACTCCCTCATGCGGAACTTTGTTATTACAAGTTGGAGATTCACACTCCATGAAGAAATTCTTGTCACTAGCTAACTTCTGAATGAAGTTCTCATTCCAGTGTTCTGTCAGAGGCAGTTCTGGATATAAGTCTTTAGCATAGCCATAGTAATATTCTTCTACAGGCTTCAAGCCTTCTTTAGTACACCATTGTTGTACTTGACGGGCACTAAACTCATATACACGTCCATCAGGGTTAGTATAGGTCAAACGATAGATTTGTATTCCAAAGTTCTCACCATACTTATATTCACCTTTAGGAGGTTCAAATCCGTAGTCAAATGCTTTGCCGCCCAATTTCTGGATTGCTCCACCATTGGGTAGGAAGCCTACTATCTCGTAGTAAGCCGTCATACCTTTCTGTAGATGAGGTCTAACAACATCATCAGCAAACTTCCATACATCTACTCCATAGAAACCTCCATTAGTAGTTTCGTTATAATATGGATTCTTAACTACAGAACGAGAAGACCATAGATAATCATATCGAGTATCATCTATCTCTTTACGAGTTAGGAACTCGAATACTTTCTCATACCATTTCTTAGGTCTTTCACATAGTACATAAGCAGATATACCAGAAGTTCCATGAACCTTAGCAGTAATACTAATAATGTCATTAGGATGAATAACGGATGGGCACTTCTTAATGAGCGTAGTATCATAATGAAACCTAAATTGAGTATCAATTACTTTCTTTACTTTCTTTAGGTTTCTCTTTATCTTACCTCCCTCTCTGGGCTGACCAGGAGTATAAGCAACTTTGGGAACATATTTCCTACATATGATTTCTCCATCTACAGAGTCAAACTCAGTACCTGGAGCAACCTTGTGTACAATTTCACTCTTCTTACCTATTGCAGTAAGCCAGTTGTACAGGTATGTAATAGGAGTAATAAATCCTTCAGAAGGATAACCTTGTAGTTTAATTATTTTTACCCTACAGTTATCTTCAAAGAATCCAGCTTGTCCCTTATCGGCATTCTTCTCCTTGTCTCTAAAGAGGTTATTAGCGGATAAGAATTTATCATCAATAGCACATTCTATTGGAAAGTAAATATATGTACCAGGGTTGGTATCAATACTTACTGCAATAGAATAACCATCAATTGTACAGCATTTTAATCTCTCACACTTTGGATTAGGATGTTTAATAAACTCCTTAATCTCTACAATCTTGGCAGCATAATTTCTGTTAAATTTAGGTGATTGAGTTAATTGCATTTAAAGCAAATTTAGAAAACCTATACTGATAATCTTTGTATTAGGTAATCTGATAGGATTGTGACTAATCTTCGAACAGAGTCCAATCGTCACGGAGGACAGCATCCCAGTAGAGCTTTACTTCTTCTCTTCTGCCCTTAGGGTACTGGGCTTTAGGGATACAGTACACTTTATTGTTCTCCATGAAGTAGATGTTACCTCTTCCGTTAGTCACTTTGAGACCACTTTTCAGAAAGGACAATGCCTCTCCGAAATCAAATTGTTTAATTTCCATTATCTTTTAAAAATATTTACAAGGTAAAACTTAGGTGTTAGCTATGATATTTTTCTAGATAGTCATATAGTTCGTCAGTAGTGCGTATTATCTCAACGTCTTCGCCCTGCTCGTTAGTTTCAAATGCCTTCAACTCTGGGTTGCGGGATTTTTCATATACCCACCATTGAGTCCATTCAAGACCCTCCTTGCCATAGGCATCTTCCATAACAGCATCAAATAATTCGCACATACCATTCACTAATGTACTCTCACTTATATCAATGCCAAGTTCTTCTAACTTCTCTGTATCCTTACCTACATTCGATATAAGGTTTAACAATTTAAGGAATGTTACTTTTTTCAATGCAAGAACTTTCTTAAATGTTCAGTAATATCTTTGTTATCCTCCCTAAATGCAGTAGAATCTAAAAGGGTTTCCCTTATTACATATTCACCGTTATCAGGAGAGAAATACCTATCCATTACTTTAATTACATCATCTTCGTCACGAATCAGAGTATCATCTTTATAAACAATATCCGATTCATCCCTATGAGCAAAGAAAAGGGACATTAAAGCCCCTCCTCTTCTAAAAACTACAATATAATTCATTCTTGTGTAAGTTCAAATTCACGCATAAAGTTGGCGAATGTTTGTGCTAATGATTCATCTTGCTTATTACAATAATAGTATTGGAAAGCATGGAATACTTCATGCCAGAATGAATTCTTGATTTGTTCTTCGGTGAGGTGTATTACCTCTCCGTCATCTTCCTTCATACATTCTGCCACCTGAATCAATAACTTGAGGTTATCGTGTATTCCAAAACTATCCCCCATTATCTATAAATTGACAAAGCTCTACATTGTAATAATGATTAGCTATTCTAAACTTACTAGGAATCCCGTACTTATTCATAGCCTTTAAGTTTTTTCCACTCATCAACAAACTCTTTAGGCAAGCTGAAATCCATCTCTGCCTGGTCTATCTCTAAGTCTCCAACACTAAAGCTATCCCTTATCTCGTCATAAACTGAATCGTTCAAGTCACATTCATCATTACAGTCAAGATAATCACTTGGATTAAGCTCAATGTTATCATTAATGTAACCCCAATGAACGTCATAACAATATGGTACTTTATAGTTACTCATAATCCCTAATACATTTTAGAACTGGTTGTAGAGGACATCCTTCATCACTAAGATAGAAATACTTTACAGTAGCCATCTTACCAATGATTTCATCCATTCTGTCAAGGTATTCCCACTTTAATTCACGTGGACCCATAGGTTTAGCTTCAAACTTGATACCTAATTCAGTCTCACATACGAATACCATGTCTTCTGGACGTAGACCATCTTCATAACCAACAATTTTAAATTCAGCATCTTTATACATTTTGACTTTAATCATAGCATTAGTTCTACCACCAAAGTTATATACCTTAGATGGGTCACGAATAACTATACCTTCAAAGCCTTCACCTACATACTTATCATGTAGTTTCTGTATATTAGCCCAACCTACTACCTTTTCCTGTGGGACCATCTGGAACTTTAAGTCACCTTCAGCCCAAGTCCTTTCAGGATTAAAGTCTAAGCCTAACTCATTAGCAATATCGTGAAGAACCTCTAGCCTTTCTTCAAATGTTTTAGAACTATCCATTACATCATAGATATAATATTCTAGCCAATCCATTCCAGCTGTATCCTTCTCCAATCTTGCAGCACCACTGATTTGTTGTAGAGATTTACCATGTTCATATAGTTCACCGTCTAAAACAATATCAGGATGATTTTCAAAGAATTGAATTAGTTTAGGGTTATGGCGCATGAAGGAAGTAGAAGCATCGTAGTCACCACCACCCCTAGAGGCAGTCCTAACTTCTCCATCCCTATAATAGAAAGAGCACCTAACTCCGTCTATCTTCCTACTTCCCCACCAGTATTTAATCTTGTCAAATACACTGGTTGCTACTTTGTCAGCTTGTTTAGCTAACATGTGCTTCTTAAATCCGTTAGAATCAGAAACACCTTCACCCATTTGTTCTTGGACGAAATCAGCTACTGCCTTACTATCATCAATGCTAATGTTAGATGGTAATAGCTTATATCCTTTATCTTGATACTTCTTTAAATGGGAAGCATACTCCAACTTTACCTGCTCAGTAACAGTTCTTTTAGCCTTACCTGTAAATATCCAGATTTCTGGCTGAACTGATACCTTACCAGCATATTGGTAAGTACGTCTTCTTATTACAAAGCCTCTTCTTGAATCATCCCATTCATAGTCAATCTCAACAACTCTGATTTTACCCTTATTGTCTTTACTAACTAGAATATCCATCACATATCATCGTCTAACTCAGCCATAGATATTGGTTGAGATAAGAACTCTTTAAGAACAGTAATAATAGTATCTCTTTCCTTGATTAAGTCGGCTTATGCTGCTTTAGGTTCTCTATTACAGCATAAGCATCCTCTACGTCATCATCACATTGCTTAATCTTTGATGTAAGCTCTGTAATCTTCTGACTATAACCTATGATAGGGTCTATTGCTCCCATTACTTACCAGTATGTCCAAATCCTCCTTCACCTCTATCTGTTTCAGGAAGTACCTCTACTTCTTCCCATTCAGCTACTTCATGCTTAGCAAGAACTAATTGCATTAGTCTCTCGCCATCATTAATACGAACAGGAGTATTAGAAGTGTTAGTTAAGATGATACCTATCTCACCTCTATAATCAGCATCAATAGTACCGATTCCATTAGTAAGAGTGAGTCCCATCTTTAATGCTAATCCACTTCTCATTCTACATTGTAGCTCATATCCTTGTGGGATAGCTACAAATAGACCAGTAGGAATTAAACATCTACCTCCAGGTTTAATTTCAATAGTCTTAGCTACTTGAATGGTTGGTAACTTCTCACCAGTGTAGTTGCCCTCCTTATCTACTACGCCTTTGCTGTTAGGGTCTTCCATTAGACCAATACCAACAACGTCAGCATCAAAGAAGAACTTCTCTGGTTTACCATCTACTAACTTAATTCTGCTGAAATCTCCTCTGACATCCATGCCAGCAGAGAATAAGGTTTCATACTTGGGAAGCTCCCATTGAGATTTATTTATTACTTGTACTTTCATTCTTCATTTCTTCAAGAATAGGACGATAATCAATCTCTGTAAACTCAAACTTGTATCTTGAATTTAAAGTAGTGAACTCACCTTTATCCCAGTAAATCTTCTGGATTACAGATGTTCTATACCACTGTTCTACGTCAGCTATGTAAAGACTAAGACCCTCTCCAAATGCAGCGGTAATGCCTTTCTCAGACTCACCTGTGGATAAATACCCTCCATTGCTAGAGACTTTAGTAATCTTAATGTAGCCAACCTTAGAATCCTTTATAGCTCTGTGAAGTTCGGGGCTACCCCCTACTTTCACAAAGTCTTTAAGGCTTGCTTCTCTGTGTTTAAGAGTAGCTTGTATAAAGCTATCTCCCCACATTATTGCTTCACTGAACCTCATTCAAATATTTAATAATATTATCCGCTGTACAATCTCCCACTTCAGAATAAAAAGCTTTAACTAGTTCTTTGTTGTTATCATAGACAGCAACGAAAGGAACTAATCTAGTGCCACATGATGCTTTAATCATAATAGCTTTCTTCTTATCCTTATAATGTAGTTCATCATAAGTTTCCACCTCTATCTTGGGAAAATGTTCCCAAATGTAAGCCACTAACCTATTTTCAAAAGGTAAGCAAGTTTCACTATAAACTATTTTTACAGTCATGTCTAGTCGGATTAAACCAATATATAAGCATCTGTTTTAGTTCTTGACAATGATACATATTGCATCTGTCTAATCTCATCAATGTTCTTACAAACAAGTATGTTTGCCATGTCAATAAACACTGTTCCCAAAGAGCTTCCTTGAATTTTGTGAATGGTCGACGCATATCCATAATCGAACGTTTTCTTTTTAATAACTCGGTTGTCCCACATTATATCTTTAGGAGTTGCAAAGCTCTTTACCATCTCGAAGTACTTCTTCCATAAGAATGTAGACCTAGTACGATTACCATTCCTTTTAGCTTCAATAGCAGATATTCTAAAATTCTCTATTGTAGCAGCAAGGCTATCTATACAGTCTTTATTGATGTCTCTTTCCAATATGAATACAGTTAATAATTTCTTATATACTGTATCAAACAATTCAAGTTCATATCCAGGCATCTTCATGAAATGGGGGATATGTCTCTCCACTCTTTTTGGAGCATCTACTATTATGTAGTCCAAAGAGTTATAGAACTGAGTATTATTATACTCGAAGTTCTCGTAACCAGTTAAGAACTCAAACTGATTATATTCGTTAGCTACATCAGAATCCCATAGTAGCTTCCTCATACATTGGTTGAATCCTTGCACTCTGGCATTAGTATATGCTATAAGCTTAACTTCATTAACGTCTTGTTTCTTAATAGCTCGTCTAAAAAAGTCCGCACTTTTAAGCATAAAGTCTTTGGCTTGGTCACATATAATTAAAGACCCTTCTGGAGCTTCAATAGGTTCAAATCGCTTCAGGGGTCTTTCTCTCAGTCTTGACAATAATGGTAACAGACCATTTGTGTCAGCTTGTCTATGTATTTGAGTTAGTGTAATAATGTTAGGACAGTTAAATACTAAACTTGTACTCTTACTACACACAGGCTGTATTTGAGCCTTATCTCCAATAAACAGCAATTTAGTTCCATACTGATTGCACATATCAAGTAGTAACTTGTATATTTCGTCATTAATCATAGATGCTTCATCTATAATAACAATACCATTATCAGGTATTTCACCAAACCCATTACACTGGAATTTTAAATCTTTGTAGTCTAATTCAAATATCTCTATATTAGGAGCAAGAGATAACAGTTTATGGACAGTCATTGCATCTTCACCAGTTACCTCTTCTACTACTAACTTAGCTTTATGTGTAGGGGTACACAATATGAAGTCCTCCCTAGTAGACCTTAAGAATTGTATATATTCATTAAGGATAGAGGTTTTACCAGTACCAGCATAACCTTGTAATACTAGTACTGGCTCCTCTGTATTTAGAAAGTCTTTCATTCTTTCAAGAGCCTTTATCTGCTCCTCTGCTAAGGTAATACGGGGTCTACTTGGTTCTCTTACCTTCCTCAGCGAGTGCCCACTAAAGGGTAATTTGGTATTCATTTCCAGAACGAACTTGTTATGTCTTCTAGTCCATATATAGGATTACCATCTTCATCTAACTCCCTGCACATCTTAACCTCATACATTCTCTGGTTAGTTGTAGGACTCTTCAGACCACCTAATTCTTCAACATAAGGACCCAACTTAATAAAGTTGAAGTTCTTAATATCAACATCCTTAGATAGTTCTTGCCTACCACTATACCAAGCTGTTAACAATCCTTTGGTTTGGACTATACCAGCTAGCATATTAACAGATTGAGGGTCTGAATCTCCACCCATGAATGCAACACAAGTTATGCCTTCATTCTTATCTATTAATCGCATTAATGTGCAGAGGTCAAGAAAGTTTCCAATATCTTCTGCCAAGTAAGAACTATGGCAGCCCTTACAATGGCAAGGACAGTTTGAGATATTAATAGCAAGTGTAGTTTCATTTGGTATCTCCTGAAAGACTATATCATAATTAACGTACTTCAACATATCAGTCAGATTCATGTAGGACAAATACAGTAGGCTTTCCATCTACTTCGCATACAGATAACACCTCTTCATTGGGGTCCATTTCTTCTAACCATGTATCTAATGTACAGATGATAAAGCCAGACCAACCATCTGGTCCACCCAAGAACCAACCTTTCTCTCTCATAATTGAGAAATCACCATCAAAGCTCTGTAGGTTGTTTTTAACTTTGTCTAACCAATCATCCATAGATTTATCCCCATAGACTGGACTAGAGTAGTATCTCATTGTACTGAAGTGGGCTAATATAATATTCTTAGCTAGTTCCACATCGCATACCCATCCATTTTCTACACCTGTCATAAGCACAATAGGAATAAGATTAGTAGAAATACCATCTGTAATACCCACCTATCTGGAAACTGATACCTAATACAGTCCTCAATATTTATTCTCATAAATAGGGACACTAACTTATCTTGGAGACCATTGTAGTTGTACTTTACTGCTAGCCCTACCCCTATTTCTAGGAGCAGGATAGCAATAAATATAATTTGAAATAGAACCATAATTTTTATTGTTTATAGTAATAACGTTTGCTAGCTTCTTTTTGTCTAGCCTCACTAAAGTTACTAATCCTCTTTAAATATCCGATTATTCTTGTGGCGTAATCTATATTCTTGCTTCCACATTTAGGACACTCATGTAAGTATCTCTTGTCAATATGTCCACAATCATTACAGATAGTATTCGGAATATTAAAGGTAAAGTAATTAGTACCATTAGTAGCTGCAACCTTTAATAGGTTTCTATATTGGTCTTTAGTAAGGTGCTCTTCAAGATTCATGTGCAATGCACTTCCTCCATCTAAGTACTTGACATACTCTTCACCATGTAACTTGAATTTATCGAGGATAGTTAAACTAGTATCCTCAACTGCATAGAAATATGAATTGTAGCAATCTCTAGGAACTACATATCCATCCTTCCTATCCCAATTAGCGTGCTTAACTCCTAAGTTCTCTGCTGGAACAAATTCAGTGTTAAACATCAACTCTTTGGTTTTGGCTTTACGGTTTTCATCACTGATAGTCTTCAATATAGATTGCATGAACTCTCTATAAGTAGGATTATCACTAACTTTAATTCCTAAGAACTCAGCAGCTTCAATAACACCATTAACCCCTACAGTTAGATACTGCTTCTTTAAGTTAATAAATCCAGCTGTATAAACCGTTAATAAACCATCTTTTAGATAATCCTTTAACAATTCATTATATGCTGTTTGATATTTATGAACTTTCTGAACCTGAGAACGTAGATAGTCAATCATATCATATCCCTTATTAACTGCATCCTGCACTAACCTATTGATATTTAAGGTCATTACTGATTTACTACCAGTAGCAATACCACCTGCACCTAATGAATAGGAGAATTGATTATCGCTTACCTCATTTCTGAGTCGGCAACAAGAAGACAATGAGTCAGCACTATCAGAAGTATAAGTAAAGAATGAATGTCCCTTACTATACATCTCAGCAGTGAAGTCTGCCCATTCCTTATCACGAATATCTTCACCATCAGTAAGTAAAGCTACAGTTTCGACCATTCTGTTACGCCTCACCCTCGGCAGGTGAGTGATTTATTAAGTATTCATATTTCTTGTTCTCGCTACTAACTATCTTTCCATAGACTTTTATTTCATGTAATAGTCTATTCTTGATAGCCTCCTCTTCTGTATCGTACCATTCGATTAAGGGTACTCCATCCTTCTTTATATAGCACCTCCAACATTTACCATCTCGCCTATTGGAGTGGTAACTAACACCTACTACTTTACCGTAGTGTCTGTTAACTACATTTATTGCTTGGGATACTACCCTAAGATTCTCCATTCTATTATCCAGTTTGATTCCATTAATATGGTCTACCACAGTCTTAGCATCATAACCTTCCGTTTCAGTTAGAATTTTATGAATTAACCGCGTTTTACCATTAGTCTTGGTTACTGCATAACCTCCACTATTAATGTAAATTTTAAACTGCTGCAAGAACTCCCTCTTATCTAAATCGAATATTACTTCACCAGTGATTTCACCATGTACTCCTCTACATACACAGATATTATCTCTCCACTCATTAGCATCCTTCTGAGTGAATTGAGATATCTCTCCATGTCTATACATTTGTAAATAGTGCTTTCTACAATAATACTGTCCATCTCCCTTAAACTTACTTACTCTGCCAGTGCCATTACCGACACTAGCTCCACATATACAGCAAATTCTTTCGTTAGTCTCCATGTTTATAAAGTTGCTACTTGTTTCACTTAATGAGACAAAGATACAACTTATTTCCGATAGAAACTAATCTTAATGGACATACTTAATAAACGGGAGAATACTTCAATTCTCCTCTATATGTTACCATATAGTTCCGACTATCGCATACCTTAATACACTATATTCACACATAATGTATTAAAGTCCTCTATATTTAGTCTGTCAGGCTGCACACTTAACGTTGCTTGCCCCCTGTTGTCCTAATATTAGGAGTTCCAAGTCAATTAATAGAGGTTTTAATTCCCCATCGAAATTCCAAGGGAATGTTAAGATACACTTAGTCCTCTCCTCGTTAAACCACGACATGAATTTCTTCTGTAACCAGTTTAGTGAATCCCATTGAGGTTTACTACCATCAGGGAATACAAACTCTCCGAACAAACCTTCAAAGTAATACTTGTCAAAGTAACTGATATTCCAGAATACTGATTGGAAGTTACGAGCAGCAGCAGGCTGATTGATTGAATATACAATCTGCTGGAACTTCTGCTCAAGAGTCTTGTCAATGTTCCTATGCTTATCAACCATCTCTTCTGGACGTTTCCAGTAGTCATCACCCCACTCCTTACGAGCAAAGTAATCGAAATACATTAGGAACTCACCAGTAGCTACTGCCCCAGCAAATTGTGAACTGATTGCAAATACTAGATTTACAAACATACCACAGAATGAATCCAAGTTTTTAGGTTTTGCAGATAAACCTCCAATAGGCTGCAAACCTTCCAACAAGAATGGATACATAGTAATAGCCACACAATATGGCATAATACTAGTCTCATCATGTTTATATAGTTCGTGAGATTCTAGCTGACGGATATACTCCTTAGCTAAATCCTCACCATACATCTCTCTAATTTTATCGGTAAGTATAGTACGATTCACCTTAATAATATCACCTTTGAACAATTCACCATTCAAGGTTACTATATTCTTTTCAGTAACATTAGCATTAGAATCATATTTACTACCTGTAGCTGCATTACTAGCTTTAGCATAGTCTCTAATGAATTGCTTCTTGTTAGTTAGAGTTCTAAGCTCAGCTTGTTTCTGCCTGTATAAGATAAATGCTTTAGCAACATTATAATAATCACAAGCCATTAGAGCCTTCTCTATCTGGTCTTGGATTTCCTCTACAGAAATAATATTGTTAAAGTATAATTCATCTTTTACATCACTAAGAATATCCATATCAATAGGTTCATTAACTGCATGGAATGCTTTAGTGATAGCTAAGTCAATCTTACCCCAGTCAAAGGGCTGCACTGTCTTGTTTCGTTTTACTACTAGCATTAATTAATTAAAAGTCTAAGATTGTACGTAGTAATAAGGTCTTTTCTGCCTTATTGATGATATCTTTTCCACCATCATTGCTGATTAGCTCAGTAAATGCATTGTAAACCTTAAACATATTGACATCTTCATCTTCCTTAACATAATACTTGGACTTATTGTCCACAAACAACGATTTATAAGCATCAATGACTTCTTTAGTACCTAGCTTAACCTTGCCATAACCCAAGTCACAGTGTTGAGAGATTGCATTTCTCATCCACTTACCTAAGTTAGATTCAATAGCTGGTACAGTTCTCTCCCATTCTGTTTCATGGAGAGTCTTCAACCATAATTTCAAATCAGATGTTTGTTCCATCAGATTCTTAACTGGCTTGTAGTTTATAGCCTTCTCAGGCTCTAATTCTTGGATATTGATGAAAGAAGGGTCAAATACACATAGATTGGTACAAGCCCTATTAAGACCACCTCTATACATCTTTACTATCGGCTTACGAACATCTAGTCCATATAGGAATCCGATAACTTCATCATGGTTATCCCACGCATATTCATCAGGCATTACTGCCTCAATAAGTACCCTATTATAGGTTACATCATCTGTGTTATATTCACCAGTAATAGTTCTGGTGATTTGGTCAGGGAGTTTAACTTGTACTCTGAAATCGGAAGTAAATTTAGACATAGTTTCCAAGAATGGCTCTACATAAGCCTCAGTTGGAAAATATGCTTTATCTTTGATTCTGGTTGCCTTTCCTTGCAATAACTCGTCTAATGTTATTTCCATATGCAATTTTATTGTAGTGTAATTCTGCCATCTAGCATATTTCCATTTTCATCTACAATAGAATAATCACAAGCAGCTGGTGTGTTACCAAAGTTCTTGTGAATCCATTCAGAACTACCAAATAGAGAGCTTACAGATTTATATGTAAACCTTCTTCCATAGGTAGTAGCAGACTGATGTAAGTCTCCTTTTACAAAGACCACATTGCCTTTAATTCCTTTATTGTCAAGATACTCATTGATAAAGTTTTCTGTCTTAATATCAAGAGTGAGAGGTAAGTTCTTAAACATATCCTTGTTATCCTTGCCATGACACAGGATATATGTTGTGTCATTTAGCTTAAACTCACCAATAAACTTCTCAAATATTGTAGCTTCAATATCCATACTTTGTAAGATATACTGAAGTGCAATATTGGCAGAATATCCGAAATCTCCATCATGGTTAGATTCTCCCACACAGTAATAAGATAGATTATTACAAGGTATCTCTTCCGCAAGAGTAGTCATAAACCCAGTCATTACTTCAATGAAGCATTTGAGTTGCTCCTTATTATTCATGTTCTGAGCTAATTGATGTCCACCTCTTGTAGTCTGACCATCATATCCGTCCAAAGAATCACCTAGATTACATACAACTACATTATAGAAGTTGCCAAACATTAGAGATTCTTTCTTTACTTGGTCAATTAGCTTCTGAAGTCTACTCTCGACCTCTTCTTGGTTATACTCATTGGCATAAATAGAATATCCAGACACGGATGCTCCAATGTGCATATCAGATAACCAAATAATCAAATCTCTATCCTCTCTACCTGTAGCAGTAGGAGTGAATTTGGGAAGATTTGACACATCAATACCATCAAGTAACCCAGACATATCCTGGAGTTGGTCTTTAAGGTCTTGATTTTCTTTCATATATCTTTTGAGTTGATTCTCGGTTTGTTTAACCTTTTCAACTTCATAGCTTCTTAAGAAGTCATTCTCCTTCTCCCTAAATTGCATTTCTAGCAACTTGTTCTTGTCATTCTCCTCAATAATATGTGGAGCAAAAGGAGCTGATGCCTTAGTAATGCTAAATGCTCTAAGTATTCTCTTAAAGTCAGCTAAAGAATATTCTGGGAATACTCTTGAAACTTCCCTTTGTGTAATTCCACTACCATAGTTAGAGTACAACCTATATACCAAGTTCATTTCATCTCTACTGAATGAACCTATAATAGGTTGTCTATCTCTTACATAGACAGTGAACGCATACTTAACTATTTTACCTTCCTCATCCCTCTCAATGGAAACCTTAGATGTATCATCAGTATCTAATTCAGCATCACTAAAGACAGCATCATCCTGAAATAAATCAGGAGTTGATTCTTTCTTAGTTGCTCTTATTCTTGGTCTAGCATCTATCTGTCCGAATAAATCCATAATAGTATTATAATCTTCATCGGAGATAGTTCCAGCTTCTTTAGCTTGTTCTACCGCTTTCCTTTTCATACAGAAGTAGCTAGTAGGTAAGCCTATCTTTTCAGAATAGGCATTCATACTGATATTATCTGCAAGTACCGTTTTGAGGTGATTTGTAAGTTTAATAATAGTCTGTTCTTTCATCGTTAGATGTTTAAATTAGATAGCAGTTACGCCTTTAAAAATAATCATCTTGGTAGTTGGCAATCTATTACAAAAAATAAGGGACTACCTTATTTTCATAAGATAATCCCTTTGATATTTAAAGTTGTAGAAGTCTATTGGGCTTCAACTCCAAAGCAGATGTAAGTTCCTTGTTTAGCACTCTTAGAAGGAGTGTACTTAACTTCAAACGCACCAACTTCACCCTCAACCACATCTTTGATGTATTTGCAGAAGATGTCGCCTTTGTAATCTTTCTTGGTGTACAATTCCTTAGCTACTTCCTTAGCCTTGTTCTTTGTCTCGAAGTTAGTGAATAGAATTTCACCAGTTGCAGGGTTAATACCTTGATAACCAGTTTTATACCTTCTCTTACCCTTCTCGTTCTTAATATCCTTTACAGTGTAAGGACGCTCACGTGTATCAGCAGAACCTGCTTCAAATGTGATAGAACAGCCAATACCAGCAGCATACTTAGTGTGCTTTGCTAGGTACTCTGCACAGAACTCTTTCAACGCTTTCTCAGCGATTGGTTTACCAGCAGTCTTCCATGCCTGAGTTGCGTCACGGATTACTTGGAATGGTGCTTCTGCGATAGCTTCTTGTTTTGTGAAACCTTTTACTTCTACTTTCTTAAAATTCATTGCTTGCATAATTCAAAAATTGTTTAAACATTATTTCATACGTCTAATCTTGTAACTTTCTATAGTACAAAGATACTACTTTAATTGGACATAGCCAAGTAGTCTTAGTATTAAATAATCTAAAAATTTGAATTATAATCTCTATATTTCCCTTGAGGAAAGTGATACAAAGATACTACATTTTACCTGACTGTGCAACTGCCAACCCTTAAAAAGTGTTAATCAGCAGTTTTAGATAAAATTGACCTAACTATTGTATTATTAGTCAATGCAGTTAGAGTATCATAACTCTCTTCGTAAAACAAATCCTCTCCATCCCTGGAGGCAATATCTACATTTTGCAAGATTTGTTGAAACCTCCATTGAGGAAACTTCTCCACCAACTCGGATAGAATCTCAACAATCCTTTGATTTGACTCATACCTTTGAGCAACCTTATCGCCCCAAGATATTCTTACTTCTTCGGACATTAGAAAGGTAAATAAGTATGTAGAATTTCCTTAATCTTCTTAACCATTTCCTTAGAGGTTTTCATATCGAATGTTAGAAACTCATTACAGTGTTTCATCATGTCTGTACAGACAACAGATAATCCTCTAATGAATTTTAAGTCATGTTGTGACTCTTCTCCATCAATAATCTTCATTATTACGAGATAACAAGTTGCATCAGGATTTTTAATCCTTGCTTGCTTAGTAAGGAAACATATAAGGGATATAAGAGCAAATTTACTCCCAATATCACAATTTAAGTTACCTAAACTATAATATTCTCTATAATAATTCTCAAGGTCTTGGTAAGATGGTTCCCATGCTTCCATAAGAAAAGATTCAATCATATAGTTCGCAATATGCCACCCTTTGTAGCAAATCTTTAAATTCTAAGAAACCTTTACGAATTTCACCATTAGTCACTCTAAATACTCCAGCTCTATAGTCTGGAACAGTACATACTAATAGCATATTCGCCATCAGACTAGAAGGCTTTATATTGTATTGCTTCTCTACGTAAGAACGTAGCATCCAAGCATACATTGCCATCTGTCTATTATAATGGTATTTCTTGAATGAATCACCAAAGTCAATCAACCAGTGTCCAGTAGTCTTAAGGTCATTAAGAACTACTTCATTGGTTTCTGTGTCAATGGTGAAATTATCTAGCTTACCTTTAAGTTTAAGGATTGTTTCCTTACCCTCATGTTCAGCCTTCACATCCATAAATAGAGCTGCTTCGTTCATGGAGATAGGCTCCTCGAACACTCCCTTTGGATGTAATAAATCTTGTACCTCTTTATTAGCCTCAACAGAAGCTAAACAAAGCTGTAACTTCTCTCTTGACTTGGGGTCTAGATAGATTGGCTCAGTACCTAAGTTATTATGCTCAGTCTCCCAATCCCTTCTGTCCCACCAATAGTTAATGCATTTGTCCTTAACATTCTCAATCTTAATACTATCCATTTTTCCTTTATAGTAGTCAATCTTATCTGATGCAGCTATAATATCCTTATCGGATACAACACCCTTATTACTAAGGAATGTCTTGTATAACTCATCTGCCATAGCTCCCATCTTAGCAGTGGGTCTATCAACATTATTAACTACTGCAAATTCTTTAGGTTGTAGCACTAATTCATGGACTGCTGAACCAAACACAAGAGAGTCAGAATATTTAGGATGTTTGCTTAGTCCCTCTTTATAAATTTGAGGACTTCCGTCTTGGGCTGGGTTTATTAATGCAAGTTTTGAGTTGCTTATATATCCTGCCCATTTATCACTAAAATATTCTTCGTCACTCATCTCAATGAGTTGTATAGTGTCAAGAAGTGGTGTCAGTTTAACATTCTTATGCATATTTCTTCATAAACAGATATGAGTCAATTATCTCGTCTTTGTTCAATGAGAATACTTTAAACATAGGAAAGTCGGCTGTCTTCTCTGTGTGGAATAACAGCGCAGGTAAACCAGACTTCTGGCACTTTAACACATTAGATAGTGAATCATCAATAAATATATCCACTCTACCTTTAATCATATCAGCCTTGTTTCCATGCTGATAAATCATTTGATAGACTGGTCTGTCAGGGAATCCATTACGTCTTAACCATTCCTTAGTCCATGCCTTATTGTTTACACGTTTAGTGCAATACAATTCAGGTATGAAGTCTGGTCTGTTCTTAACTTCAAGATTCAACCAAAAATCTCTGTCTTTACTTAAAATCTGCTGTACATTACGTGTTATAATGTGGTCTTCCAACATTTTAGGGTTATTGTCTGTATCGAAGTACTTACAATATGCTCCCCAGAAGTCAGCCAGACAATCGTCAATATCTAAACCTATTCTCATTTTCCTTGTATCGACTTAAGAAGAATGGAGAAACGAAAGTCATAAATTCCTCAAATGGTATTTTTATAGTACGTTCGTTAGGTCTAGATATTCTATGACATAATTTCCATAAGGGAGCACCATCAAATAAACAAGACTGTGCTTCTCTTAGTGATTTAACATCAGGCTGTATTCCTAACTTTTTACATATATAAGCTGTTACTTTGGCTCTGTTAACTACATATATTCCGTCCTTGGCACCGAATACAATAAAGTCGGCTTCACCTAAGCCCCAGCCAGCATCCCCATTTACATTGAGAAGTTCCCATAGAACATAAACTCCCCAACCTTTGTACTTATACTTGACCTCTAGCTTGTAATACCTCCACTTACCCTTATTATAGCACTTCCACCAATAATCGTAGTGGTAGTGCATATTCTGATATGCATTTGACTTACCAAGCTTAGTGCCAGGGAACATAATTGCCCATATAAGTGGAAATATGTAATCCTCGTACCTCTTACCATTGAGAGTTGCCTCTTCGTGATTCAAAACTCTTCTATGTCATAAATGTCTCCAATTACTATATCTGCTTGAGTGTTTAGAATAGTGATTAAATCCTCCCAATCGGATGGAATATCAATATCCTCATAATCTTCTGTAAAAGCATTAATAAACTTCTGCTGAGCATCGGAGAAGTTTCTTGCACGCACCTTCTCAATCCAGCAATGACCATCCCCATAACATGGGAGTAGGTAAGTTGTCATCGAATGTTATGCTTAATTTTAAGTTTTCTTTTATCCTCATCTGTGAGTGTGGTCTTTCCTCTACCTACGTGCCACTTATGACATACGCTACACTTATAAGCCTGCCTTTTATGTATAGTCTTATCTTGCACATTGATAACCATAGCAGCATGAATAGCTTCTTTCTCGGTTTCATATGTAGTCTTATTCCTATACACTGGTTCCTTAGTTTCTGGGTTAATATAGAATAAGGTTTGGTGCTCACCCATATTAACACTAGCTACAATAGGAGGTAGTTCAACTAGCTTTAGTATATAACGCTTATCATCGTCAGTGGCTACAAATAGTTTACCATCTTCCCTAGAGATAGATTGTATTCTATCTGTATTAAAAGGGAATAGACTCTTCACATATGCTAACAAACTCACATCAGTTGTTGTCATACGTGAATAACTTTTATAGGTGTTAGATTAAAAGAACTCGGAGTTATTTGTACCTTATCCTTAGTAAGAATAACATTCTTACTTAACGATTCAGGTGGATAGAGATGTGTTTTTATCTTAGAAGTCTTCAGATACTCTACAAAGTGTGCTCCAAATGCAGCATTCTTTATATCGTGTTTCTGAATTATTTCCTCTAAGTATTCAAACACACCAGGTTCAATACCCTTATTGCTTCTGCCAGAAGGCATTAAAGGTAACAATACATGATAGTAAATACTATCACCATATCTAACTACAGTATCATAGAACTCGTCTACAGAAACCTTATCAGATATAATGTGATGAATATTTACATTAGTATTACCCCATGTTAGTAACTTATTAATAGCTCTATGTGCTTGGAGTCTTATACTAGGATTACCTAGACTAACTGCAACTCCACCAACATATTCTTTAGTATAAGCAAGGATTTCTCCTCCCTTAACATTGTCTCTAGCTAAAATAAGACCATTAGTAGTGTAATTAGGAACTACTCCAGTATTAAATACTGTTTCGAGGAACTCACAGAAGTCTGGATGCATAGTTGGCTCTCCAGTAGAACCAATAGCAATCTGGAATGGCTTACTTGTGTATAGTATTCCATCCTTTAATTCAGATTGATATACGTACATCCATTTCTTCCATGTCTCACAGATGTCAGGATAATTAACTCCTCCATGTCCTGCTGATACGTAACAGAAGTCACATTCAGCATTACATACAGTATTAATACCAACATCATAAAATTCAGCCATGTTAGGAGGTAATTCTCTAGCTACTCCAGTACCTACTCGAATAGTCTTCAGGTTAGCCCATATAGCCTTATAATTGTATGCAGGGAACTCTCTTATTTTAGTACCCCAGTTTGTCCAATCTTTCATTCATACTCTATTTTATAGTTATCTTTAAAGTACTTGTCAAGAATTGCTTCTAATCCCTCTTTATAGAACTCCACTGCGTATTCTCCATAAGGCAACCACAATGTAATGATGTTATCTTCCATATGTAGGGTAGGCTCTAAGTCCGAATCTCTACCAGGAAGTATTGGCTTTAGTAGGTCATAGATAGCTTTCAAATCATCCCCAGTAATAGTACAGAATATCTCCGAAGAGCTATTAGTAATTACATCAGAGAATGACTGAATATTAATCCTTAACAATACGCCCGTCTGCGTCTTTGACTCTTTCATGGTCAGATGCTACACATTTAAAATTCTTAGTTAAGAACTTATCTACATCGCTATACCCATAATCAACTCTAACAACCAGACATCCTTTAGCAACACTTAAAGGTACTTCGAAAACCCAAGCTACGTAGTCTTCCTTAGATTCAAATGGAGTTCCATTCTCATCACATTCATCCCACATATAGGCTTCTCTACAATACTCTTTAAAGTCACTTACCTCAATCCCACAGCACTCTCCTGAATAATATTCTTCATCCTCATGTTCCTTGTGTACTGCCTCTAATGCCTCTTCTAGTGCTTTAGCAGTATAGGAAGTATCAACTACGTAAGTTTCAGAAGAACTATTTGTTATTACGTCAGAGAATGACTGAATCGGAATCAGATAATACTTAGTTGTAGCACGCTTCAACACAGAACAAATCATTTATTTTGTTCAATATAGCTGCATCGGATTTCTTATCACTGTTCTTAGGGATAATAGATACTTGAGTTGTAGGATACCTCCAATCACTGTCGAAGTTACGTGTAAATTCCTCGATAGTTTCTAATACATCACCTACTAAGCCCATCTTAACAAGTTCCTGATATGCTTCGGAATCACTTATATAGTGTCCATCCTCATCTTTACGATTTCTAACCTCTTCAATCATACCTCTGTACTCTTCATCAATATCCTCGTTATCAATGCAGCGTTCGAAGTAATCTTCAAGCATATCACTATAGTCAATACTAACTGTGAACAAATCGTCACAGGACTTGTCTGAACCACTAATCTTTAAAATTACATTAATAATATCTCTTACTGCATTTACAGTGTATTGAGTAGCCTCTTGATACACTTCCATACTACTGTTAGTTACTACGTCATTTAAAGATTGTAGTCTAAATTTCATCCTAAGTGTACATTCCAACCATTGAATAAATCTCTAATCTTATCCCAAGTATCATATGGGATACTGTTATCGTCATTGCTTACAACCAATACCTTACCATCCAGCCTTCTCACATCCTCAGCCTTACTAATTTCCCACACTGTAGGTCTAGGTCCATCATAGCTCTTTAAGAATTCCTTAGAGATATCCCAGAGAGCATTCTTAAACCAATAACTATGTCTATGTAGAGTCTTCCAATCAATGCAATCTACAGCATCATCTTCTTCCTCTGCAAGAACTCGGTTAATATCATAATTGACTTTATCCCAGTTATTGTTCAAGTACTCAATAAAGGCATCATGAATAGGCTCCTTATAGTCACAGCTATAGCCACGAGCTATCATACCATTTCCATAATCATGGACTTCGAATGGTTCAAATAAAAAGTTCATTCTAACTTCAAGAACATCCTCCTCGTCTTCTGGGTCTTTGAACCATCCATTAGCTATACTGAAGATAGTACCTGGATAACTCCAATCATCCTCAATTTCACCACTGCGGAGTTTCTTTCTCCACTCACGAAAGTCCTTTAACGAAAAAACCTCTGGATATCTAAACCCAGAGGTAAATGTGTTGAGGATAGTATTGACTTCCTCACACGTCTTTCCAGTCTCCAAGATAAATACCTCGGATGAGCTATTAGTAATCAAATCACTAACAGACTGTACTGGTATTACTAATATGTTCATATCTAATTCTTTCTTATTAAATCATAAAAGAACTCTTTGGACATCATAACATACTGTCCGTCAGAAGCCATATTGACCTCTTTGTCAATTTGTTTATTCCATACTATCACTAATGGTCTATCCTTACGAGGACATGACTTAATGATTTCTGAAATCGAAGGAGTATTCTTGGTACATTTACACTGCACATAACAAGGTAAGTGGTCTATAGTTTCTGCTATATCAATCTTGTCATTATCTAAGTTCTTAGATTCTGACCTAGCTGATTTTAGTCCAGCATATCCTAGTTCTGTGAGTTCCTTAATAATCTTCAACTCATAATTGTTTCCTTTACGTCTGGCATATGCACCATTACGTTTCTTCTTAGGTTTTTCTGCTACTTCTTCTGGCATATTCTATCAATTCTAAAGTTTTCTCTCGTCCATACATCTTATGAAAGTCTGATATATCTTTGGCTCCATAACTACGAGGAATCCACATACATTCTACATCAAATGACTTTCTAATCTTATTCATGTTATGAAGACCAGTTAAGTCATTGTCATAGAATACAATAATCCTCTTAAATCTACTCTTCAATTTAGAGAATTGACTTTCAGTTAGGAATAGATTCTCAGAATTTGGAGCAATAGCTGTAATTCCGAGAGAATACAGTGTCATTACATCCTTTAGACTCTTAGTTATTACTAAGACATCATCTTCTTTAGGAAGTTGTTTAGCACCCTGTAAGAGGAAAGATTTCCAATTAGATAGAAATCTTAGCTCGTGCTTCTTATTAAAAGGAAAGTAGATTCTCCACAATTCTGTTTCGTTCTCATTCTTACCCCTATAATATCCAAATATTGGACAACTCTTAGTAGATGTTGTAAAGAAATTACCATTTAGAAATACGGTCTTACAAGAGAAGACCCTAAATTTCTTTAGAATCTTCTCTGTAATACCAAATTGCATCCACCATTCAAGTTCTTCTTTAGAGAACTCTTGAATTTCTACCTGTATATTAGCTTCCTTACACTCTTTGAGTTCATTCGTACTAATAGTAACAGGTTTAGGATTCTTTTTAAGTTTAGGATGTTTAATGTAACCAAAGTCATTGGCAATCATTCTCAATGCTTTATAATAGGTTAAGCCATATTTGTACATGACTACACTAATAAAGTTGCCATAAAATGCACCACTAAAATCCTTCAGAACAATATCTCCACTCTTGTTCCTATAAAAAGAACAGGTGGGATTATTGTCTGCTCTCAAAGGTGACTTAAACAAACCCTTTTTAACAGGTATGCCTAAGTAATATTCGAGATATGTTTCTTGAGATGCTCTGTCTAATAAATATTGCTTAGTAATCGTAGGTTCAAATTCAAGTTTCATATTAATTCATATGTTTGTATTAGAACCACAAAGTTACTAATTATTTATTATACTTCAAAATCAAGGTCTTCGTTACCTGCTGCTGCATCGTCAGTAGCATCTACATTATCTTGTACTTCAGTAGGTTTAGCATTCTTCTGCTCATTCATCTTCTTAACTTCATAGTCAGAGAAAGCTACTGTTTCTCCCAACCAGTTGTTAGAGATATAAGCTTCACCTTCCTTGTTAATGCTAACAAAGCTAGGTAGAGATGCATAACCCTTGCTATTACCGATTAACTTCAATCTAGTGTGCTTGTTAAGAGACTTAGCCAAAGCCTTATTCATGATTTCAACCAATTTCTCAAAGTCTTCTGGCAATGAAAGTCCAGTTGCAGCCTTAGAGAATTTCTCCATCATTTCAGGAGCTAGGTTGGTCATTACGTGAGCAATAGTGAACTGAAGTTGTTCCAAAGCAGAAGGAAGCTCCCACTTCTTGCCACCAGTTTCACCAGTAACACGTTCTGCACCATTGTCACCAGGACAGAAGATAAGCGGTTCGAAGATACCTTCGTCGCCAGAGAACTTAATCTTCATAGCTTTCCACACGTTACCTTCCTTATTTGTTCCTTTAGACAACTCGATACCCTTGAATACTACATCATAGATACCCCAAGCTTTCAGTCTTACTACTGCTGTGCCTTTAACGTTATTTAGATTGAATGTCATTCCTGCCATAATATATAAAAATTAAATTTCAAATGATAAGTCATCTATCTCATATGCTTCATCATTATCTAGGGTAGTGTCCAATGGTAAATCTTCCACTGGGTTTTCATCTTCTTTAATCTTTATATTCTTATCTTCTGTTACAGGCTCTTCAGACCTATCCTTGTTGCCAATTAACACAAACAAGCCTTCATGTCCCTTCCACGGGGTTACAGTGAATGTATCTCCATATTTGGACAATAAATCGTTTGCATTACCTCTACAACTTACTGTGAGGCTCTTAGTTAATTTGTTACCAGATTTGGTCTTCCAGGCAGTGTCAGTTCCTATAATTGGGAACATCAATCCGCCCTTCTCAATAGGTTGATATTTAATATCCAACCTGTTCTCCCATTCTACACCCATTAAGGATGCGGCTGCCCTATTAAGGACATATTTGTTAGATTCTAAGGTAATCTGAGGTTCAGCAGACTCCTCTGCTTCCTCAGCCTTAGTAGATGTTTTCTGAGCTTTCTCTTTGACCTGCTCCTGCTTTAGAAGTACACACTCCTTTGTATCAGGATTATAGTCAAAGGTAATCATCATTTTTATAATCATTCCTCGTCGTTGTTATAAGCATCAATTACCTTTATAATCTCGTTCAAATCATTGTCAATTAACAATTCATCGAACATACCCATCGGAGTCTTTGCTACACACTCTCCGTCAGTATTAGTAAGGAATTTATACTCCATTCTGCCAGAATCACCTTCCTGCACCTTAGTAAAGAATACATAGGTGAACAGACCTTCCAGAGTTACTTTCTCTGCCAATAACTTACCAATAGTCTTGATTGAATATTTAGGATTCATGGCATCACCGACATTCTCACTGTGAGTAAGGAATATCATTTTGCAATCATCCCTCATAGATTCTGAATACCTAAGCACTTCCATAGCGTGCTGAGCCAACTCAGTAAACTTAGTGTAACCAACTTCAGTAGCTCTATCTACAAACTCATAGCTCAACATATATTGCCAATCGTCAATAATGACTTGCTTAATGTGAGGCATCTTTAGATTAACAATCTTCAAGATGTTAATGATTTTGTCATATTTAGAGCTTACATAATAGTTACCCACCCATTCAGAACCTTCTTTCTTTATCTCTTTATACTTCTTCTTATATCCTTTAAAAGGTAAGGGCTTACCAGTAGTAGAAATCAAGAAAGTTTCTTCTGGGTTTAAATTTCTTAAACAAGTACTCTTACCAGTACCACTTTCACCAACAATCGCAATAGTTTCTGCTGCCATTTACTATAGAACTAAAGTCATTTTTGAACTAGAATCTTGTTGTTCTTCTTGAGTAATCTCTTGGCATGAATCTTCTAATGATTCAGTAATTAACCAATCAGGGGTTAAATACTTGTCATAGTTTGTAATCTTGGTTGCAATCGGAAGCTCTTTAAATAATCCAGTCTTACCATAGAATCCGAGACCTACAGCAATGTCTGCTGCGCCCCATCTATTCTTTAATACTACTGCACTTCTAAAGTTCTCTCCAATTTGTTTTATGTCATATCCTCTATACGAAGACATCTTCTCTCTAAACGGATAAAACAATGCTAATACTATATTGGCATCCTCTGCTGGGTTACCAGTTCCTTTTAAATCGTCCAACTGAAGCTCTTGAAAGTTCAACTTCCTTCTTTCTACATTGGAGGAACCTCTATTCACCTGCATTACCACTACAGGACTAATCTTACATTTATTTCTAAACGAAACTAATGAAGAAGACATAGCATCCATTTCATCTTTCTTAGAATTACCAATAGATGGTCTAGCTAAACCAATATGGTCTAAGATAACCAATATGATGTGATTGGGTCTAAACAGAGTATATGTATCACCCTGGAACTTACCAAATTGCTTTAGAGACTCCATAAGGAAGTCTACCATTCGCTGGTTGTTCAAAGGTTTATCATATATTATCATGTGAGATTCAATCTTATCAAGCATCTCTAAGGATTGACATACTAATTCATAGTCTATATCGGACAGAGTGGTATCCTTACTTCTAGAAAGTAGTTCCTTAAAGGACAATTCAACACCAAATGTCTCATATATATAGATAGATAAAATCTTGCCAAGCAATTGCTCAGCAGTCATTTCTAAACTGAAATATATAATATGAAAATCTGGATTGTCGATATTCTCCATTATAGGCTTATAGATGAATGAATGTAATGCAAAAGAAGTCTTACCTGAGCCAGTACCTCCAGCTATTAGATAATATGTCTCTTGTGCTACACCATCTACAAATCTCTCTAGTTTAGGAAGACCCATTGATAAGGCATGGTTTTCACCCTTTCTACCTCTATCAATTAACTCCTTTAAATTCCTAGTTATTCTACCCATTAAATACTCTTGATGGTATCAAACCTCATAGTCCCATCTCCATTCTTAAGCTCTGCAATGTTCTGCCAGATTTTACTTATCATAAAGTCTGCGATGTTCATATTAAGGAGGTTACAATTGTTATCCTTAGCCCATCTAATAAGTTCTAATACTTCGTTATGCTTATCCTGCTTCCAGCCTATAGATTTACCATAGGCATAATAAAACTCTTCCTCTGTGCTGAATTTCTTAGCCCAGTTATTTAACGGAACTTCCACTCCGTTAATAAGTCCATTGTGAGGATAAGTCATTAAGAACTCTGCGCCTAAATCACCACTAAACTTCCTATAGTTATTAAGAAAGTTTTGGTTGAATATAACACATTCAGGGTCGAACTTCTGACCCTTATCAGGAACCTTATACTGTTTAGTAATGATTCCCTTAGCCTGGAGACTTAATAATAAATCTCTAAGATTGGTTCTAGTTACAGGCATAGTAAAATACTTAACTAGATATTCTTTATGCCCTTCTTCTATGCTAGCTAGAAATAATAAATCAATTAGTAAGACCTCTTCTGCTGTTAGTCTATACTTCTCCATCATTACTAACTGATTGTCTACTGTTAAACTTAGTTTTTCCAATTAAATAAATTGTTAGCCAATAACTAAACAATCTACTAACTGTAAAGTGTTTATTCTGATTTCTCAGCGTTGTCAATTACATACGGGTCTAAGAACTCCTTCTCTAGCATATATCGCCTTTCCTCCACTTGTGGTATAGAAATCATCTTCTCAGTAAGTCCTTTGACTTTCGGAGACATATCGTTATACCTGTCCATGAATTTATTAAGAATAAGGAGTTCTAACATTCTCTCTGTTGTCATCTTATTAACGTGTTAAGAGTACAAAGATACTAAAAATCTCTTAAATTACCAAATGAATCTACACAAACTTTAAGCTACGTAATAGCTTATTGCAGTCTATGCTCTTACCTTGAAAGTCTGCCGTTATGGCTCTGATGTATCTGCCAGCTGCACACAGTTCCAATAGGTGTAGGAATTGTATAGCATCGACTTTAACTTCAACCACATTGTCAGACTGTTCATAATAGGTTACATTGAACATTAGAATCTAAACATCATTTTAGTTTGCTTTTTCTTCTTAGGATTAAATGGTCTTCCTTGAAGAACATCTATGAGATTTTCCTCACTGATAGGTATATATCTTCCAGTACTGGTAGACTTCCTAAACCATTCCTCCTCTACAGTCCCTTTAAGGACTAAGGTGAATACTTCAGCAACCTTGCCCTCCTTTTGACGGATAACTCGACCAACTCTCTGTTTCTTAGTAGTAGAACTACTATTGAAGCCTAATATAACTGACACACTGATGTCGGGACAATTAAATCCCTCATTCAGTTTCATAACAGTGTTTAGTACACCACCATCCTGCTGTACAAACTCTTGTAAATTCATCCTGCCTTTCTTGACAGAATCTTTACCAGAATACACGGCACCATACTTAATCTTTTCAGCCATAGCTACAGTAGCACTAAAAGTTATACACTTCTTGTCCTGTCTGTTCTCCAAGATTAAGTTAGTAAGTTCAATTTTCTTAGGATGATTATATATGTATTTCTTACGAGCCTGTAAGGTTCTACTGAATCCCATAGCATGAACTAAAATCTGTTTATTAACAGTCTTAAAGTCTTCGCTCTGGTCTTCTCTACATCTCTCTTTAGCTAACTCTGACCTCCTCTTCCAATCAGTTGCACACTTCATGGCTAGATTAAAGTCATAGTTAAAGTAGGAGAAATGTTCATAGAACTCTTTATTGACCTCTTTATAGACATCAATATCTTCTGGCTCAATAAGCACCTCATATTCTCGATAATCAGCGAGCCATTTATTTTCTATGGCTTCTTCTACAGAAATGGTATCCACAATAGGACACTTCTTGCTTATAATTTCATCTTTACCATCCAATCTCTCGAAGGTCGCAGTTAACCCCAAGATTACTGTATATTGGACGTTTTTAAATATGTTTAGCAGTGTAGGTGCTCCCACTTTATGAATTTCATCTATAACTAATAGAGTACAGCTGTACTTGTTAGTAGATGTATCATTCATGGTCTTAACTGAACACTGTTGGAATAAGTTCCAATCAATTAGTTCTTGATTCCATTGCCTCTGAATAGGTTCACTGGGCACAACTACAATAACAGATTTAGTTGGATTCTTCTTTAGAAACCTACTAATAGCCATTAGTCCACCTCTAGTTTTACCTACTCCAGTTGCCCAATTAAGTGTCCCACACAACTTGTTATCTACCCATCGTTGAACACCTTGTTCTTGGCGTTCTGTTCTACTTAGATTTCCAAACAAGTCTGCCATATACTATCAATTTTACCCTTGAATTTACTCTATAATTCTATTGATAGCTATGTAAACAAAACCCCTATAATGAGTGAGTAAAACTCAGGAGTATAAATGTAGAACCAATGTAGATGGGTATAGATGTTAAAGAGTAAATCCTTTAGCATCACAAACCATTTTGATTTGGTTCTTACGGGTTTCCCACTGATTGATGTGGAATTTAACCTCATCTTCCAAAGAGAACAGAATTCTGTTTCTCAATGTTTCCAGTTGAGCAGTAGTAAGTTCAGAGTATTTCTTACTCTTAAGGTTTACCATTGCACGAAGTTGAGTGAATGACAAACCTTTCGGCGTCATATACAGATTTGCAGTAGGATTCAAGCCAAGGCGTTCTCTTGCTACCTCAGCCTTTTCACGATATTCTCCATTAGGAGTTTTCTCGGTCAGGTCTTTAGATTCCTGCTGCGTAAACCATAGACCTTGTTTTAAGATAAATGTTAATGTTATGTGCTGCTTGTTAAATTTACCCAACTTATCAAGACAGCCTTCGAGGACAACGTCAATAGGAAGTCTCGCGAACTCCGCAGGACAGTCCCCAACCAAAGCCTCAGAGATGAATGTTTCCTTGGTATCAATACCTTTGTTGTTATCAAGGAACACTCTCAGCGAAGGCAGGAATGTAAATCTTGGAATACCTCTATCTTGCTCTAACCAGCGAAGGAATAATTCAGTATTACATCTTTCTCTTTGGTCTTTAATAATGTCCAACAGAACATAGCGACCTGGATATTCTTTGCTGTCATTATACAGCATAGATTCACAATGGTTATAGAACGTTCTTAGTTCTTTCTCAGAACAATCAACAAGTTTCTTTTCTTCTTGTACGAGTTGTCCATTTACTTCAACCTTGCGACCTTTCCACACGAAAGTGTTAATGTCATTATTCTTCTTAGCAATAGCGGCAGCCAATTTTTCCTTCATCATATTGTTATTCTATATTATGTCTTTATCATATAAAATAATCTCTTTATTCGTTCATCTATCTATTTACAATATTAAATCTGATTCCGCTGGTTTCTCATAAACAAAGTCCATAAAATAAACTCCAGTAAAGCGGTAAGGTACTTTCTGACCTGTTAAAGAGTCATACCAAGTATCCTCACCAGCTATTACTTCATTGTACTTTAAAAACCCCACATCACCTATCTTGAGAACTGGAGATTCCCACCTAGGTAATCGAGTAATCATTTCATAAGTCCCATTAGCTAAATTTTGGAAGACATAGATTATATAACCACCCACATCTTCTCGTAAGGTTATCAACTTGGCATGGATTGTTTCCATTTACAGATACATTACTCCTACTCGTTCGTCGTAAGGAATGTTATCAGTAGCAGTCTCTACAGCCAACCATTCACACTCCTCAATTGGATAACCATATTCCTTGGCATCCATTTCAGAGATTTCCTGAGCATAGAGTTCAGCTTCCAATAAGGATTCAAAGTTACCAGTTTCCTGATAATCTATCCTTCCCCTACGTCCAGAGTAGATGTTACATTCTATCATAATGATAAGAATTTATAATTAATCTTCCTTATCTTTGTATTTCCTACAACCGTATTTGGCATAATCACAAGTTTTGTCCTCTTGACCTCTGAAACAGGGGTATTTAGCACACTCCTTGCACGTACGCTCTGGATGTTGATATCTAACTCCATCCTTGTCTTTATCGAAGGAACTACTTAGTTGCTTTGCCATTGAATACCTGAGTCTAAGTATGAACTAGCAGACTCTTTAGCTATTACCAGATAATACGATTATACTAACCTCTTAAATGGAATTATGATTTTGTCCTCCACCCATTGTGCAAAGTTCTTATTGTTGCATCCCAGAGCGAACATAACCACATATATAGCTATCTTTGGTACTCCGAATGCTGACAATAGAACACACACAACGACAGCAGCTATCAAAGCTATGAGGTTCTTACCTTTAAAAATGTCTGTGAAATTCATACTTGTCTTTTTAACAGTTTAACAATCTTGTTTGCTATCCAATCTAAGTTCACTATTGCGTTCAGTATCAGTAATACCAGTAGAAGGTCTGGGATAACAAATAAAAAATGTATAACAACTATGAACAATAAAACCATTGCTCCTACGGTATACTTCACTTTAGTAATAGTGTTATTAGAAGGACTGCACTAACAGTAAATCCACCAATCGTTAAACCCCTATAGAGTTTCTTCTTGGATTCAAGTTTATTAATCTCTCTAAGTTGATTCTGCATTACTTGCTCAGAAGCTTGTGCATGAAGCATAAGTCTTTTAACCTGTGCATTCCTTACAGAGTCAGTCTTTTCATAAGAGTTAATCAAACTTTCATAAGATGTTAATTGCTTCTTAAGCTCTGGAATTTCCAGTTTTAACTTCTTATGTTCCAAGAATATTAGATTGGTTGCCTTTAACTGTTGAGGCGTAATTACTACTAATGAATCATTTACCAACTTCGGATAGGTATTCTGTGAAGAACACCACATCGTCGGCAATAGACTGATTAGTAATATCAGTAAGCTCTTTTTCATACCAATGTTCAATTACATCAACCTTAACTTTAGAGGAATCTATTACATTATGTAAAGAATCCCTCTCAAGTTCGAGCAAACTTATTTCACTATTTAAAGAGTCAATATGATTAACCAACTCTTCATAGTTAGGTATAGGTTCCTTAGTTGGAGTCAACCACGTCCAAGCTAATACTCCTATAAGGCATAGAATTACTAGCCACAGTAACTTTTTACTCACCAAGTACGTAGTTTACTGCTTCAGCCATCTTCTCCATTTCCTCATCAGATGCTTCTGTAAGGTATTTGAATGTAGTTTCGGCTTCTCCACTGAGAGTATCAATATAACTCTCAATTCTTGTGCTTCTGTGATACTTCTCAGCATCTCTGTCATATCCAGCCAAATAACGACCTGGATTTACTTTGAAATACTCAGCTTCTTGTTGAAGCAATGCCTTCACCATTGTTTCGTTAATCAATCCAGCATCTACAGCATACAGTGCGTGATTACGATATTTCGTAGCTTTACCTTCGGCAATAGTCTTGCCAAGAGTTTCATTAAACTCATCATCGGGACGACATACAGATACTCCGATAGATAACACTTTCATGTCATTATCAATAATATCTCCATCTTCCTCAATGTAAACTTCTGGTTCACCGTGAATGCTAACAGCAGCCATTACGAATTGACGTTCTGCACCAGTAAAGTCTTTGAAACTGTCTACGATATATTCTACCTTTTTCATATTAAAATGTAAATTATAAGATAATTTTTAGGCTAATCTTTGTAGTTCTAAACAATCTTATGCTTTACGAGATGGCTGTAAGCTATCGGGATTGCGATAGAAAGCTAGGATAGTGGATTGCTTACGCAACCATGAGCCTTCTTCTTTAGCCATATCCAGAATAGTCCTACTAATAGACTCTTCTTCTACTTGCTCTTTAACAAGTCTACCTTCCTCTTCATCCTCCCCATTCAACCACTGGAATGTAGCCCAATCACCCTCCTTCTGAGCCTGGTCTACAATCTTATTGATGCTCATAGTAGTTTCAATCTCTCTATCAACAGTAGCAGCAAAAGGCATAACTCTGTCAGTTATGTTCACCTTAATAGCTGGAACTGGTGGATATTGGAACAGAGCATCATTAGTAGTCAAATACTTATAAATCCACTCATGGTGAAGGTATTCCTCAGCTGCCCTACCGAGCCAGTAGGTAGCCAATTTGGGTAATCCCTCTACATCAAAGTAATTAGCAAAGGTTCTATACAGACTATGGTTAGCCAGCTCAGCTGATAGTTGCTTTACTAACATTTCAACCATAACACTTGACAATGTACACTTACGTCTACTCTCATCAATGTTCTTCTCCGTATATTGCATAGTAGGCATTGCATCCACTGTCTGAACACCTTGCTTAGTTTCCTTTTGTTCTGGATTTCCTTGTGCGTCTAGTACTCTCATCAGTAACTAATTTAAAGTTGTTTTGCATCAAGTAATCTAGAGGTGCTGATAGCCAAGTAATAAACTTAACTAATCTATAATCTTCCACCTTCTTACTAATAGTTTCTTTCTTAATAGTTAAAGGTGTATCAGCTGCATAGAACTGACTTCCTACACACTCTGCCCTATCTTTCCATATCTTATATAGAGATACTTCATATAGGAACTTAGGATATTCAGTCAGCTTATACTGCTTGTTTGAGTAGACGTTCTGGGTCGATTTCTTTGCCATTCCAGAATGCTCTCACTATAGAGCTACGTTCGCTCTTGTACTTACTCAACAGATAAGGTATATCTGTTTCTGGGCAGTCGTGACGATAAGTAGTCTTATCAAGTCCCTTTACATGGACAATAAGACGACCTGTAAATCGTGATGTTCTCGTAGGAGGTGCCCAACGTGTGTCAGGAGCTGGGAAACGACGCTGCTTCTTCCAAGCCCTACGTTCTTTCTCAGTCTTAGTCCACACAGATGGGTCACGAGGTGTTACAAATGGATTACGTATTCCTAACGCAACCATTTCTGCGTCATTGTTTACATCAACTCTCAAATCCTCTTCCTTCTTCTTTTTCTCTTCTTTCTTCATTTTACTAAACGAATTAGAGTTACACATTATAATTTGATTACACTACCACAAATAGTACACTTGTAGACTTTGTTCTCTGCATCATACAGAGTGTGAGTTGTTGGCAAACCACACCTGCCACAATCCAGAACTCTAACTGATTGTACGCGTCTTGTCCCCTTCTTAGGAGATTTCTTAATCGAAGCCATAGTTATGATTTTAAAGATTTAGCTAGCTTAGAGTCAGCTACCATCTTCTCAACTTCAGAAGAATTGAGCAGCTCTTCCAATCTCTTTACTTCCGCTTTATAATCTTGTACATACTCTTGAAGAGTACCAACTTCTCTTTTGCAAGATATTCTGTGATGAATTACCTTTCTGATACAAGTAGCTAAAGGCATACCAAATCCTGCGTCTTTAAACTCCTGACGCTCAGGTTTACCTTTTGGTCTTACTGTATAGAGCAGTTCTAAATCCCAGAAATAATCACTTGCTCCAGATGTCATTCTAAAATCAGCTTCCTCGATAACCATATTTACTTTACAGGTTAAATTGTTTCATTATCATGTCCATATGGGCATAGTGTACATCTCTGAGAGTTTCTTTCTTGTACTCTAAATACTCCCTTGCACTTATAGGTTCTTGAGGTTTAGTTAACCGACAACATTCCCAATCTATTACCGCTTCTTCATAATTACATTCATAAGCAGCTTTATGGTTTTGGATATGATGTTTGTTAATAGCTCTGTGTATCTTCTTGATTCTCTTAGTGCCTAACCAAGGGATAATAATATACATAAGAACTTTATCTAAATCATGAAACTTATACTTATAATAGCCAATATACTTCTTCTCAGTTCTGAGGAAGGCAGCATAATGTCTAAGAGTATATGGAATGTGTTTCCAAGAGTCTATAATATTCTGTATAATCATTGCAAGTTGTTCATTTCGACTACAATGTCATTGTTCACTTTCTTAATAGCCTGACTAAAATTATTCATTTTATCTTTCATCTTAGCTTTAAGTGCCACTATGGAAGCCTTCAGGTTATTAATCTCAGAATTTAGACTTGACTCCTTTTGTTGAAATTCCTTCTTCATTTCCACTCTAAATTTGAGGTGGTCTGGAAGGATTGAATAAAGGGAAATAAAGCTCTCTAAAACCTTTAACAACTCTTTATACTTTACAACTTTAGTAGTCTTATCTATTACTAGTACGTATGAATCACAATCGTTACCTGGTAAAACATTGATATACTTATCAGAGATAGTATTCTGCCTTCCTAGATGGTCACCCAGTCTAACTGTAATTGGAAATCCACTCAACTGAAAATATTCAGAATTGGTATCTCCAACTTGTTCTACTTGGATAAATTCCTTCTTCTCAAGCCATGCCTTAACTTTACTTAGTCCTTTCACTTATTGACTTGTTCAGTTACTTTACCATACATCTACAAAAAATAAGGGTCAACCCATCTACTAATGTAGACAGAATTGACCCCTATAACTATTGTATGGAGTCGTTGGGAGCCAGAGACTCCAAGTAGCGATTTACTGCTTTCATTGCATTGTCAGGTATCTTCTGCACTTCTTCACTATGATTTACATAATGTAAAGTTGCACCTACGCCAAATATGGCATAGCATTGGTTAGTTGAAGGAGTAAGTACACATAACACCGCTGCTATTGCAGTAGGTATTACAAAGTGTTTCCTCTTTACACCAGACTTCTTTACCCCTTTAGCCACGCAAGTTCTGGTGCCACAAACATCGCACTGAGAACTACATACTGACATAAAGAATAAGATAACTGATACAATTAAACCAACAATTGAAAGAACCATTAACAATGTATGAACAGAGTCAGCAATACTACATAAGTATAATACCCAATATTCCATACTATTTGAAAATTTTGCTTATTTGATAGAACAATTCTCTAACAACCGTAACTATAGAAGTACCAGCTAAAATCAAACCCCAAGTCTCCATAGAGAGAGGTTCAGTTCTAAACATAGCACCACCATATTGTACGATTAAGAATTGACCAACGAGAATAACTAAAGCAATTCCAGCAAACGCAGGATTCTTTAGCAAGCCATCAAAGATACTTCTTCTTTGTCCGAACACTCTTGCATTAAACAGATTCCACCATTGTAACAATACGAATATCGTAAAGAACTCTGTTAGAGATACTGCTTTAGTATAGAGTAAAGTGACTAAGAATATGAAGAATATAATACCAACTCCAAAGATTTCATACCACATTTGTTTAGTGATAATGAATGCTTTAGGACTTCTTGGTTTGTCCTTCATAACTGCATCGTTGGCTGGTTCAGTTGCTAAAGCCAATGCAGCGAATGTATCCATGATTAAATTAACCCACAACATCTGTGTAACAGTGAAGGGCAGGTCTATACCAATGAACGGACCAACACAAGCTATAAGTATAGCTACAACATTGATTGTTAATTGGAACAGAATGAAGTGCTGTATATTCTTGTACAGACTTCTTCCCCACTTAACACCTAAGATGATAGATGGGAATGAATTGTCGAGTAGGATAATATCTGCAGCTTCTTTAGCTACGTCCGTACCATTATTCATGGCTATACCTACTTCGGCATGATTTAAAGCTGGGGCATCATTAGTGCCATCACCAGTCATTGCAACAACCTCTCCTATGCTCTGATACATTTTAACCAGAGTTTGTTTATCCTCTGGTTTAGTACGAGCATATACATCAGTATTATTCAAAGTAGTAATTGACATTCTGTCTCCTACTTCTTCTCCTAATAAAGCTCTTGGGTTATCACTTAGTCCTGCCTGCCTAGCTATCTCCGTAGCTGTGGCTGGATTATCTCCAGTAATGATTTTAACCTTAATACCAGCTTCTTTTGCAGCTTTAACTGCATCAGGAACATCCTTACGGATTGGGTCTTCAATAGCCATAAAGCCATTATAAGTGAAGCCATTCAGTTTCTGAGCATCCTCTAAGGTCATAGATTCTTTATAAGCAAAGCCTATAACTCTACGTCCTTTGTTCTGCTCCGAAACACAGCTTGGTAAGCCTCCTTCTACTGTTTCATTACACATGGTAAGAACAACTTCGGGAGCACCTTTTACCAATGAAATAAAGGCATCACCTTGTTTAACAATGGACATCATAAACTTAGTCTTACTTGAGAAGTCCATTCTGAACACAGGAGTATTATCCCTCCTTATATCATCAAGTAAGTCCCCAGCATCCATATACTTAATTATAGCACCCTCTGTAGGATTACCAACGGTCTTATCACCATCTACATATGCAGTAGAATTGGCAAGAGCATTGATAGTAATATATGCCCTATTAGGCATTACCTCATTTACAACCTTCATCTTATTCTCTGTTAGAGTGCCCGTTTTATCGGTGAGAATAAGAGTAGTTGCTCCTAAGGTTTCACAAGCGTGCATCTTTCTGACCAAATTATTTGCCTTAGACATGCGTTTCATTGAATACGCAAGGGCTAGTGTTACAGCCATAGGTAATCCTTCTGGCACAGCTACAACTATTAGTGCAACTGCAATCATTAAGAAGGATAATAGGTCATTAGTAATCTGCATCCAGTCTTGTCCTACATAAGCTTGTTCTATAAAGAAGTACCTTACTAATAAAGCAAGAATAAGGAATCCAGCAGCACCAAATGCAATCTTATTGATTAAATCAGCAAGACCATTGAGCTGCTTGTTTAGAGGAGTCTCTGTGTCAGTAATTTCAGCAGCTTTACGTGCTGTCTGTCCAAATGCCGTATTATCTCCAACTGCATTGACTACACCTACTACAGAACCTTCTTCAACGATAGTTCCTTTTAGTAATAGCCAAGAGGGATAAGTGGCATTTAATTCACCTTCCTCTTTAGGTTGCTTAGTAACAGCCTTAGATTCTCCAGTTAGAACAGACTCATTAACCTTTAAGTTATGAGATTCGTAGGCTGTAATATCAGCAGGAATTTCTTCTCCAGCCTCTAACAGCACTACATCATCAACAACTAGGTCTTTTCGAGCTACTTGGGTTACTATCCCGTTTCTCCTTACCTTGACAAGTGTATCATCAGAACTTGAAGTAAGTACATCGAATTTCTTAGATGCACTATACTCATTTAAGAATCCTATGGTTACAGCTAACAAGATAGCAGCTATAATACCAATAGGTTCTAAATATTCCGACTTAATAACTCCCAGCACCAATGCAATAATTGCAGCGACACTCAATATTTGAATTAGGGGGTCTTTGAACTTCTCAAGGAAAAGTATGTACCAAGGGTCTCTTTTAGGTGGAGTTAACACATTAGAGCCATGACAATCTCTACTATGATTAACCTCAGCATCTGTCAAGCCCTTTAACAATTCTATATTCATCTTTAAGTTATTTAATTATTAAAAGGTGGACAAGATGCCCACCAGTGTAGTTTTTACTCTTCGTCTTCTTCGAAGTAATCAGGGAATGCTTCAATAAGGATAACGGGAACGTTATGTCCTTCTTCACTTCCCCACTCGGCGATGCTCTCCAGCAGTTCATCTTCAGCGTCGTCAATATCATCATCTTCATTGATTTTGTCAATGAGATATTGAGCTTCTTCATCACTGATTTCACCGTCAGCCAACAGCCAAGCCATTACAGCTTCAGCAAAGAATGCATCAAACTCAGAAGTAGTATCGCCTTCTTGAGAGTCTTTCTTCTCCCACAGCATTTCCACTTCTTCCTTTGTTACCACTCCGTCTGCCATAACTTCTTTACGAAGTTCTTCCACGTTTACACTTTCTTTACACATAATTGTAAGTGTTTAATAATTAAATAAAATTGGGTAATACCCTTTCGATTTCTCCTATAGACTGCCAAGAGCCTGTGTTACCAAGAGCCTTGAACTTCCACTCTCCATCCTTACGATAAGCATACCCTAAGATAATAGCTTCACGACCAACGAATGTAGTTTCAGGGTCTTTACTATCATTATCCAAGTTATACTTAGCCAATACGTTAGGATTGGAGTTTGGACGGGTTACAGGACGTCCGTCAGTTGTCGTATAGATTCTCAATCCCATATAAGGAATCTTATCGAATCTTTGGTGACGATATGAGTTGAGGATAAATGCAACGTACTCAACTTCAGGTCTGATTCTATCCAGTTCTACTGAGATAGTTTCATTATCCATTCCGTCGTCTCCGTCAGTATCACCTACCAAATCATCACCAGAGTGATGGATAGCTCTGTCACTTGAGTCTTTGTGACCAAAGTAAACAGTTTCAAGCTTACGCTTGTTAGCATCCATAAGAACCACAGAAGCATCAAGGTCTACAGCCTCAGTGCCTCCACCAAAACCTAAGAAACCACCAGATTTGATAGCTCCCCAGTTTGCTCCAAAGAATACTTTAGATAACTTATTACCGTTATCGTCCTTAGACAGATTAACTCTGCCACCCTTAGATAGATTTATCATAGCTTATAAATCCTTTGGACCAGCATCAATACCGTAACCAGCCAGAATGTCGCACAACAGCACTGACTGATAGTTACCTTTACCTTCATTCACAGCCTGGAACTTCCAGCTACCATCCTTACGATACAATCTGCAGAATACCAATGCTCTATCCATAGAAGCATCTTCTTCCAAGTCATACTTAGCAAGGATGTTGTTGCCTTCTGCACCTTCATACAGGTTCACCTTAGCATTGTGAACCATACCGAAGTTCTGCTGACGGTTCTTAGCATCGTGAATGTTTACTAAGATAACAACTTCTTGCACCTCGGCAGGAACCTTAGCAGTGTCGATAGTGATAGTTTCATCATCACCGTCACCAGCACCAGTTCTGTTATCACCAGAATGCTTTACAGACTTAGAAGGGTCTTCCAAGTTACCATAGAACACCATGTTGTTATCACTGAGGACTTTACCATCAGCTTTCAACATCAATGCCATAGCATCCAAGTCAAATTCTTTACCAGGTTGTGCTGCATCCCAGCCCAAACCAACTCTAAACACACTAGCTGTGGACTCCTTAGAAAGGTCAATGCGTCCACCTTTTTGCAAGTTAATTGCCATAATAAATGTAGTTAAGTTATTAAAAAATTAATTGAAGGAATATCCTTCAAACACAGACGATTACACGCCTTTTCGCTTCCAACTAAGATAAAGTTGAGGAGTTTCAATCCTCTCATCTATCTTGTTATCCAAGACGAAGCAATTAAATCCTAAATCAGTATAATACTTAGCTAAGTATATTCCCAACTCAGGAAGATTCTCGTCAAGGTCGAACACCAAACTATAAGAATTTCTTGCAGATTTAGCTTGCATTAAGCTAGCTATTTCTTCAATACATTTCTGATGTAAGGTGCTACTATCAAGTTTTAACCCATATTTAGTGATTGTATAAGCATCTAAGGCACTTAGTGGCTTAGGCTTGGGAAACCACTTATCCCTAAGCTTTACTAACTTATTCATACTTAGTTATTTAAGTTTGTAGTCCTACCCAGAATCGAACTGAGACCTCCATATCCGTAGTATGGTATTCTATCCGTTAAACTATAGGACTAAAGAATAGAGGGTGTGTTGTTACACCAAATGCTCTAAGGGCGGTTATTGACGTTGAACGTATGTGCAGTGACTTAACGTACACATTAGCCGACTTTTGTTCTCCTACTAACAGCTAAGAGTATCATGTACTCTCCCAATCTTAATTTCAGGTTCCGCTTGTACTGTTGAAACTTATCAATAACTGGCTCCGACACTTAATATCACATTGAGCAACGTATCGGAACCCTCGTCATTTCAGACTAGGAATACTACTCTCCGAGATTAATGCTTGTGCCTCCCTGCGGTTATACGGAAGGACCAGTAAGTTCTATACCTTCACGCTTGTCAACACCACAATAGCTACTCGTGACCTAAGGATATACCATAACTTCCGCTCGCAACTCTTTAAATGATGGGTACTACTAACCCTACATCCCCTCTATTATATCAATATTCAAATTCTTTAGGACTGTCCTTATAAATGTCTTTTAATACTTGGAAGGCTTTTAACCTTGATTCTGTATCATGGTGTTCCCACCAGAAATCTAAACCAGCCATCTTTACCTCCTCAGTAGCTTTAAGGAACTCTGGATTAAACTCAGGGATATTATCAACCAAATCCTTATAAGATGGATGTCCCTTTCTGTTCTTCTCCTTAAAGTCAAATCCCTTGACTGCTGATACCTTTAAGCACCAACACATACCTGGATAAATAAGCCTACTAGTCTCACTTATATAGGTATCCTCTGCAGTCTTTATAACATCATATACTCTCATAATCTAATAAGTTAAATTAGTATCCCCAGAAGGAATCGAACCTTCATCTAGAGTTTAGGAAACTCTCGTTCTATCCGTTGAACTATGGGGACAAATAAAAATGCCATCTACTCTCACGAGCAAATGGCATAACATGGATTACTTCTCTTTTATTACTTCAACTTTTACTGTGACCCCACAGGGATTCGAACCCTGGTCTACGGATTAAGAGTCCGCAGCTCTACCTACTAAGCTATAGGGTCAAGTTGGAGAGTCACCACTGTCCTCTCCGCGATAGGTTTATCTACAATGTAGAAAGGTTTTAATACCTACGATATGAAGGTATGCGCAAGTCCTACTTTACCTTAAACTCGAAGTGGTTATTTACCTCTATTAACAGATTTGCATTTAACTGAGCCAGGACGTGTAGTTGCTTTCTTGAATGATTCAGGCTGAGCATCCCACCATCTCTTAGCTGCTTCTAAGTTAGCTACCATTTTCTTGTATTTCATATAGAAGAATTTACAAATATATTAATCAGTAATCTCTATAGTCCTACTAGCTTCTTGTGCTAGCTTATCACAAATCTTGTTATATTGGTCGTCTGCGTGTCCTTTAGTCCACTCAAACTCAACCTTAGTATGGAAAGCAATTGCTGCATCAAATCTCTTCCACAAATCCAGATTCGCCTTTCTCTTCCAATTCTTAGTATATGTGCAGACCACATACTGAGAATCAGAAACTATGGTAACTTCTGAAGGTGTTGTAATAGATTCAAGGGCAACTATAGCTGCCATTTGCTCCATCCTTTGGTTTGTACTGTTCTTGTACATCTTAGAATATCTAGCTACTTCTTTATCATCCTTAAGGATAACAAATCCAATGCCGCCTTGATTACGAGCACTTGAATATGCCCCATCAGTATATACTCTATATGTACTCATGCTTCCGCCTTGCAGTTATACAGATAGTCTGTGTAGATTCCTAATATATAAGCAATCTTGTAGATGTCACCTTCCTTCTTCGGAACTACCTTCCCAAGAACATCGTTGACCATATCTAATACCACAAACCCTTCTGGACTTTGCAAGTAAGGTTCCATTAATCTGGCTAATTCCTTAAGGTAAGGTTTTGCTTCTATAGAAGCTCCGTCAACACTCTTAAGCAATGTAATTCCTGTACCATCCTCTCTATTAGTAATTTCCTCTATTTGGTCAGCAAACTCATGTCGCATAAAACCTAAATAGAACGCCTTAGAAATATCATCGCCAACCCACTCTGAGAAGCTATTACACTCCTTAATAGTAGATAGGTCAATGGGATGTTCCATCAAATTTTCAACCTTCATAATCATTCAAATAATGCCTCTAACTTGGAAGCTAAGTTATTGGCTTTAGTAGAAACTCCATCTAAAGCTGTACATTCTACTTCCAGCTTTTTGATTTCTTCCTGCTTTTCAACTTTAGTCGCTGCTGCTTTCTCAGCGGTAGCTTTAAGTTTCGTAATAGTACTCTTAAAAGTAGACATTGCACTGTCTATCTCCTTACTAAACCCTGTTGATGTGTTACCAAAGATATTCATACTAAGTGTAATTTAAGGATTAAGAGTAAATTCAAGGGTAGTAGCCCGAGTGGGACTCGAACCCACACGCCCATTACTGAGCATCAGGGCTTAAACCTGACGTGTCTACCAATTCCACCATCGAGCCATGACTAAGAGGGTTGCAACTTACATACCATATCCTCAAGACTTACGCATATTTCAGCCGCTAAATTCTACCATCCGATATATACCTCTTAGTTATACTGAAGCAGTGATTGAGTACCATTAAGGTACTCTAAAGAGGTATTCTGCACCCACCCCACTCCTTGTACTTCGGAGCACGTCTTATTACATACGCTCAACTCGCTTAGTTGTCATCGCCAAACCTAATATTTAAACTCCTTTGATTCGGAATTGGGAGCTACTTACAACAAAATCTTTTCAACTCAGCTGGAGTATGGAATTGTTTCCAGAATGGATGTCTATAATCAAACTTCCAATCACAAATATCCCAATCGTTTACCAACTCATTTGGTTGAGAGATTTCGTATTCTAAAATATCATTAAGCTGTGCTATCTGCTTTACTTGCATTCTTTGAACTCTTCTGACAATTCTGTTATACCATACATGGTTACTCTTGTCTTTCCAAATCGGCTTCTTTTTGCTCCTGCTCATAGATTCTTAATGCTTTCTCATAGTCATACCTTTTAACCATAGGAAATAGTTGACCATATCCTACTTCAAAGTATGCCATATTAGGTGTTCTTTCAAGTCTTTGTTTAGCTTCCTCTAGTCGACCCTGAACTAGCTCTGTCTTACCATACCAGTAGCTGTCTGGGTTCTCTGTATTAGCTAATGCTTCTTGTTGAGTTCTTATATTAGCCTTACACCTCTCTAACTCTTCTGTGTTAGGAAGGAGTACTCTCTTACTATGTTGCATTCTCATATACATAGCATATCTAAGACCATAGAACTCTTTCTTACTAAATGGAATAATAGGAATTACCCAGCCATTCTCTATACCTTGCGCCCACTTATATTCATCAGTGCCTGGTCTATACTTGTCTGTAAACCTATCACAATATCCACTATTGTCCCATTTCTTAGAATAAGTGCCGTAGTAATATCTACCTGCTCTAGGTTTAGGAACTCCATGAGTATCTGTCCAATATTTAGCGTACTCGTAAGTGCCTGGAACATGATAAACAGGTAAAAATAGCATCTTACCATCCATATCACACCAATAATTACCTAAGAATCTTGGAGCATGGTATTGACATTTCTCATAATGAATAAACTCACGGTCTGGAAAGCCATATTTATTCCAACATCTAGTTTTACTAGAATCCACCTTTCTTGGTACAGATACTCTACCAAAATCGGGAATCTTAACTTTCTTATTGTATGCTACTTGTTGCTTATTGATATGACTAGTCTGTTTTCTATCTAGTTCTGGTTTAACAACTTGAACTAAGCCATCATCGTCCACATAATAATCACCTCTCCATCTTCTATATCTAAACTGTTCAAAATGCCACTCAAGGTCTGCAAGACCCACTTCCTTATGACTATTTCTCAAGTCCTTAATAAGAACATAGAATGCTTTGACTAAATCATTATAGGGTTTTCCTATAAATTTGTCAATAAAGCCAGTTATTCTGTTTGTTCTTAGATAACCACGGTTAATGTTCCACCCCTTAATAAGACGACCTACTGATGCTTTCTGATACCTCAGTTTCATTCCTAAATGAGTTCCAGGAAATTTATCCATATCCCGTCTTGGAAAGCCACTTCCTTGACTGCATCTATTATGGCTTCCGTGATTATTTTTTCTCTTTTTAAACAATAAGCCTTTATCACTCATACATATTAAATTAAGATGTGTGGCGACAGTTGGATTCGAACCAACCACCTTGGGGTTATGACTCCCACGCTCTAACCAAAATGAGCTATGTCGCCTTAAAGAGTGTAGCATTTAACTACGTTCTATATAATCCGCCTGATAGGACTAGTAAGCTATCAATTTTTAATCGCAACTGTAACTATAGCCCATCACGTCTGATGAGCATCAACAGCTTCTAGGTTATTTTCTCACCTCATACTAGTATTGAGTGGTGGATTTTATTTTCTTATTACACTTACAGTCTGGATTGTGTACTATACCATCGTTACCATCCCATCCGCCATTATTGTTATGGAACCATATATAACTATGTCCCTTATAGGTGAACTCAGCAGCTGTAACACTCTTAGCAAAGTTCTCAATGACAAATTTCTCTTTATTAGAAATAACTGTCATTTTAGGCTCTACTCTAGTACATGAAGTGAGCACTAATACAAACAAAATCAATATACTTCTCATCTGTATTTACCATTTATAAGTTCTTTCAGTCTTAAATCTCCAAAGTCCCTGTTCAAGGCATTAACATCACAGAATGGTTCTTCACCTGATTCTCCATATGTATATTCCTTAAACACCATATCAGCGACGATGTAATCGTCATCGCCACCATTAGCTGGATTTGGAATGAATTTAAAGTCAGCTACCTTGTCAATGTCTTCTTTTTCAAAGTGTCTAAACTTATGTTTGCGTTTAATCTCATGGTCTTGAAAATTCATACCAGCAGCAAACGCATGTGCTACAATTCTAGTAGCATCTTCTAATGCGACCACACTACCATTAGCACTTGGCTTAGCACAATCACATAGTTCTTGAATAAATTCTTTAATCTCTTTCATACTTCCTGTTGTTTAAAAGTTTGTAGGGTAGGAGAGACTCGAACTCTCACACCCGAAGGTACTTGTTCCTAAGACAAGCGCGTCTACCATTCCGCCACTACCCCATTGCTATTCTTTTTTCTTTATCTTTACTTTAGTTGGTTTTAGCATTCCTAAATTCTTTCCAGATGGAGTCAAGAAATCTATCTTATTATAGTGTCTCTTGTGCATCTTGTCCATTACTACCCATTTACCTCTAAGCTTAGGGTTATCAGAGATTACTGTGATAGTATCACCATAGTTGTAATGCCTTAATAAGTCATGTGATAGGGCTACCCATCTTAACTTTTTAGCATTTAGTTCCTTAATACTAATTTTATTTCCACTAGCTGTATACCATGATAAACCATGCTTTGGTCCAGCATGATAATACGTTGCCGTAACATTATGTTGACCATATAAAGCTAAAGGAATAAACATTAGTATTAGTAATAAATGTTTCATAAGCGATAGTTTTTAAAGAAGTGGACCTAGAGGGCTTTGAACCCCCGACCTCCTGATTATGAGTCAGTTGCTCTGACCTGGCTGAGCTATAGGTCCGTAAATACGCAATTACTTAGTCTTTACCCAGTTTGTTCTTACCGTCTCAGACTCCAAACCCTCAGTATGTTGTAGAACTCTACACACCTGCCCTCCTCATTGCGTATTTATGTTTTTATTTACTTGTCTTATCAAAAGACTTAGTAATGTCCAATAACATCTTCAAACCTACGGCATCCATAGCTGAATTACTTGAACCATTTCCTCCAAACATTACCGATGGAACCCATGATACTTTAGATTCAGCTAGAGCTTGTGCTACACCGACAGCTGTTTTATAATCCCATTCAGCTCTTTCGGCAGGAGTTAAACCTGCTGAAACCAATGCTCTATTTGCTGCTGCCTTAGCTTCACCTTCTGCTTGAACCTTTAAAGCTACTTGTTTAGCTTTCTTAGCTTCAAGTTCTGCTACTTCAAACTCTTGCTGTGCCTTAGTAACTGCTACTGCCTTCTCTTTCTCTTGCTCCCACTTAGCTCTCTCAGCTGCTGCTCTACCCTCTTCAGTAATCTGAACAGTTCTTTGAATAGCTTCCAAAGACTTAGTCTTAGAAGTAATTACAGCCAAGTTAGCTTGCTTCTGAGCATCAATTTGAGATTGAGTAGCAGCATCATACTTAATGTCTAAGATAGATACCAAGCCACAAGTAATGCCGTACTGACTAAATGGTGATGTTTCCTGACGTTTGTAACCGCTCGGAGAGTTAGTATCAGCCACAATCTGTGCCTTTGCTCTCAACTCCTTTTCTCCAGTAATTTCATTCGTTACTGAATCACGAATTACAGTAGTCTTATACACTCCATTATTAAGCTGGTCAGTAATATAGGCAATCAAGTCTGTTCTTGTCTCAGATACAGACTCTAGCGAAGACATTAGAGGACCACAAGAAGTTACAACCTTATATAGAGTAGGCTTAATTAGATTAGCTATCAATGCCTTTTCAGAACCAAAGTCCTGCTGAATCTTCTTCATATTAGAATCATCATTGGGCATAACAACTCGGAAAGAGCCTATAATAAAGCCTCTACCCTTATCATTGAAGGTTAATGCTGCTGCAGGATTAGCACCTGATGCTACATAGTTACCCTCACTAACCTCTTCTAGACCTGAAAACTCTACTTGGGAGGTTTTGAAATACTCGTGTTTGTTACCCAAACCTTGCCATTGTAGACCACCATCGGTCCAAACAACATACTCACCTGTTACAGGCATTTGACACACATAGTTCTTAGACTTATCTGCATCCTCAAAGAGTGCTCCAGATAGACAAACTAACACGACTACAATTACTCCTGCCAAGATAGCAAAGATTGTACTTTTCTTAACTTTAGGTTGACTCATTTTCTTCTACTCATTTAACATTAAACATTTTCACCTTCTTGGTGTATCCAGTAATAAAACGGAATACATAACTTACCAAAAGTTATCTTTCTCTCAGTAAGATTAATAACACCAGAAAGGTGAGCAACAATCATAGCATAATATACCAAAATTAGTATAATTAGCAATACTAGAATTACTCTTGTGTAAATCATATCACGTTGTTTAGTTTTTATACACCTGCTCTACCCATCTATCATAGTAACCTTCTCCGTCCCATATATAAGGAACACCTAACACAGAGCTATCAGTATATGGATTGCTCCATGCTGCTTGAATTTCCTCTCTACTAACAGGTAGGTGCATTAGTATTTTATGAGCTAACTGTCTCGCCTCAATTCGCCAGATTCTCCTTACCTCTTTATCATAACTATATCCGAATTTCTTACAGTTACGATTCTTAGATACTGGAGATGCTCCTCCGAATTTTCTCTTATCCTTCATTGCCTTCATAAGATTTAATCTTTATGTTGGGCTACCAGGATTCGAACCTAGACTACAACAGTCAAAGTGTTGTGTGCTAACCATTACACTATAGTCCAATGGAACAGACGACCTTCCCACTAACTCTTTAACCTCCGCAATGGGCAGCAGAGGGGTTCACTATTTTAAAGTCATAATATTTTCTTTGCTGTGAGTCGTCTTACAATAATTCTATACCATGAGTTCATCATAGTAAGATAAATTCATGCCGCTAAATTGTCCTTCCCAATTACCAGAAAGTAGTTCATCGTTGAACTGTGATGTAATTTCATCCTTATGGGTGATAACTAACATCCTCCTGTGTGTATAATGGTTTGGAATGAAAGTAGAATCTACTAATAATGCGTGTTCGAATAATTTAACATCGAACTCCACAGCCCTAAGAGTCTTTTGGAACTCATTGAACTGATTATTAGGGTCATCTACAGCTCTAACAGGTTTAGAAGTAGGAATTGGACCATTACCATGTCTGGTAATATATGGTCTGATAACATACACATGGTCTGTTATCTCTTCCGTCATTCTATCTAAGTGATTCTTAGATACTTCCTTTATCCTATTAATAATTTCCATAGCATTTTGACAAGTAGTGTTACTTGGAGTACAATAAGGCATTATACCAAATCTCTGGTCTAGTAATATACCTTGTGAACCTTCAAAGACCTTGTACTTATAACGAGTAAGGATATTCTCGTCATATACTGTTACAGATTTGAAGTATTCATGCACTCTAACACACCAATCATCAATATTATACATTGGAAGGCTGGAACTGAAATCATAGTAGTTCTTAATAAGTGATGCAATCTTGGCTCTTAGAACCATGATATTAGCACAATCTCGAACAGTAATATGATAACCAGCGGCTACTCTATCAAGAGCAGATTTGAATCCTGTGCCTACAGTACCATGTTTAAGGTTCTCCTCATTATTCCATTGATTAATAACATCAAAGGGAGTAACAACCTCACAGAGTGGATGGTAGATAATCTCTGGATAGACTCCGAGCTTATTTAAGTCTACCAATTCTCTCATAGTAGTAATAGGGTCTACAGTACAGTATTTAGACCAGTATGTTGGTATGCCAAGTAAAGTTCCACTACCATAATTACTAAACGTGTGTTCAAGTTTGCCATGCCTTACAGTATGACCAACTTGATGTCCGCCACTGAATCGAATAACTATTGTTTCTTCTTTAGGATGTGCCTTACATAAATTATGGACGGTTTGCCCTTTACCCTCGTCACCAAAGAACGAGCCTAATACAATTTCATTCATCTTTTCTTAATAGGTATAGAAAGAATAAGTCCTACTGTTATTGCTAACAAATAGGACTAATTTTGAGCCTCCGATAGGAATCGAACCTACAACCTTCTCATTACAAGTGAGTTGCTCTGCCTATTGAGCTACGGAGGCAAATTAGCACACATACTTAGATGTGTGCTCAGAAGGCACGCCTGTTTTCTAATACATCTTACCACTAAACGACTATACCCAACAGGACTTTGACGGTATAGGCAAGGATTCGAACCCTGCGTCTTTCACTTACCAATTGAATACTTAGAGATAAAATTTGCTGTAAGCCTTCTTGTACTAATGATAAATACAAGCCGAATGTGTGGGAGTCGAACCCCTCCGCCGCCGTGACAGGGCGGTATGCTACCGTAACACTTCACACTCGTTAAATAACTATCAAGATGGAAGGATTAGCCCTATTAATATCATTTAAATCCCTTTCGGATTCCTTCCTGTCCTTTGTCTTCTTTTCATTTCTCCCAAAACACATTTGGCTCGTTTGGGCATCGTAATAAGATTTTAACACTTGATAGTTATAGTACTCCCAACGGGATTCGAACCCGTATTTTTGCCTTGAGAGGGCAATTACCTAACCAGTTAGTAGATAGGAGCATTTTAACTGTTCTAACCCCCGCTAGGCGTTTAACTAGTATTATAAGAACAGTTAAGGTGGGTGCTAGCCGTTCCTATTCCACCATTGTGTACTACGTTGCTAGCCAACGTGTGAACTTCTCTCCTCTGTTCGTTCACAGTGTAGCCTAACTACCCTATTAAGGGTTAAGGAGGACTACAAGGTATTGGGTAGGGGACTCGAACCCCTAATCTCCACATTGAAAGTGTGGTGACTTGACCAGTTCGTCTAACCCAACATTAACTCAGTTTAAACTCTAAGTACTTGTCCTCACCTCTACTTATTTCTGAGACTTTGTAACCACAGCTTTGGTATAAAGCCTTAGCAGTCTCAACCCAGTTACTACTCATAATGCTTTCAATGGGATAAGTAGTAGCTAAACCAACAAATACTAGAATATCATTTACACGAATGGTGCTGCAACTACCATTCCAATACTTCTTTATAAGCTGATTAATTACAGCTATGACAACATTAGGAAGAGATGGAGTTTGTTCCAACGTCTTCGGATTTAATACTTGAACCTCATTCATAACAATAAGTTTTTAAGTTATAATAAAAGTTCCAAACATTCGCGGAGAGCAGTGGAATCGAACCACATACACTTTTTATGTACGAAACTACTTAGCAGGTAGCCCCTATCACCATCAAGGTTTACTCTCCATACAGAATTTCTTTACCCTGTAAAACAGCTAAGGACTATCTTTGTTATTAGGCTGCTGCTCTACCACCTGAGCTACTGTTAGACGAATCTAACGTGGGGACTCGAACCCCAGACCCGCTGCTTTGGCTACAAAAGATAAATTGCTGTTAGTCCTTATCTACTAATCGACGTGGGGCGAGGAGGAATCGAACCTCCAACGCCAGGCTCTTCAGACCTGCGCTCTACCATTGAGCTACCGCCCCAAGAGGAAGGATTGTTATCTCGTGTAACCCTTCTAAACCACGTTAAGTAATGGTAAACAAACAGGAAGATTTTATTTTAAAACCCATTACTAAAGGGTGTCTAGTGGTAGTCGAAACCACGTCTACTGAACCACAATCAGTTATTCTAACCGTTGAACTATAAACACCATATAAGACCTACACGTACATCCACTTCCATTTATGACCAGTGACGCGTCACCAGTGAGTTGTACCCTCATCCTACTTAAGGCATTTCACCTAACCACAACCTCGGTCTAATTTATTGTGAAAGGCTAACTACTAGCTATCCGCACTTAGAACTACTTCCCCATTTTAACCTTCTGGTGTACGGAATTGGGTACTTGAGTTTAGTTAGCCTTTAAAGGACACCAATCTGGAATTATTACCTTTTCATAAGGTCTTAACATTACTTCAATCAGTTTATTTCCTGATTCTGTGCAGAGAGCCTTCTCATCATCGTTGAGCCAGTCATCAGGGTCTGGGTCAGGAGTGATTCTACAATAGGGGCATTCTCTACACTGCGTAATCTCTTTCTTAATTTCCACCATAATTTTATTAATTAGTACCCCGTGATGGATTCAAACCATCGACCCACGCCTTAGAAGGGCGTTGCTCTATTCACTGAGCTAACGGGGCATCATCAGAAGTCATTTTTTGCATATACTGTGCTAACCCTTACACTACAACCTCCATGTTAATTATACTTTGGGAGGTTGTTGGGATTCGAACCCAAACTAGTCGAACCATAATCGAAATTGCTAATAAAGTTGCTGTTAGACTTCTTATAGATTAAATAACTTAAACCATTTCTATCTCAAGTTTAGTTTCTTCCTTAAATTTTCTTCTATTATATCTTTCACCTTTACACAACCAACAACTACATGGGGTACTTGTAGTTTTGTAAGATAAAGTCCAGTGTTGATTATAGTTATCACACCATAATCCGTAACTACTTGCAGGAAACTTCTTTAGTCTAGTAATATATTTCTGGACTAACTTCTGCCTGCGCCAATGCTTGTTGCGTGGATTCATCCACTTCATTTGATTCTTTCTTTCCATCGTCTCTTTCAATTAAAGGTTTGAGGAAAGTCCAATCAAATACAATGTCTGCTATTAATACGTCAATCATGCTTCTTTCTTGTTTATAAGTTTATAATCATCCCATTGATTCAGGACAATCACGCACAGATTAAATCTAGCAGATATATCCTTGCATATTCTCTTCTTTAGTTTACGTGGTGTTTTGTAAAACTTACCAGTAGATATAACAGCTTCAAGATACTCAAACCGTTCTTCTACCAACTTCTTACATTCATCACTAAACCCACCTGCGATAGCTTCAATTATTACAGGTTCTTTGCCTACAGCCTTCATAGCTGTGTCATAAATGTGCCCTAGTTTCTTCTTACTAAGCACATTAGCTTTTCTAAATCTTCCTAACATAATAATCTGTTTGTTTAAAGTAGAGGAGGCTGTAGGAGTCGAACCTACTCAACGAATGGGTACGTTACATCGGATAGAGGAAGCAGCCAGACTCGAACTGGCACATCACTGTTACATGATTACTAGTAGTTTTCAAGACTACTGCCTTACCAATTAGGCTTATACTTCCTTATAAAAATACCTTATATTTATCCCACTTATCAGTAAGAGTTAGCGAACCTTTTACTGTAAGCTCACTAGATGGAATCTCATACATATCACCTGTAATTACCATTACTAGTTTGATGTTGTGTAGTTTTCACTGATACTCTTTTTAAACCTTCTTTATCTATTGCTATATCGTACTTTTGTGTATCGTTTAATGGGATTAAGACAGGAACACAATTTGCTGTATAGTATGCTATTGCCCTCCCTAATCCTAAATTACCTTGGTGAGATTTGTAGTTACTGTCCCAAGCGTTCATATAAGTAAATTAAAATTCCGTAGTAATTTATCTACAAAGTCCGTTCCATTACCGTTCTGGCAAACCTCCATAAGTTTTTATTGACATTCCCTTCAGCAGCATAGGAACTTACTCCTTTATAATAGGGAGAGTTCCAGTAGGGTAAATATAGGAATTAGCAGTCCTATCAAAATACCACTTAACAGCTTTCTTAATCAATTTAATTGCTTTCATAATTAATAAGTGTTACTGAATAGAATATGTCAATCTTGTTAGTGAAATAAACCCATCCTACCTCCCGAAACAGAAATTCTAGGATGGGTTTAACAGGGGACATGGGTTTACTTTTAATGTCTACCATTCTCCCAATTCAGAATGTGAGACACCATACTTACCCAGCATGGTCAGGGCTAATTCACAGCTTATTACATTTTATTCGAGTGTACTTCTCTAGCCCATCTGCACCCATTGAAGGGATTACTTCGACAGACACGGTTCAATCATTTGTTAGTATAAGTACATTTTGCTGTACGTCCCCTTATGGTTGAAAGGAGGTGTCTGAGCACCTTGTCACTCCGCTGGGATTTGAACCCAGGACCCCCAAATTAAAAGTTTGGTGCTCTAACCAGCTGAGCTACGGAGTGGAATACCCACATTACTGTATTAACAATAGATGTGGGTTCAGAAGTCATTTTAATACGTTGCTCTATCCAAATGAGCTAAAATGGGAAATTCCCACTTATTGGATTCGAACCAATTACCTACGGCTTACAAGGCTTGAGGTTTTGCTGTTAGACTTCTTGTAGTTTAACTAAAAATAGAGTAGGGTAACGGAGTTGAACCGTTCTGACTGGTTTTGCAGACCAGCCCCTAACCGCTCGGGCAACCCTACATAGAATACTTCTTATGAGTTCCTATGTTCCCTATTTGGGTCAGTTTCAATAATACATTATTAACGAATAACTCTATAAGAGTTGTGGAGCAGGTGGGATTCGAACCCAATCCTCCAGATTGCAAATCTAGCGCATTAGCCAATTATGCTACCTCCCCAGATGTAATTATTAAAACAGTAGCTTTATCACCATTTATCTCTCTGGATAAGCCTATCTTTTGAACGTGTGTCTGGCTACTGTTTAAATAATATCAGAATACTTTCTTTCGCCCTCTCGGACTACACCAACATTTCAACCTCCCCTTATAATAACACACAATGGTGGGGAGGGCAGGAATCGAACCTACGTTTAGACAAAGTTACAGTTTGTTTGAATAGCTTTTTAAGTTTGCTGTAAGTATTCTTGTATTCTATCGTTTAACTAAATCGTTGGGAGGACGAGATTCGAACTCGCAACCTCTACATCCCAAATGTAGTAGACTAGCCCATTGTCCTACCTCCCAATTTACAGAAGACTATTGTTGATATTTGCGGTCCAAAATACTGCTATAATCAAAATATTTGCTGTAAGTCTTCTTATTATAACTAATCGCTTGCACGCCCTCCACGATTCGAACATGGAACAGAAGATTTGGAGTCAACTGGTTTACCATTAAGCCTAAGGACGCATATAGTAGACTTGTTTCACAACAAATCTACGTAGAAGTTCTCTTTTGTGTACATATTATTAGTACGTGAAACCTCGCTAGGTTGAGGGGAGTGTCGGGTTCGAACCGACAACCTACGGGTTAACAGCCCGTCGCTCTAACCAATTATAGCTAACTCCCCAATTACTACAGATAACACTACCCTTGCTGTAGTACCAACGCCACCCTACGATGTGGATTCCATATTTGCTGTCAGGGATAGGAATGTCTACGTCACGCTAGCCTCACGTGCATTACGTAGTCCCTGTAGGGTTCGAACCTACGACCCTCTGGATGTAAGCCAGATACTCTTACCAGCTGAGCTAAGGGACTATTTACAGAAGCCATTTAATTAACGTGTTCGCAAATAACTGGTGCAAATGTTGATTAAAAGTTTGCTGTTAGGCTTCTTATTGGTTAAATTTTTTAACTGCGTTGGGCGGCTGGGACTTGAACCCAGAACCTTCTCCTTATCAGAGAGATGCGCTAACCAGTTGCGCCATCACCCAATCTAAACAGAAAGCAGTTTTAGCGGTGTCAAATTAAAAGTTTGATGCTTGAATAGTTGCTGTATGCTTTCTTATAGTGAGTTATGAGTTTCACCCCTCATACTCTTCGTAACTACAACAGTCCTATGTAGTTTCCACTACATTACCTGGTGTAATAGGCGCGGGGGTTGGATTCGAACCAACGACCTCTAGGTTATGAGCCTAGTGAGCTACCAACTGCTACCACCCCACACGTTATTGTCTTCCAGTGAACCCTTGCATAAGAATATCACCAGTTACATCACCTAATACATTTAGAAGATACTCAGATGCATTATTCTCAATAGATGGTTCTGTATCTTTGTGAATACGTTTTGCTAATACAAGCAATTCATCTAATTTTTGAATAATTAAGTCTAATTTCTCTTCCATAACATATTTAATTAGTTGCGGATACAAGATTCGAACTTGTGACACCTTATGAGTGTTCCAGCTTATGAGACTGGCGAGATAGACCACTTCTCTAATCCGCGATGTTAATAAAAGGAACTTAGTCAATAAGGGCATTAACTTCAATCCTCACTCTTCACTTTATTGGATTTCGTGTGCCCTAATGTATTCTAAGTTCCTGTCATTGGATTACTTTGCTAGCTTTCATCCAACCTCCACTAAAAATCTTTACTAAGAGCCTTATTAGCGAATGCTCTCCATGCTTTCAAGTTAGCATGATACTAAGGTCTTCCTAACGTTGTGTCCTCAACAACACGCTCCCGTATTAACCCTCAGAGAGTATTGGGGAAGATGCGGTGCATACGAGAATCGAACTCGTACCCCAAGATAGACAGTCTAGTATCCTAACCATTAGACCAATGCACCATTTTAGCGTCACCAACTCAAAAAGTCACCGTTTGAATAAACTCGGAGGCTGTAACGCTAAACAGTAGACTTCACGGATTATCTACTTACAAATTTTAAGCTTATTCTGTGGACCGACTGGGAATCGAACCCAGACTCTCTGCGTGCAAAGCAGAAGTGCTCGCCATTATCACTATCAGCCCATAAAAGAGAATTTCCTTTATACATTCACATCGTTCATGCACAATATAACATCCATTCTCTTATTCACCTATTGCTAGGCTCTGTCCTCTTTACTATCCTGTCGAAAGAGTAATCTCAAAAGACATGCTGGACAATTCACACTCACCAGTCTTAGGACTCATAACGCAGTCAGCGCAAGCCTATTCCTGCCAGCTCGCAGCAGCCACATACCCTTAACGTCTGATGTGGATAGACGGAACGAAGAGCAGGTAATGAGAATCGAACTCACATCCTCGGCATGGCAAGCCGATGCACTAACCGTTGTGCTATACCTGCAAATTTGAGTAGGTGAAGGGAATCGAACCCTCATCTCCAGCTTGGAAGGCTGGAGCACTGAACCATTGTGCTACACCTACAGACTAAATATGCCCATCTTCACAGACGAGCATACTCTTTACCAAAGCACTTGACTTTAGCAGATATTGTTGTGGGAGTGGTAGGATTCGAACCTACTCAGCCCGAAGGCAACAGATTTACAGTCTGTCCCACCTCTCCAACTGTGGCGCACTCCCCTCAACAATGGGATAAATAAAACACAAACACAATCACGTTCTCTCAACGTTTCTGAGTACAAAGATAGTGCAATCTTTAGACTCTACAAAGTGAATAATGTTAAATTTTGTAACAATCAAATATATTGCTATATCCCATCGTAATGTCGAAATTACTAATACTCTGCTAACGGTTATCTATCTTCACAGACCAATAACATGGATAAAATGCAAATTTACAAAGAATTTGTAAGGGAAGTGGGATTCGAACCCACAATAATACTGACCTAGAATGTGTATCACAATCATCTCGATTGCCGCTCTACCGTTCGCGTATTCCCTTATTTTTACTACCCATCTTCACAGACAGGCAGTATTATTAGTTAATATTATTGAATATGGCACAAACCAAGCAGAGGGTGGGGGAATCGAACCCCCACTCCCAAGAATTAAACGTTCTTGTGCTTTATCCATTAAGCTAACCCCCTAAGGACTAACTCGAAAATCCTCGATGATAGCCCCTAGTTGTGAGATAACGTTCAGTAGTTTCATGCTAATGCTGTTTATTAGTCTGACGTGTTAATCCACTTCACCAACGCGCCATGTTAGTAGAAAGGTGAGAATCATACACATAAGAGTCATACTGATTGCTGCTTACTTGCAATACTGCTTATCTAGTATGTTGATTCTTATGCTTCTATCTCACCTTTTAAAACAAAGGATTATGTTTAGAGGCGCGTACAGGATTCGAACCTGCGAATGGTCAGATTTATAATCAATTGATTATTTAAGCTACTGGTTTCTCACTGTAAGGCTAAAGCTAAAGCTCTTGACTCAATGCTTATGCTAAATATCTAGGATTTAGTAACGCTGAGGCTTAAGCTAAAGCTTTAGTCAATATTTTTATTTTTTATTTACCATGATGTAAGAAGGTAATCAACTTGTCCACGTCAAGATTAGGATTCTCGGCGGGAGTATCATTAACAACCTTCAACGCTTCTGTCACTGCTGCCAGGATGTTACTCCTTCTTCTCAGCAATTCAGCACGTTGTCTCTGAGTCCATTCACCAGTAAACTTCTGCAATGTATAATCACCAGTTTCTACTGTCTTTTTCTTGATAGTAACTTTGGCATTATAGTTAGCAGGAAGACGTGCTGGGTCAAGATTCGGGTCTTTAAGGATACATTCCTCAGATTCTGTGGTACGTGTTACACCTTTCAACATTTCTGTTTGACAGATGCTACGTCCAGCATATTCTGGGTCGGTACCTTCAAGCCATACCTCTGCATCAGAGCGGACAGGAATGTTGTTGTACATATCCTCCAGTGGTTTACTTGTCAGGATAGTCTTGAGCCTCATAAGGTCAAGAGCAGTCAATTTACCGAATGATATACCATCTACTATCAATTCAACTCTCGGTGCACCAGCAGAGTTAGTTGCTTCAACAGCAAATAGTTCATTCAGATAAGGAATAGAGTTCTGCTCAAACCATTCGAGTTTCTCCTCTACAGTTGTGGCTACCTTAGTTGTGCCCATATAACGAGCATCTTCAGCATAGCCATCTCTGGGCTTAAAGGTCTTCTTGATACCCTCAAACATACCTTGCTTATTCTTAAAGAACACAGCATAATCACCAATCATTCTATTGAATATTGATGTACCATGTTCTACTTTAGCAAGTAAAGTGTTAAGCTTAATCATACTTATTTCTTATTCTTTTTAAAGTTTGTATTCTTCTTAGTTTTGTTGACCACCTTTCGTTCAGACACAACAAGGCGATTTAACAATTCTTGGTCCATAGCTGCATTGAACAACTCTGTTGCATTCTTAGGTGTAGCCTTAAATGGTTTAGTTCCCATGATAAATGCAATAGCGGCAGGGTCATAGCCACTTAGGTAGAAGTTGTTGGGAGCATCAGCAAAGTCTTCAAACTTAGGCTTCATTCCCCTACCATAATAACCATTAGGCAAATCCCAAAGGATTAACTTAAAGTTATCAACATACTTCTTACTAAAGCCACCTCTGCGGAGTCTATTTCTAAATTCCTCAAAGTTGGTTACATTGCTACCACACCAGTTGAACTCACCATCACTAACGAGCAACGCTCCAGTTGGGAACTCATTCTCAGATACTTTCATTGAGCTTTTCAGCTTAACAAACATATCTGCCACAGATTGCAAGTTAGTACTTCCAAAGTTGCTGTCTTTGTCATTAGTCCACCTTTCAATAGCAGTCTTACCTTGCCACTTGCAAAGCTTACAAGTATTGCTAAATGTAGCATAGGCGTCCTTAAATGGACCATCTAATAATGCAGAGAAATAGAGAGCCATTGCTTTACCAATAGCATAAGATGACATATTAGTTCCGATAGCCTCTGCGGTCATAGAGCCTGAAATGTCTCTAACTACCAACAATTTGCTGTCTTGGTTGAGATTCTGTCTTCCAGTCTCAACTAATCCATTAAATTGTGCATTGATAGTCTCTTCTCTGTAGTCTTCCAGCCTGTTAGTATAATAACTGTTACCAAGCGGTTGGAACAGTTCAAACACAAATCCAGTATATTTAGCCGTTTTACGACCACCAATCCACTTCGCATACTTCTCTGTCAATCCTTGATTTTTCAAGAACTTAGAGCCTACCAGAAGGCTCAGAGCGCGTCCATGAATGGTATTGAAGTCAAGTTCGAGCAACCTCTTCTGGCTAATTATTTGCTGCCAAGTATGAGCAGTTCCACTCTGTTTGAGTTTTCTGTACTTACGTTGTGCAGCACGGCTATCAGAAGCATCTTTATCAGACTTCTTATCAGCCTTCTTACCATAAATGCAAGAAGCCAAATACTGACCAATAATAGTACGGGCTTGTGATTCAACAGTTTTACATTCCTTTACTGAACGAATAGTTGGCAGATATTTCTTTACCAATTCACTTGTATGACCATTAGCTAATCCAGCTAAGATAGTCTTACGCATGAAGTTCCAATCCAACTTTCTTCCTTCCCAGCCATGATATTGTAAATCAAGGCTCATCATTTCAAATACATCCTTCCAAGAACCAGCAGCAATGAAATAAGGTAGGTTAGCCATGAATGTTGGTTTGTGATGCATTGCTAACCATAGCATACGCATAATACCTTCATTCTTCAAACCTTGTCCTCTTTGAACATCTAAGGTGATGGTTTCATTAGGAAGAACAATCTGAGTCTCACGAGTAATCAAGCGGATATACACTGCGAGTTGCAAACACTTCTTTGGACTAATACTCCACAATTTATACATATCCTTAGCTACCTCAGAATATTCACGAGGAGCTTTGAAATTTGCAATCATTGCGAAGTTATCCACAAATGCATCATTACTAGTGCTATACTTCTTAGCACCATTACCACTCACAGTCTCCGCGGACACTTTCAATCCTGCCTTAACAAAGGCATTTTCTTGCGCAGGAGTTTCAGTCTTGTACAGACTTTTCTTCTTCTTACTAAATTCCATTGTTTATCTCTTAATTTATAATTAAATTGAGATAATTATATAGCGTGTCTTTACCTACATAATCTATCCTTTTTTACTATCACAATAAAAACAATCACTCAGCTACTTACATGGCAAATGAAAGATATAGCTGAGTGAAAGGTCGAAAATGGAACTGACGACCTACTCTTGTATTTTGCTTGACCATTAATCAAAATATTGTTAAACATTTTAGATAATTTACAAGAGACATAAGGATTTTCTCCTTACATAATTCATTGAGGAGTTGCACCTCATCCTCCCACTTTGGCAGTGGGCGAACACTTCTTATTCGTATGAACTAGGTTTCAACTTTTATTTATACACGTTTAAGTCAACTATATGTGCGCACATATAGCCTAACTCATCAGGTCAGTTTCGTGCCTCGCAGTAGGAATTGCCCTACAACAGTTATGTTTACCAATTTGGAAGTCCCTCTCTCTAACCCATGCACGAGTAGGTAGTTAGGCATTCCAGGTATTTCATGTCCAGTTTCACCCATAGCTTCATAATCCTCATCAGCTGAAAGATTATAATATCTAAGAGTAGCTTCCACAGCCTGATTATACTCATCAGGATATTCATGGCACGCATTTACACACGTGCCATTAATTGGGTCAATGATTTGAATGTACACTCTTTTCATAATCCAGCAACTTTGAGATACATAGTAAACCACGCTTCAATACTATCCTTGGGTTCTTCCCAAGTATCAGCCTTCTTTCGCAGCCTAACTACAAATTTATTAAAGGATATACCTAATCTATCTCTAGCCTTATCCCATGCAGTTGAGTGGTCTCTGACAAATACTGAATTAGTATCCAATATTTCTGAAATCAAGATAAGTTCTTCCATCAATTGTTTACCATGAGAGATAGCTTCTTCTGTTATTACTAATTTACCAGAATTAAAGGCATTTCGCATGGACTGTCTAGTCCTTCCAGATGCTAGTATACACAGAGCAGCCTGGATTGAATATACGTTAGCCAGCTTGAAGACTGATGGGTATGAATCCATAAACTCTTTAAGACGAACATATGCTTCCTTTCTCTCATAGACATATGAATCTAACCTATCGTTAGCTTTCCATCTATCTTGGGAATTATTGATGAGACGAGCTGTTTCTAATGAATCGTCGTCCTTATACATATATACTCTAAGGGTAAACGGAATACCTTTTTCTATACACTCCAGAGCTGCAGCTAATCTATGATTACCCTCAGTTACAAATCTGTAGGGTACAGCTACTAATATCGGTGGAATGTACACGCCTTGTTTGTAAGCCTCTATTAAGGATTCTACTTTCTTAGCCTTTATAGGTCTATTGCCAGGAAGTAATCTGAGTGCCTTAATAACATCAGCATTCTTTTCTGTAAGTACATAGACATTCTCTGTGGGAATGTCCTTAATCATGTCAGCAAAGTTTAAATTTTCCATTTTCAATTTGTCGATTAGTTAAACATAAAATAGCGGGAGAGATGCAGGTGACATCTCTCATTCTGTATTTCAAGACCTATTGCCTAAACCAATATGAAGCGTATAGTACTGATTCTTCGGCATCCCGCTTTGTGGACTAACAGGGATTCGAACCCATCACTAAATCATTTAGCACACCGACACTATAGGTCTAAATTTCCCAAACCAGTAATAAGTCTCTTCTCTCCGCCCTTGCAATGACTTTAAGAAGTTTCTAAATTACCTACCTGCGGAGTAGTTATTCCTAAGTAGCATCATTAGTGTCCTATAACAAGTGCACTCATTATAGGCGTTAATCCATGTGGACTTGGGCGGAGTCGAACCGCCGTCCAGACAATCCTTATTATAAGGATAACGTGTGTCTCATTTATATTACATCAGCCAGTGAGTTCTGGCATATAGATAGTTTTAATAGACTTATCCAGAAACCAGATTCAATCGCAATGAAGGAATCAGTACATCTAAAGCTATATATTACAAACTATCAAACTTTAAGGCTCGAAAGCTGACGCTTTCAAACCTAGGGCTGACCGAAGTCATCCTCTCCACCACTTCATTTACGTTGAAGAACGAGTAGCACTTTTAGGTAAAACCCTTGCGTCCCTACTATACACATTTGCGGAGAATCTCAGCTTTACTAACCTTTGGCTTTCAAGTTAAGTGGGCTGCTCCTATAATGCTTCTTCCCACACCTCTTCCGTTTCTAGGTCTTCTCCATTAACCCGACTATATTAATATGTTAATACTAATAAGCCAGTAGCTTAAGCTACCATTCTGTAAACAGTGTTGCCACTTAAAATTGTGCATCATTTTATAAGAGTTGGTGCCAACTCTACACGTCCTCATAACTTGTAATCACCTGTCAAAACCATACAAGCCCAAGTTGGCGCAGTTATGCTCCTGCACCTTTGAGTAATGAGTTATATAACTTTGCCAAGCTACTCTGAGCCTGCTTCATACGGTTGGTAGGACTAGTCCTGTTGATACAAGCACTAAGTGACCTCATAACTTCTTTAACATTACTAGCTAAAGTATTCATTTCCTCAACCTTCTGATTATATAAATCGTTTAGAGTATCATAACTGACCCTCAAGGCATCAAGGGTCTCTTTAGTCGCTTTTAACTTCTGTCGGTTGTTTATATAGCCAACTGAATAATTAACAAGACCATTAATGTATTTACTCTTCCTAATTAGGAATTTGTCATAGGAGTCTGGTTCACTTAGTAGTGCATCCTTTTTCTCTAACTCCTCCTTTAAGTCTTCTATCTCTCCAAGCATTTCAAGATAGATTCTTCTAGGAACTTGTATGTACACTTCTTCCATAATTAGAATGGTAAGTCAGTTATGTGTTTATACTTACAAAACTCGTAGACTCGCACATTACTAATCTGTGCATCCTCCACAGCTTTGAGTGTTCTCTCGTAATCCCAACAAGTAGTGATTATTCTCTCAGGCTCTTTAAAGAACCATTCCTTAATAATATCTTTGTCAGGAATCGGCTCATCAATATTCCACTCCCAATCTTGCTGTAATTGTAAATCGTAGCGATGTAGTATTTTATACTCACCTCTACCAAACAATTCATCAAGTAGGTAATGAATTAATAAGCCACTTATAGCGTCACACCCACAGAAGATAACCTTTTCCTCTTTAGAGTGTAATTTTCTTAGTGCGTAATCCTTAGGCATAGTTATTTGTATTTCTTTGCCATTTCTAATGCAGCTGGAGATGTTAATCTATTAACAGCAGATTTATAACCAGCCTCTACTGCTGCTCTTTGTTCTTCTGGAACCAAATAAGTACAAGTTAATAATGGTTCAGTACCATTACCAAACTTCCTACATATTGGTGGTCTTCTGTCATATATATTGCATCTGCAATTCTCTGTTAGAAATGGACATTTATTTTTCATAGGGTCGTGGTCAGTTATTGGATAACACATTTCAGGTCCTTTTAAACCTTCGTTATCTATAACAATCACTTCCTTAACAGGAGTTACTATTCTGTTCTTTAAAGCAGTTAGATAATTCTTAGGCAATGGTGCATTATAGCAACATGTAGCCTTACATTTAGATATATCACACTTACTCATAAGAAGAAATAATCTCCACGTTCAAAACCCCAGATAGTATGTTGAAGTTCCCAACCTTCATGCCATCTAGTTCCATCCTTATCACAAATAACTATCAGAGTATCACCTTCTATTGATTGAGGTTCAACTCTACCAGTAAAAGCTCCATTTCTTCCTGAAAATGGTTTGCCTTGTAATAATTGTTCTTTTATATTCATTCTCAATTATGTTTAAAAGAGTGTGGACTAACGTGCTTCACAGCAAATTAGCCCAATGATATTTGTCTTCAAAAACCTTCTTTAGTTATCTCCTCTCTTGCGGAGTCTTGATACTGCAATAGCAGCTCCGAGAAGTGATTTGAGTTCCTTGGGCATACCATCGATAATGTCCTTAACAGGGTCAATGTCATTATCGCTGCCATCACGATGTTTCAATGCTTCCAGCACATTCTTTACAGACTGAGCATCTTCAGTAGATATAGAGAAATGTTCACCACCGAATACAGAGGCTTCCATCTTCTTCAGGTCTACATGAGCCAAGTCATTGCCTTCTATGCTGAATATGAAAGCACCACATTCTTTACACTCTTTGACTGCCATTTCTTCAGCAATACGTCCTATGTATACAGGAGCATTACCTGTTGCCAGCAGTGCAAACGGTTCAAGAATCATAGAAAGTTTGTTGATAAGAGTAGGATATTTTTCCTGTTCTCTGTTCAAAATTGCATCAATCTTTTTCATGCTAAATCTTTGTTTTTAAGTGAAATAATAAAAATCATAAGTAATACACACAATACTAATGGCAACCAAAAGGATGCCATATAGCAATGGAAGCCTAAATATCCTGCAAATAGCAGGAATACGGCTTTAGTCAATCTTGCTTTCCACATACTTATCGAGATTAGTACGAGACAGCAGGATACACACGTTCCAATCCAAGTTGGATTCTACACACATTTCTTTAGCTGATTTGATGTACTCAGTACAATCATTAACTATAGCTTTGTGTTGTTCCTCAGTGACTTCCCCACTGCTGAGCTTAGCATTTGTCTGTTCGATTATAGATGCCATTTCAGCAACAGAATAGGCAATTACACCTAACTGAATGTCTGGGTTTAATACTTGAGCACGATTCACCAATTTGTTCTTTTCAATTTTCATTGTCGATTAGTTATTAAATTAAACATACTTGACCAATTAGTTTCATCCTTATGGATTACTTATAGCATCGCCACGTAAAGGCTTAGTCATGATGCCGACCCCATCACGGGGTATCGAGAAATTATATTCTCCAAATAAATGAATATCTATAAGATGTCTGTCTATTCCAGACTGCCAACCTGCGTTACGTCCGTTGCAGATAACTAAGGATGCATCCTTAGTACAGACTAGATTTAAGTGCGAGTCTGCATACACACCATACGTTTTTGAAGTGGTGTCATGGCTAATTCCCACTTTAGTTTACCTACAACCATACTTGGTGCTCTGAGTATCCACGCTTTTATGTACACTATTAAACGCTTCTTCTTATACCAAGTGAGCACAGGTCTTCAGTTACTCGATTCACAGTAATCAACCTAAGCACTTGTACTTTCACCTCACGGAGAACCTGCCTTAATTATGGATAAATGGTGCTAGCTATTAAACTAGCACCCATTACGTAGGTTTATTGTTCTTTTATATATTTATTATAATCCTTGACCATTTGATTGAACTTGGCTCTTATGGAGTCTATTTGAGCATTGTAGGGAACAGTGTGAATTTCATCCCTCCTGTTAATACATTCCTTAATGGCTACTATACTCTCTTGGAACGACTGCAGCTCCTTTTCCAGACTAAATATGCTGTCTTTGAGAGTGTTCATATTTGCAGTGTTACGGTCTGGAGTTGGGATTTTAGATAATAAGTATAGCCATCCATTAGTCTTTAATGCCTTCATTCTTCTCTTTACATCAAGACTATGTATGATTCTACCATCTCTAGCTTCAAAGTCATCCTCATTGGTATATATTAATACGCCTTCACGATACACTTCAACTTGTACAGTTACGAGTTCTGGCAATGAGAAAGTTTTGGTATTTAAAGTAAATCCAAACTCCTTCTTTAATCTCCTTTCTATAGTAGAGTTTATTTTGCCCAGTTTGTAGTTGAAGAGTCTTTTTATATGGTCTTCGATAGTCATGTCTGCAATCTTTATCTCCTCCTGCTTACCAGGTTGAAAGTTGGGCTGAGATAGAATATAATTGCAAGCCAAGTCTATAAGATACAACTCTGCTAATGTATAATTATAGCAAGTAACTCTTAATGAGGTAAGAACAGAATTATTTATTAATAGAGTTCTGATTCCCACTCCTTGTGTCAGCTTTATGTTATATACACTGTTTAGGTATCTCAAAATAGATTTGCTTCTACAAGAGACATTTTTCTTAGGTATACACATAATAGTAGAAAGCTTTTCCGCTATTTCGGATTTATACTTCTCTGTAAGAGGATGCATATCATCCCAACTTAGTTGAAGTGCTTTTTCTATATCTCTAGGTAATTGTAAAGTGTTCATTATGAGATTGATTTGCGATTAGTTTAAACTTGCCTATCCTTTACAGCGATAGGCGTTCTGTATAGTGTTAATTACATTTTTACTATGCTCTCTTATATCTTTATCTTCAACTTGGTCCAAATGATATTCAATATATGCCTTGTCAATTATAATGCCAGCACCAATACGAAATGCAGTGTCAGCAATAAGACTCATAAGGTCATTTGTTTCTTTTGTTGTCATTTTGTGAAGTTTTAAGTTATTTTCCAAAATAATATTGAAGTGCTTGCATCAAATTAGCATCTTGGCTGTCAAAGTCATTAGTATGCTCTGCTGCATATTCTAATGAATCCATACACTTAAATGCTTCTTCCATGCTATCAAAGGTCATATCATGTATCGTTGATGGTATAATAACCTTATTGGCTACTGCTCTACCATAACGTAATGATAATGATGTTGCTTTGCCATTATCCAATAGGGATTTCATAAATTCCTCCTGCTGAGGAGTAAGTCACTACTCTTATTCGTAACTTGTCCAAATTTGTTTATTCTCATAAAAAGGAATGCTTTATGTTTAGTCCTTGAATACACATGAAAGTACTCCTACCAAGAATATACAAAATAAAAGAAAATAAATGAGTATATCCATATTATTACGATTAGTTGATTTAGTTATTGTGACGCCTAGTTAAAGGCGTTTCGTCTTAATTTTCAAAGACTCGTCAGACAATTTCCTAAATTTGGGATTAAATAGTGTAAGAGAACACAACAAACCATTAGAAAAGTGTATTCTCTTACTTAGTCCTTAACCAGTCCCATTTGAATGTTTGGAAAATTTGGAATTTGGTAGGACTTTGGGCTCTCCATGCTCATTCCTTACTCTGTTGCTCTCGTTGTGCAGACTCAATACAACATAGTTCAAGATAGCATATACATATCCTACTTTCTGTAGCAGAAAGAAACATGTATCATACTTAGGAACATCTGGGTTAGGTAGAACTGAGTAGATGACAGTTCCTGCTCTGAGGATTCTGTCACCTACTAATTCACCTTTAACGGTTACGGTTATGCGAGGTCGATTTTGAATACCCATTGATTACCCAATGTTCTAGTACCATTAGCTCTCTGTCGCATGGTCTGTACTGATTGGATTTGGGAGATTTTCAACTTCTTACCCGCAATGCTGTTCAAAGCCGACTCAGCATCTGCCGATTGTTTCCAAAGGTCAACGGCTGTACCCGTAGCAATCACAGCAGGCAGATTGTTTCCAGCAGCATCCTTTGCTCTTGTGCTATCATCATTGTAAGGTACAACAGCCTTTACGAATGAACTGAGATACAATTCTTTCGGCTGACCAGCAACCTCAACAAAGATACCAGGAGCAGGATTGCCATTGAACTTACGAATGAATTTACAAGCTTGCAAATCTTCACCAGAAGGAATTTCAAATTCATCCCCTTCAGCAAACATATTGCTACCATCATTCACACGTACTTCGATGTTTGCAAAGCTAACACCATTACCTACTTGACCACCAGCAACCTTCACTCTCTGGAGTGCAGTTGCAACATTCTGACTTAATGCCATAATACTTAAATTTTTAAAAAAGTTAATCTATTCTCAAGCTAACTTTAAAATAATTCAATTCGCCTCTTGAGACAGACAAATTAAATGCCAATACAATAACTCAGTATCGGCACAATACTGTAGGCGTTATACACTTAGGCTATATTATAAGTTTTATAGTTAGGCTATATTGTTATTATATAATAATAGAGGGAGATTATTCTACTTCTTGAATATAAATATCATAATGGCAAAGAGGTCCGAAAGTATAAGCACATTCAAATGAGCCGCGATTGCTATTGCCTTTTGGTAAGTTCACTCTAAGTCTATGGTAGCGTCTGTTATTGTATTTGCACTCTATTTCGTTTGCAACGGCTTTAATTGCTTCCTCTTTGGAATTATAAAGATGATAGCAACATTCAAGATTTGGTCTTTCTGTATAGTCATTTCCTTTCAAGGAATATGCTACGAAAATTGTATATTTCATATCTTTGTAAATTTGTGGGCACTATGTTTCAAGTGCCCTTATTAGTAATTAGTTATTTGAAATAATCTCTTTGTATTCTTCAAATGTGATAAGAACTCCGCAATATAAAACGTATGTAGTCATAATTGTATATCTTTTTTAATGATTATTCTAATTTAATGTAAGCAGTTTAAAGACTTGCTTAGGTCTGTTTGTTTACTCTGCAAATTCAAACCCAATTAAAGCGGCTGGAACCTCAAAAGGTCTGCCCGTTTTAGTCGGAATTGAACGTGCATAAACTTGTCTATGGCAAACTAATTCTTTGCCCTTAGCTAAGGAAACAAACATTTCGCCCAACTCTTTGTTAGTTGTTTGTGCGGTTAGTTTATCCCTTAATTCTTTTGAAATAGTGGAGTTATTGACAACTTCCACCGTTTCACCGCCTTTGCGTTCAAATGCCTTTTTCAACAAGGTAGAAAGCCAAAGTTCTTGCTCATTGCCTTGCTCATCAATAAGCAAAGCAACAACACTAACACGATTTGAACTTTCAGACCTTGCAAAGCAATATCCTTCCGCCGAAAGTTTGAACTTTCTACCCTCTTGGTATGGTGAAAGGTCATCATTCGGAACACTGGCTTTTTGATTTGCCAACTGATTGAACATTGCTTCATTGTCTTTGTTAATTCTTGTAAAACCTTCTAACATGGCTTTAATGTTTTGACACATTGGATGCCTTTTTCATCCGCTAATGGTTTGTTCAGTGGTTGTGTCAATTCCACCTAACGACAAACCGTTTTCCCTCTGCACAGGGAGCTACGCCTTTGTCGCTAACTTTATATAAGTGTTATAAATTTAGGCTTGATTTTTCTAACGAAACCCCCAGGGGGTGTTTCGTAGAACACTCCCCTCCCTCTCGTCTTTTCTACCTTTTTCCAATTTCAACTATCACACAGTTTACACTAAAATTCGCGAATCGCGAATTTGACATTTATCAGCCAATAAAATTAAATTTCTAATTGACTGGTCACCTCAATGGGGAGGGGGTGTATTTTTGGAGTACCTAGTACCTGAGTTCGCCTATATTAAATATATTTAAGTATATATCATTAGGTAGTCTATTTGGAATATACTATCTTTGTATTATTAAACAATAAGGAAGAATAAATATATTAATAACAAATTTTTAAATTATGGCTAAAGAAGTTAAAGAAAATCTAACAGAATCAGTT